TGTACGTGCCGGTCGCACTGAGACTGAAGGTGACGGCACCGCTGACTTGATACGCCCCGGCGGTCGGTGCGATAAAGCGACCGTTGGGGGTGCTGAGCAGGTTGCCGCCAACATCGAAGGTCTGTGCGTCGAGCGGCACTTTGGTCCAGGTGGTGGCAGGGATTGCCAGCGCAGCGCTGCGAAACCCGCGCGCAGCGGTGGTCGCGGCCGTGGTGCGGTTGGTGAACCCCTGGTCCACCCACGCTCCGCTGACGCGCTGGAAGTGCTCCCCGTCCGTCTTGCGTATCGCCCAGTCGCCGTCAAGCTCGCCGACGAACGTGTTCGGAGCGGGGGTTCCGACGCCGTTGTACATGTACCAGATCGCGCCGCGTTGGCCTGGCGCTCCCTGGATCGCTCCGCCTGGGTTGACCTGCACCCCGGTGACCTTCACGATCAGAGCGACGGCGACGAACGGCGGCATGTTGTTGTGCGGGCCGCCGCCGCCCTGCGCGGAGATCGAGTGCTGGTGGTTCGGGTCGGCGTTGTTGCCGTCGATGCTGTTTCGCATCGTGCTCTGCCAGACGCCGCTCCAAGGGTGGTGGTGGCGGGTGGACGCGCCGTAGGTCGTGACGTTGTGCGTGTGGACAAAGTCAGCCCATTTGTTCCCGTCACCGCCAACAAAAACGCCGTTGTAGGTGATCGCGACGAAGTTCGAGCCGCCGCCAGCGGCGAACACGTTGAAGCCCTGGCCCGTGTTCCAGCTAGGACCGTCGGTGTAGCCGGTGTGCCCGTGGTCGGGCGTATCGTCGCCGGTGTTGCCGCTGTGGTAGTGGTCGGTGCTCGTGAATCCGGTCACGCCACCCGCGCCACCCAGGCCGTCAGCGCGGTGTGAGTGCGACACCATCTCCCCAATCGACAGGATGTGGGTTTCCTCGCCGCTGCTGGCTCCTATCGCACGGCTGGTCAGCCCCGGCCCACCCCCGGAGCCGACAAGCATCCTGGAGCGCAGGTCGGGGATGTTGAACGTCGTGGAGCCGTCGCCCTGTCCCCACGGGGAGCTTGCGCTACCGAGCGCGGTGTACAGGTCCGGGTAGCTGACGCGGCTGAGCGCCCGTCCGTCCGCGAGCATCCAGTTCGTCGGGATCGTCGCCCCCGAGAACGCCTTGACCGTGCCGATCTGGTCGGTGTCGTACACGACGCCCATCGGCCCCTGTGCCCCAGTTGCCCCCGTTGCCCCGGTCGCGCCGGTCACCCCGACTGGGCCGGTGGGGCCGGTGGGGCCTGGGACGGCTGAGGCTGCGCCCTGAGCACCTTGTGGTCCTGTCGCGCCGGGCGGTCCGGTTATCCCTGCTGTCCCGGTCGGGCCAGCGATGCCCTGCGGCCCGGCGGGACCGGTACCGGCGGTGAACAGCGTAACCGCGAGGTACGTGTTCGCTGCCAACGCGGTGACCGCCGTGCCCTGGGCGTTGTACGCCCACAGTTCCAGGTAGTCACCGGCAGTCAACTGCACCTGGTCGATGTGTTCGATGCTGTAGTAGCTCTGTACCGCCACAATCTTCGCGGCCTGCGAGGACTGGGAGCCGTTGCGGTAAATCGCCGCGCCCACCGTCGTGTACGTACCGGTTCCCGACAGGCCCGTAAGCTGCACCACGCCGGTCACGTCGTAGACGCCGGTGACGGGGGCGGTGAAACGCCCGTTCGCGAGGTTGAAGCACCCGTTCGGATCCCTGCTGGCGGTGTCGAGCGGCACCTTCGTCCACACCCCGGCGGGGAGCGTGTACGCGGCGTTGCGGTACGCCCGTGCGGAGATCACCGTGATCTCGGACGCAGCCCCACCACCGGGGCCTCCGCCGGTGCCGATCTTGCCCGGCACCGTGTCGGAGATGACATCCGTCAGCGTCCAGTCGTCGTTCTCCAGGTGCATCAGCACCACGTCGCCGACCACGAACTTGACGCTGGTGCGGTACACCTCCGCCCACTGCGACAGGACGAAGTCCTCGTCTTCGAGCAGCGGAATGTCGTGGTCCTGAAGCTCGACGGTCAGCGGGTTGAGCTTCGTCACGTTCCCGCGCCGCACGCTCTTGTGGCGGCGCACGACCCGCTGGCTCTGCGCCTCCAGCGCGTCTTTGAGTTGCAGCCTGCCGCTCACGTCACGACCCCGACGTTGGCGATGATCGGTTCGACAGCGAGCTTCTCCAACTCCAGGTAGCAGCGCCGGGTGATCCCCAGGTCGGTCCCGAAGTTCTGGACGCTGCCGATCACGTACACCAGCACGGTCAGCGTGCTCTGCGACAGCAGCGGACGGTAGGCAAGTTCGAGGATCTCGCCGACGCAGTCCGCGAGCCCCATCTGCGGGTCAACGACAGCGAAGCTCCCGCGCTCGTCGGAGATAGCGGTGGCGTACCAGCCGATGGTGTAGAACCCGCGCGGGACGGCGGAGCCCGAGTACGACGCCTGGGCGTCGAGCAGGCACTGGCGTCCTTCGAGCACGAGCGGTTCGGGGTTGAGCATCAGTGCCCCTTCTTCTCCGACGCCTTCTTCTTCGCCGCCGCAACCGCCTTGGCCTTTCTGAGCGTTGCCGCGTTCTTCTGGTCGGCCTTGTACTTGCGCGTGGCCTGGTCAACCTGGACGCGCATCTCGGCAGGGTCGAGCACGTTGATGAACCCCATCTGCAGATCCATCGAGTAGCTCCCCGCCGCCACGGTGTGCGCCGCTGAGGTCACGAACGCGATCCCCTGGTTGGCGACCGGCAGCCTCGCGGGAACGTTCTTGTCCAGCGGCCCGCTGGGGTTCTGCGGGGCGACCGCGCCGACGTTCGGGTCGGGCAGGTTGAACAGCGACGGGTCGAGCTTCTCCGCCTCTCTGAGCGCCGCGCCCTGCACCTTCGGGGACACGTCCGAGTAGGGCAGCAGGTTGACGTTCGTGTACCCCTCCTCAGGCAGGTTGATCTGGATCGCGTCACCACGGCGGATCGTCGCGATCCCAGGGTTCGTCAGTTCGGCGGTGCGCAGCGGCACGAGCCTGGTCGCGAGCATCCGCTGCGCGAGGATCGCCAGTTCGCGCTCTGACTCGACCCTCCCGAAGTTGACCGTTTTGCGGACCCACCCGTTGCGTTTGATCGCGCGGTCGTTGCGTGCGGTGACCGCAACCTTGCGCGTCTTCTTCTTCTTCTTGACGCCGGTGATGATCTGGCCGCGTGCGAGGATGACCGTCGCGAAGTCGGCGCTCTGGGAGCGCCCGAGCGTCGCTTCGGTCAGTTGCTCGCGGAAGGCGTACAGCAGCCGGTTGCGGCGCATCGGTACGACCTCCAAAGCGCCGAACGGAAACTGGGTGTTCGGTGCGCCCCAGCGGATGATGAACGTGCGGCCCGTGCGCTTCGTCTCCTCGTGGTAGGCCTCGGTGATCACGTGGATCGGAGAGGTCAGCGTCGTTTGGGCGTGGCCCAACCCGAAGTAGCTGGTGCCCTGCGCGAGCGTGCGCACAGGGATCCGGTAGCGAACGCACAGGTCGTGGGCGATCTCGTCGCAGCGCCACCCGTGCGGGCGGATCTTCTTGCCCTTCGTGTACTTGTAGTCCGCGACGTTCTGAGCGATGTTCCAGAGGTCGTCGGCGAGCGTCAGCGTCCACGACCCGTCCGACAGCGTGACCGACTCGGCGGTGTCGTCGTTGTAGCCGGGCACGACCCGCATCACCCACAGGTTCGTGTACGTATCGCCGTACCCGACCTGGCAGACGATCTGTGAGCCCATCGCGCCAGGCTGCAGGTAGGTGGAGTTCTTCGAGATCCGGGCGGAGAACGACTCGCCGGGAAAAACGAGCGGCGCGAGCTTGTCGTACTCGCGCAACGGCGGCTTGTGCAGCGTCACCGAACCGGTCATCGCCGCCTGCGTGTTGATGTTCCGCAGATCGTCGGAGGACTGGTCCTGCCACGACAGGTTGTCGCACAGCCTGGAGATGTCAACGGTATGCCCTTCCCAGCGGACGAACAGTCGCAACCGCGTCTTCCAGAAGTCCGGCGCTCGGCGCTCGCCCTCCAGGTTGTCGGCCACGAGCTTCTGGTTGTGGTGAACCTCCGCGATCTCCCTGGCGGTCAGGTGCACGTTCGAGGGCGTTGCCTTCTCTGTGCGCTGCACCTCCTTGTGGCGGTCCTTGGCTTTGGTCGCGGTCATCAGCCACCCCTCCGCTTGGTGACCGAGCGCACGGCGGGTTTCTTCGGCGGCTGTTTGGGCACGATCAAAAACCAGCCGGTGGGTTTCCTGGATCCCTTCGGACCCCAGGTCTGGTAGATCGCGGCGTTGCCGCTGCCGCCGTGCAGGTCGTTCGCTTTCGCGATGGTGCGCCACTCACCGGGGTCGTGGTAGTAGAAGTGCGCGAGATCGCTGAGGCTGCAGGGCTTGTCGCGCGGCCCGATCTGCCCGATCTGGTCGTCCCACGCGAGGAACGGCCCGTTCTCCACCAGGTTGTTGGCCTTGAAGTAGACCCTTCCTGGGAGTCGCAACACCGTCTGTTTGGGCACTCTTGAGCCACGCGGGTCGCGCCACTCCATGAAGCTGACGGCCGACAGGTAGATCGCGTCGCCCTCCCCGTGGCGGTAGTCCTCGTTGAAGGCCGTCAGCAGCGCGTAGGTGCTGTGGATCGTGGTCGAGTCCTTGAACGCCGCGACGTAGCGGAACGGTGCCCCAGCCTCAAACAGGGTGCGAAGCTGCTCGACGTACCACTCGGGGCGGCGGTACTGCTGCCCGCCAGGCATTTTCGTCGGGTACGGCACCCAACCGGGGAGGTAGTGCTTGCCGTCCTTCGTCGTCCCGAGGTACATCGCGAGCGTGTCGAAGGACCAGGTGTCCAACTGCCGGGAGCCGCGTCGGGCGAACTGGTCGTCGTCAATCGTGTCGTAGGTGCCCATGTTGAAGTTGTGCGAGAGCGTGTACTGCTCCAGCGGGCCGCACTGGAACACGAACGCCTGCGGCAGCAGCGCCCGCCCCTCCTTGTCCACCGTCAGCCCTCCGCCGATGGCGGACAGCGTGACCTTCACCCCGTCCGGCGGCGCTGGCGGTGGGTCGTGCTTGCTGTCTGCGAGCCCTGCGCGAAGCTCCCGTTCGTAGCGTTTGGCTTTCGCTGTGTCGTCGGCTTTCGCGAGCGCCTTCTCGTACGGGGTGAGTTGGATCGGCGCCCACGGATCCCCAGGCGGATTGTTCTGGTTCGAGTTGGTCGCCTGCCATACCTGCCCGGCGTTGAAGACGTACGCGCCGACCGGGTAGGTGGGCGATGCTGACCACGCCGGAATCTGGTTCCAGCCCGGACCGCCGGGCACGCCTCCCGTGGTGGTCGTCGCGATCCACGCTGAGCCCGCGTAGGACACGATGCTTCCGGGAGGGTAGGTCGGGTGCCTCGACCAGGCCGGTGCTGCTACGGAACTCCAGTTTCGGTTGTTCGTGCCTGGCTTGTGGTTCGTGTTCTGCCAGATCGCGGTCCACGTATCCCCGCTGTAGAACACCCGGTCGGCGACGTTGTAGGTCCACGTGCTGCTCCATCGCGGCGCGCTCACAGCGTCCTCCCGATGCTGTTCGCAAGCAGCGCCATTTCCTCGTCCACGATCCTCTGCACGTCACCCTTGCGATTGACCTCGATGGTCCCGATGTTGATCGTCACCGGACGCCCACCGGCCGTGTTCTGGCTTTGCGGCGTGACGGTCACCCGCTCGCCACCGGGGCCGTCGCCGACACCGATCAGTTGCGGGCGATTCGCGATGAAGTCCGCACCGCCTGCGAACCACGGGATCCGCCCGCCATGCGAGTAGCTGCCGCCGTGCGGGTGGGAGAAGTGAACCGGATCCTTCGCGCCAGCCCAAACGAGCGTCTGGCCGTACGGCGAGCGCATCAGCACAGCAGAAAGCTGTGCGGCGTCGGTCACGTCAACGGCACCGCCGGGATACCGAGTCTGTTCGTGGTTCGAGGTGCCCGGCAGGGCGGCGGGGCGAACGCCCGAGTTGTAGATCGCGGCCTGCGCGGCGTAGCTGCGCCACCCGCTGGACACGCTGCCGCCCCACCCGTGTTTGCGCGCGTAGTTGAGGATCGGTTCGATCCACGCAGCGACGGGTTTGCCGGACGGGTCGCGAACGGTGCCCGCGCCACCTGGAACCATGCTGCCGCCAAAACCACCGGCTCCAAGACCACCGCCGCTCATGCCTGCCGCCGCCTGCAGGATGAAGTTGGCTGCGGCCGTGTAGTTGTTGACCGCTCCTTGAGCGAACGCCTGCTGGAAACCGAAACCGCCGATGCGCGGCGCACCGAGCATCGGGACACCCAGACCGCCTGTGATCGACCCGCCGAGCCTGCCTGTGTACGCCATTTGTGCGTAGCGGATGCGGTTCGCCATCGCGGGGATGCCCGCCTTCTCAAAGCCCTGCTCGAAGATAATCGCGGCCCCCGCCGGTGTCGCGGAGTTCATCGCACCGCGCAAGCTCACGATCTGTGGGTACATCCGGTTCATCTGGGCGTTCAGCGACCCGCCGGTCCCGCTGCCGAAGTTCGAGATTTGCTGCCACATCCCGCCGCCGGGAGTGTTCGGATTCAGCGACGATTCCTGCATCGCGTTGCCGAGAATGCCCGCGATAGCTGCCTTGTCCCACCCGCGCTGGCTGAAGAACTGGTTGACCTCGCCGACGACCCCGCCGGTCGCGTATCCGGGCACTCGTCCGCCGTGCGCGTAATGCGGTCGGGTTTCCCCGGCGACCTCTTTTCCGAGGGTGGTGCCGTACGCCGCGAGCTTCGTGTTGACACGGTTTTCGGTGTGCCGGTTGACGACCAGTTCGCCACCGTCGGCGATCCCGAGCAGGCTCCCGCCCCGGCCGTACAGCGGGAGGTGGTCCCCCATCGCGGGGCCGGGCAGCCGCCCGCCTTGCGCGTGGCCGGGAATCGTCGGAGGGATGTACTTCGCTCCTGCTTGAGCGCCCGCGACGGCTTTCAGCGACCAGTGTTGGGATGCGAGCTTCTTCGCAACACCGGGCGAGATCCCCAGTTCTTGGAACGCCTTCGTCATCAGCCGGTTGACCTCTGCGATCCCATCCTTGGTGTTCTTGATCACGCCGTCCTTCATCGAGGTCTTCACGGCCTGGGCGGCGATTGCGTAGTTGGTTGCCAGGGCGTCGGTCGCAGCCTTGGACTTGGTGCCGAGTTGGTCGGTGATGTCCTGGACGGCGAACTGGGTGCGAAGCTGGATCGCGCCGAGGTCATCCCCGGCGCTTTTCCTCATGTAGTCAAACTCGGGCTGGACTTTTTGCAGGGCACCGAACAGGCCGGTGGTCGGGTCTTTGAGCGCGTCGCGCACGTCCCATAGGCCTTGCTTGTATTGCTTGAGGTTCGGGTCGCGTGCGAGCTTGTTGGCCCAGTCCATCAGCCCCTGGAGCGTCTTGGGAGTCAGGTCCGCGAGATGCCCCTGAACCTCCTTGATGCGGTCCTGGAAGTTCTTCAGCTTCGCGTCGGCGACCTGCGTGTCCCAGCCCTTGGAGCCGAAAGCCTGTCCTGTCAGCAGCGGATGCAAGAGCGAATGGACGAAACCCCCGTAGCCAGGGATCAGCGAAGTCGGGTCAAGCGCCTCCGCCGCGTTCGCAGCCCGCCCCGGAAGCGTCTGCTTCTCAGCCCCAGGGAGCACAAAGCCAAGGGCAGCAAAAATCCCTGCGAGGATCGGGACTTTCCCGATCTTCGAGAGCACCGAGAGTCCGGGGATTTTGCTCGCGGCGCTGCCGCCCTTGCTAGCGAGGGTGGCAGCCCTGTCGTAGAGCGGGATCCGTGTCAGCGCCGACGCGGCCGGGTCGCCCTTTCGCAGCCAGCTAAAGAGCTTCGATCCGCCAGGGATCTTCGTGACCAAGCGTTCAAAGAGGCCCGGTTTCTTCGCCAGGGCCGCAGCCTCAGTTTCCACCGCCGCGCCCTTCGTGCCGATGCCGCCGGGACCAAGGCCGAACCCCTCGTTCACGACCTCGACGTACAGTGGTTTCAGCGGTGTCGCGCCCTGCTCGGACAGCGCGCTTGCGAGCGCCCCCGCGACACCGGATCCGCGACCGCCACGGCTCGCGAACTTGTTGAGCAGACCGGCGACGCCCGAGGCCCCGGACGCGGCACCCTTGATCGTTTTGAAGCCCAGCCACCCGACCGCGAGCGCGGCCACGGCGTTCGAGGGCAGGTTCCGCAGAAGCCATTCGGTGGCGGAGCCGAGCGGTTTGAAGACCTTGTAGATCTCGGCGAGCGAGGTGGCGACGTTCTTGAGAATGGGCCACAGCCGGTCGGTCTGTTTCATCGACTGATCGAAGTAGTTCTTGATCCCGGTCGTGCCGCCCTTTTTGCTGAGGCTGTCAGCCGCCTTGTTGACCGAATCGGCCCAGCCCTTGACACGGTCGGTGCCGGTCTTGGCTCCCGCTCCGAGCACGTCGCCGAGGATCCTCGCGAGCCCCTTGATCAGCCGCGCCCACTCCTTGAAGGAGTCCACCATCTCCTTGACCGCGTTCTTGCCCCTCTTGGAGCCGGTCCACTTCTCGAACTCCTTCCCCATTTTCTGGAAGCCGCCGCCTGCCTTATCGAGCGTTGGGAGGATGTCCTTGAGGATGTTCCCGAGCCCTTTGATGATGTCCACGAACCCCCGCATGAACCCCGGCAGGTTCGTGCGGAACACCCCGCCCAGGTTGCCGATGATCCCCTTGAACGCCTTGGAGTCCAGGAACGGGGCGAGGATGCTCTTGAAGTCCCTGCTGATCGCACCGACGTTCTTGTTGACCTGGGTCGCGAGGGTCGGCATCAGCTTGTGCAACGTGGAGATCCCGGTGTTCGCGAGCCCGAAGAAATCCTTCTGAGCGGGCTTGGTGGCCTTGTCCCACTGCTTTTTGAACTCTTTGAGGTTGCCGGATAGCGCAGCGACCTGCGGGTTCTGTTTCGCGAGGTGATCGACGGTCGCCTGGGCAGACTTGATCGTTGTCTGGTTGCCGGTCGCGATGGCCGTGTTCAGGCGTGTGACGGCCGCGTCGTAGGTCTTCAGGCTCGCCAGCGCTGGCTTGCCGACAGCGACGAGCGATCCGAGCCCCACCCCGAACGCGCCGAGCAGCCCGCCGCCGAGGATCGCACCACCTCCCACGGCGAACGTCAGCGACGAAACGAGCGATCCGACCGCCCCAACGAGCGCCACGACCGCCGGTGCAGCGAGCGTCGCTCCTGTGACCAGCAGCGGGAACGCGGTTGCTGCGCCTTTCACCGCACCGCCAAGCGCGCCGACACCGGTCGCAAGCGCACCGACACCGGTCGTGAGGGCTTTGAGCGCCGGGTGCGCGCCGATCAGCTTGGAGGTCCAGTCCTTCAGCGTCGTGAGGTGGCGTTTGAAGAACCCGCCGGTCTTTTCCACCTCCTTGCCCAGCTTCTTGATGTCACTGGTCGCTTTGCCAGTCTCACCGCTCAGGTCTTTCATCCCGCCGCGCGCTGCTTCGAGGTCGCCGGTGAACGACTTCAGCTTGCTGGTCCCGGCGGTGCCGCTGCCCATCGAGTTCAGCGCCTTGTCGGTCAGGATCGCCTGGCGCTGGATGTCCTTCAGCGGCCTCGACGCCTTGTCCAGGAGCACAAAGGCAGCTTCGACGCTGACGGCCACCTAGCGACCTCCGCCCATCGCTTTGGCGACCTTCACGGCACCCGCTCCGCTCGCGAGCTTGGCGTCCATGTCCATGCCGAACAGCCCAGCCCCGTAGAGGAAGTGCCGCAGCCGTGTGGGGTAGCGCGGCGGGCGCGGCTCCTCCTCGGGGTGGCCGAGTGGGCGGTAGTCAGCGTCCAGGCCGTTGTACAGCCGGTAGGGGTCTTCCCTTCCGTATCGCCAGGCCAGGAACAGCATCTGCGCTTCGCCCCCGGCCTTGATCAGTTTTTTGCGCTGAGCGCGTCCCGCACGTCCTCGTCATCGAAGCCGGACAGCGCCATGATCTGCCCGGAGAGTTGGGCGATCAGCCCCGGCTTCGTGCGGAACTGCTTTTGCAACAGCGCCTCGGGGGTCACGCCGCGATCTCTCGCGAGTGCCTCGATGTCAGGGTCTACCGACCCGGCCATGATGATCTTCAGGTTCCCCAACGTGTCGATGGCGAGGTCGTCCTGACGCCCCCGTCGGCGCAGCGCCGAGGTGGTGCGCTGAATCCGGCGAAGCTCGTCGGAGTCGATGGGGCGCACGATCCACGACACCCACTTCGGAGCGTCGCCGACTCCCACGTTGAGTTCGAGGACGTGGGTTGGTTCCGTCTCCTCGTCCGGGTCTTCTGAGAGGAACCACTCCAGGGCAGAGGTCGCCTCGGGCTCGGATACCGGTCGGTCGTGCCCCAGGTCCGCGAGCACATCGGCGGTGGTGCGATCCTCGTCCTGTGGGCGATCCTCCCGGCCCCTGAGGGTCGTTGGGGGCGGCAGCGCCTGTTCGGCCTGCTGCGAGCGTTGTCTGCCCGCTACGCGCTGCTGGGGCGGCTCAGGAGACGGGACGCGAACGTCCGGCGCGTCCACAGTTTCGGTGTCTGACATGGTGCTCCTTCGGGGCCTGTGGCCTCACGATGGTTTGACAGGTCAGCCATGTCGCGTCACCTCGCGGAGTGCTCGTGCAGAGGGCCGTTGTTCCAAGGGGGTCGGGTCGAAGTTGCGCTCGCCTTCAGGCAGGCGGCACTGCACCTCGATGCGGCTCATTTGCGAGAGAAGATCTCGTTGACCGTGCGAGTTCTTCCCGACAACGTAGGTCTTCAACTCCAGCCAGGCACGTTCGTAATCAACGATCACGACGTGCCTAGCTGCTCAGCGTGTCCAAATACCGGATTGCGGGCTGGCCGGTGATCGGGTTCGTCTGCCCCTCGATGATCTCGAAGCTCTGCAACGGCTTCTCTGTCTCCCAGCCGAAGCTGAGCGACTTGTCGATCACGTCGGTGGTGATGTCGAACCCGAGCGGCAGATCCCACAACTGGCAGCCGTTCAACTGCCAGACCTCGGCACCGAGGGCGTCGGGGTCATCCAGCCAGACCTGCATCGAGAACGACCGCATCGAGCCTGCCTGCGTGCCTCTTGCTGCGCGGCGGGCCGCGAGGCTCTGGCTCATGTACCCGTGGATGTACTTCTCCCAGTGGGTGTCGATCTTCTGGATGTTGAACGTGCCGTCGCGCGTTTCACGGCCGGGCTTGATGCCCATGCGGGTCGCCCCGACGAGCGGGATCTCGACCTTCGCGATGGTGATCGTCGCCGTGACGTTCGTGATCTCCGCCCTCACGAAACCGTCCATGATGGCGTAGCCGTACATCCCTGAGATGCGATACAGGCCCTCGCTCGATCCAACTTCAGCAGCCATTAGAAGTTCACCTCCTTCTTAGCTCACGTTAGGGGTTAGGAGATGTAGACGGTGTTGAAGATCTGCTCGACCGAGCGGCCGAACGCGATCCCGTATCTCACCGCGATGAACTCGTCTTCGTCGGTCGGCGGTGGGATCGGGTCAACGCCAACGGTGTAGCCGTCCTGGATCACGCCGAGCCCGGCGCGCTGCTCCATCACCTGGTGGCCGTAGCCGACAACCAGCGCCCTGGTTTGGTCGTTGACCTGAAGCAGGCCGATGGCGGAGCCGGTCGCCCACTCGGTGATGTCCAGTTCGATCCCGTGCATCGTCCGCACGAACTTCGGGTTGCGGTAGATGATGTACGGCTTGGTGCTGTCACCGCCCGTGTAGCACGTCAGGCCCTTCTCCACACGGATCGGATCGGCGTTGGAGTCCATCCCGAACACGACCACCCCGGCGTTGAAGCACAGGGTCACGTCGGTGTCGGACGGCAGCACCCCGGCGGTGCACCCGGCCATCCTCGCGAACGTGAGGCTCATCGACTCGCCTCGCGCTGCGAGCACCCCGGCGATGCGCGGAGCTAGCTGCGAGGTGGACAGTGTCCCTAGCTCGTCGTCTACCAGCGTCCCGACACCCAGGTTGACGATGTTCTCCCCGCCACCGTTGCCCGGCAGCCCGGACATCGCGGTTGAGCGCGTCACCGCAGTCGTTGCCGAGTCGGTCGGCCCTCCGCCGACCACGACCATGAACCGTTTGCCGGTGCTGTTCAGCATCTGGCTCCACGTCTGGATCGACGTGAGAATCGACTGGTCAGTGAGATCAAACGGGGCGAACAGCGAGAAGCGCGAGGCAGACAGCGCGTCGAGTGCGTCCTGCCAGTCGGAGATCAACAGCGTCGCGCCGTCGTCGCCGCCGGTGAACGGCAGGATCGTGCTCGGGGTTGACGTGTCCAGCGACGTTCCGGTTCCCGCCACGGCGCTGGCCCAGGCCGAGGTCGCGTTGATCTGCGCAACCATCCCCGGAACGTCACCCGAAGCCCAGGTGTGCACCTCGATGATCGTTCCGGACAGCGTGATCACCACGTCGGTCGTTGTCGGGGCGGTACCGACGCGGACACGCGCTCCCAGGTTTTCGGTGGAGTACGTGCCCTCGTACAGCGCCGTCAGCGTGATCGCAGTCGCGGCCGTGGTGGACTTCAGAGCGCACGTGCCAGCTTTGGCGCTGGCCCCAATCATCCGGTAGAACAGGATCTCGCCCGCGCCACCTCGGCCTCCGACACCCTCGCCCCGGAAGCACTGCTGCGCCGCCGCGTAGCCGGGGGTGTCGGTCGAAGGTCCGAAGATTGACTGGAACGCGCCGAGCGACAGGCACGACACGATCTGCTCGGACGGCCCCCAGTCGTGCACGATGGGCAGCGCCACAACCGAGCCGATGTTCGGCTGGATCGTGGTGGTCGGCAGCGCCTCCCAGTCGAAGTACGCGCCTGGGCGGACAGGCCGGGCGTCTTTGGTGAAGGAACCCGGCATCTATCACTCCTCGCTGTCGTCAGGCGGTGGCGTTGCTGGTTGATCGCGCCACCGCTGGATCGTGGCCTTGGCCGTTTCCACGCTCATCATCTCGTCCGGGTCGCGGCCGTGCAGCGCCCCGGCGGCTGTCCAGGACGAGTACCCGAGATACGTGCGCGCGCCCTCGATCAACTGGCTGACCGGCATCTCCGGAAGTTCCTGCTCGGCTGTGCTCGCTGTTTCCGGCTCGTCGGCCTTGGCTTTGCCCGACCTGCCGCTGCTCCGCGTTGACGCGGTTCCGCCTTCAGTTTCCACCTCGATGCTCCTCTCTGTGAACCCCACAGGACGGGCTGGGAGCGATACTAAGGCGCTCTACGCGCTTGCCCTCAGATGGATTACGGCGTGGGCGGTGCCACCAACTCGGGGTGAACTCTGACGCTCTCCAGGGTCGGCCCGGAGGGAATCGTTTCGGCGACTCTGCGCCATGTGAGCCGCACGTCGCAGATGACGGTCCACAGCGTGTTCACGTCCGGGTCGGGGAACGGCTGGGTGGAGAGATCGTTGACGCGCATGAACGCCTTCGGGTACCAGGTGCCGGTATCCCAGTCGTCCGTGCGGTAGTAGTTGTACAGCGGGACGCGCAGCGCCCGGCCGTTCTCAACACCGACACGGAACGCCCGGTACAGCGTGTTCTCGACACACTGGGCGAACAGCAGCGCCTGATCCGGATCACGCCCCTGCTCGGGGTAGGCGCTGATCACGAACGGCTGCACCATGTCCGCCAGCCAGCGCCCGCTGGTCAGCGGGTAGGTCGTTCCGGCGGCTTGCCACACACGGGCGAACGGTCTGGCGAACGCGCCCTCCTCGCGGGACAGGCGCACCTCCCACTCGTCGCCGAGCGCAACGGCGACATAGCGCTTGACGCTGCGTAGCGCGTCCTGGTGCGCGCGACCCGAGTCGAGCGGTGGTGGTGGCGCGGTGCTCACTTCAGGGCCACCTGGGCCTGCACCGCTTGCGCCTCCATCTCGATCTTGAACGTCTGCAGGTCACCGGCCAGGATCTCGTTGACCTCCGCTTCGACCTTCGCGGCCCCGTTCTCGATCATGTGCGCACCGGGGCTGCCTGGATGCCACACGTGCCCGGCGTACACACGGTTGCCGCCGACCGGGTCGATCCACGACAGGGCTCGTTTCGGGGCAATCGGTTCGATCAGGTACTTGCGGTGCTCCGGTCCCCACAGCCCGGTGCCGTAGTTGACGTACGGCGCGTAATCCACCTCGGTGCGGACGTGGCTTTCGTAGCGGCTCTCGATGTGCTCGGTCGGCAGGCGGTAGAAGCTGGAGCGCAGGTTGCCGGTCTTGATCGGAGTGTTCTCCGTGATCCGGTGATGCAGCGCGTCGCCGCCGCTGTCGGCCATCCGGCGGGACGCACGCTCAGCCGGGGTCTGATCGAACAGGTCCGCGAGCTTCGGGCCGATGTAGTGCCACTGCGTTCCGGCTATGGCACGGCCCTCACGAACTCGTGCTCGTCCACGCGCGTAACGGTGCCCATCCACCCAAGCATCCGGCGTTTCTTGCGGATCGGCTCAGGGTCGCCGGTAACTTCGAAGATCGCCTGGCCGAGTTCCTTGGAGTCAACCTCCAGCCGGTCGGAAGCGATGATGGCGAGCGCGTTCCCGTCCGAGTCTTTCATCGCACACATGAACTGCCCGGTGCGCGGCGAGCGCCTGCGCCCTCCCTGCGTGTCGTCGGAGTCCGGCGCAGGCATATACGTGAACCGGCATTTGAACCAAGCCTCGTTCAGCGTTGCGAACTGGGTGGTGCCCTCCACCCGCACCGGGGTCGGCGTGTCCACCACCCGCCGCGCACGGTCAACGAGGCACCCCTTGAACGCCACGGATCACGCGCCCCAGGTGTTCGCGTCCGGGAACGGGCGGGTCATCCCGACACCCCAGCTATACGGGTACAGCCCGTCGTAGTTGCCCCAGTCCGCCTCGGTGACAGCGAAGCTCGGGATCAGCGACACCGCCGACTGGCCCTGCAGCGTCGCCGTCCAGTACATCCGCATGTCGCTGGTGCAGAGCAGCCAGATGTCACGGTTCAGCCACGGGTTGGAGTTGATCTCCGGGAGCCCGGTCGTCAGGCCGGTGTAGCGGTCGCGGGGGCTGCGACGCGACTCGGAGTAGTTCCCGGCCGTGAACGACTGGACCTGATCGTTGTTGACCGTCTCCGTGTAGTCCTCCTGCTCCTGCATCACCATCTGTTCGATGCGAAGCTGGGTCGCTTCCTGAGCGATGGGCACGAGCGGCCCAGGCATCGAGTCATCGAACAGCCGTCCTGTGGTCGCCTCCAGGTACGCGATGGCGCGATCCAGACGGATCTGCAGGTCGGCGTCGGTGAACGGATCATCGAGGGAGCCGAAGTCAATCCGGCTCCACGAGTCGATTTGCGCGACAGTCGGCGGCAGCGCCTCCGCAGGCGGGGCGTCCGGGTCGTCAACGATGGTCACGGTGACCTACTTGGACGCGGCTGCTCCAGACGACGCGCCGGTGCGGGAACGCGCGGCAGGCTTCTCCTCGCCGTCGTCGTCGTCCTCGTCGTCGTCGTCCTTCTTGGCCTGCCCACGGTTCGCGAGCCGCTCGGCCTTTTTCTCCTGGCCCTTCACCGGGTGCGCGGACTTGCGCACCTCGCCGGTTTCGTCGTCCTCGGTGACGATCACCACGAACGGGCCACGAACGGCGTGACTGACGACCGTCTCGCCCTTCTCAGCGTAGGCCTGCGCCCCGTCCTCGCCCATCTCGTCGGTGGCTTCCTGGTCGATGGGCCGGTTGCTCGCGGCGCGAAGCTCCTCGGTGAAGCGGGCGGTGTTCTCCGCGATCATGTCCTCCGCATTCGGGGTAAACCCTGTGCGAGCTTTGAGTTCCTCACCTGCTGCTTCTGCGTCAGATCCTCTAGGCACTATGGCCTCCTCAGTCTCGGGGTTACGTGTCGAAGGCTACCCTCGCCGGATGTCTCAATCACAAACGAGCCACCGTGCTCTCCAAACAGCCGCGCGACGGCTGCTGGGCCGCGCCAGCCGCTACCCGCTGCGCGAATTACGCGCCCACCGCCCCAAAGCGAAGCGGCGACCGAAGCCGCCGCGTCACTCGCTCGGGACGTGAGCTAGTCCGCCTGCTCAGGGGACGATTGAGCGGTATGCGCCGCGCGGGTCGATCACGCCGACGCCGAAGTCCGAGCGGACTTTGAAGTCAACGGAGTCGAGTTCGAACTGGTACGGATCGGTTCCCGCACCGAGCGCCATTCTGACCATCGGGTCGCGGAGCATCACCTGCGGTTCCGCCTGGCCGTTCAGGAACCCGATAGCGAACCCTGGCACGTCGTTCGGATCAGCGAACAGGTACCAGTCGTTCGAGTCGTGGAACCACGGGTCGCGAATCACGCCGTCGGCCGGGAGGATCCCCGCGAGCGGATTGATCGTCCCCTTGTCCATGTACAGCGTGCCGGTGCCCTTCGTGCCGCCGGTGTAGGTGACGTTCGTGCCTGTCTGGGTGGAGTTCAGAACGCGCTGGGCGGTCATCTGCATCCGGGCGTTGCGAACCACCAGCGCCGACGGGGTGACGACGATCTGGTTGCCGTCGTCGTCCTGCTGTGACTCCATGAACGCGACAGCGTCGGCGAGCGAGTCCTCCGACAGCGGGTCAACGACCTGGTTGCCACGGCCGACCGAGTAGAACGGGTTGCCGTCCGGTGCGTTGCCGGGGTTCTCGATCATCGCGATCACGGTCTGCAGGATGAACACACCGGCCGCGTACCCCATGTCCGACGGGTTGCGGTTCAGTAGCTCGTTCGAGTCGTCGTTGATGATCGCCTGGCGGGTGATCTGATACACGCCGCCGTACGTGTCCACCGACAGGGCGGCCGGTGCACGCTCGGTGCGGCGCAGCCCTGGGTAGTGCCCGTGGTCGCCCACGTAGCCGATCCCGAGCAGGCCATTCAGACCACGCAGACGCCGCTCGCGGAAGTCGGGCGCGTTCTCCTGCCGGGTGTAGCGCTGGTACTGCGCCTGCGCACGGCTGTAGCCCGTCCACATCGACTGGCGGACCGGGCCGTACAGGAAGCTCGGGAAGTCGGCCTTGGAGTCGGCCTCCTCCAGCATCCGTTCGTCGCGCCATTCCTTGTACGCCTCCAGCAGGCGGATCGGCCTGCCGAACACACCGTATGGGTTGCCGTTCATCGTTGCTCCTGTGTCGTCAAGGCCAATCCGAGCCCGCTAAGCGCCGTGGCGCTATCAGCCGCTTCCCAGAGGGGGCCACCTGGGAGGGTCAGAGTCCTAGATCAGAAGCTGTCCTTCGTGTCGAGGTCGATCCGGACGCTGTTGGCGGGGGTGCCGCGCTGCCCGGCGACCTCCACGATCCGGCCGAACTTCACGTTGCCCGCCGAGGTTGCCGTCAGCGCCCCCGTCGCCGCAACGATGTAGATCGGGTCGCCCTTCACGTTCGCGGTGATCGGACCGTTCGGCACCTGCACCACGCCCTTCGTGATCAGGAAGAACGGTTCGCTCGCCGCGATCACCGCCGGGGTCTGGAACCCCTGTGTCCACGGCGGCGTCCTTTGTTTGACCGCGACCCCAACGAAGTTGGCGACTACCGCTGGCGCACCGTGGTTGAGCGCTGTGCCGCCGTTGGTGACGTAGACGCCTGGGCCTGGGCGGTTATATGGCATTGCGTGTGCTCCTTTCCCTTACCCGACGCCTCAGTCGTCCCACGCCTTGGCGGGATCGACTCCTGCTTCCTGGAGCACCGCGCCCCAGAGAGTTCCTTCGCCCTTCGCGGGCTCGTCCTCGCCCTCCCCGCGCTTGGCGGGAGCACCGACGCCCTGGCCGCGTACGGCGGTTGGGTTCGCGGCTGCGAGTAGCTCGCGCTGGTCGGAGATCGTTGCGGCAACGGACTCGGTCAGCTTCTCGGTCGCCTTTTTGGTCACCTTGCCGTCGTCGTCCACGTCGTCCACGACATCGAGCGCCGGGGTGGGACCGTTGTCGGCGATCTCGTACAGCGCCTTCGCGCGGCTCGCGAACGCTTCCGGGAGCTTGGACTCCGAGATCTGCGTGTGCGCCGCGTCGCGCATGTCCCGCAGATCAAGCTGCCGGTCAGCGTCAGCGCGAGCCTCGGCGCGAATCAGTTCGCGCTCGTCGGCGACCGCTGCCTCGACCAGCGTCTTGACACGCTCGTCCAGCATGCTCTGGAAGTCCTCACTGTGGAGAGCTTCCTGGAGCGCCTCTGGGGTGACACCCATATCTGTCTCCTCTGTGTTGGCTTCCTCGACTGTCGCTTCCTGGGCGTTCTTGAGAGCTTGCTGCGCCATCGCCTCCGCCTGCTTGTCCGAGAGCTTCGGGTTCTTCTTCTTGAGCTTGGCGACCATCTCGGCAAGCTCGTCGTCGCCCTGGTCAGCCGCGTCCTCCGCGTCACCGTCGGACTGCTCGGCGAGGAGGTGCGGGCGGACTTCCTCAACGTAAGCGACGAACTCCTCGTCCGTCATTGACTCCAGCAAACTCATCCCGTCCTCCTTGTAGGCGGCCTCCATCAGTTGGACGACGCGGCCACCAGCACCGGCTTCCGTCACCCAGTCAACGCTTCCGTGGTCCTCGATCCCTTCGACCAGCCACGCGCGGCGACCGCCGTGCATCGTGGGTTGCACACCCGTGGCGTTCGCGGAGATCGACGCTTCGACCAGTTCGGGATCGTTTTCGGCAAGCTCGCGGATGAACGGTGTCGGCAGCGACCAGCCAACGACCGCGCCCTGCCCGAACCCCTTGGACTCGTCGGCGGGCACGTTGCCGTCCCAGTAGCTCTCCACGATCCTGCCACCCAGGTCGCGGATCGAGCGGGGCAGCCCCTTCGCGGCCTTGCGCGCCTCCGGGCTCAGATGGTCGATGTACTGCCGCCACCCGGAGAACTTGTGCGCGTTCTCCTGCAGCATGTTCGCTTCGTAGATGTGACGGCCCCGGCCTTTGCCGAGGCACGGGCGCAGGATGTGCAGCGGCACGAGCTTGGAGCGCTCGTCCGCCTCGGTGGCGGTCGCCTCCTGCAGGTCCAGGCCGCGCTCGACAAGTCGATGGATGCGCTGTTCCTGAAGCTCGGCGGGGAACTCGACCGCGTCGCGCGATAGCGCGTACATCGACTCTCGCAGCACGGTCGCATCGACGGGAATCTCTGTGTTTTCAGCCTCAAGCACACTCATTGCGCCGATACTAAGCCCGGCTCAATGGCTTTCCACATACGGATTCGTGAGCTAAAGCGGGTACAGCCAGTAGATGGCGATCACGATCCGCTCACGCCAGGCGTACGGCAGCCGCGACTCCTGCAGCACCCTGAGAGCGATCCCACGGTGGTGGCGGTGGAGCAGTCGTTCGCCATACCAGCCGCCGCCGAAGATGAGCGCGTTCCAGAAGGCGACGGCGAGCAGAATGTCGAACGGGATCGTGGTGACCACCGACGGCGACTCTACGCGAGCAATCCGCGAATCGCGGGTAGTCCTACGCGCATGGTAATTCTCGGATTGGCTCTGCTGATCGTTGGGCTGCTTGTGCCAAAGCTCGCGGTCCTGTTCACCATCGGGATCATCGTCCTGGTCGTGGGACTGATCCTGTTGGCGATGGGAGCGTCTGGTCGCCCGGTCGGCGGCAGAGCGTATTGGTACTAGGGGGGGGCGGGGGGGCCATCGTTCCGCCCGGCCATCACCATCAGGTCATCCACGTCTTGAGGATCGTCCCGACCCCGATATGGATGCTCTGACCGACGAACGCCTCGACGCGGTAGCCCCACTTGTAGTGCAGGACGTGATGGTTCCCCGCCGGGCGACCGGCGGTTGAGGCAACGTAATCGGTGCCGTAGCAGGAGTAGTCGTTCTCGCGCTTCCAGACGCACAGCATCGTGAAGTTCGACGCCTGATCACCGTAACCAGCCCTGTCCAAGCTCTGGGTGACCGCGCGCTCAAAGTCGCCCTTCACCCTCTGGGTAACGGCCGCTGCACTGGGACTAGCCTGGGCACCGGGTGGTACGAGCGCGAAGGTCGCGGCGATGACAGCCAGCGCTCCGCCAATGGCGATGATCTTTCTCATCAGAATGGTTTCTCCTCGGTCGGGTCTGGTGGGAACTGTTCGGCGAACAGGTCTTTGATCCAGCCGGTGTCGGCGCGCACCGGCTCGTCGTCTTCATCTTCGTCGTCGTCTTCCTTCTCCGGGTCGCCGATGCTCCACTCGCCACACGACGGGCAGGTCGCCATCTCGTAGTAGGCCGGGTCGATCCTGGTCGCGCGGTGGTAGCCAGCCTGCCAAAGCTCGCCACAGTTGCCGCACTCGGTGGCGGTTTCCGCCCACTTCTCGTGCTGCGCTTCCACCCAGGCGTCGTAGACATCGTCGCCGTCGCGAGGGTCGCTGTCGTACGGGTCGTAGTCGAGATCACGTCCGGTCATCCCGCGCCTCCCCGCTCCGCCTCAAGCTCCGCGAGCAACCTCGCGTTGCGTTCGGCCTCCTCGCGATACCACTCGTCTTCCTGTGCGCGAGCGTCAGCCATCGCCGCGTAGCCCAACTCGTCAGCGAAGTAGCGCATGTCGTCCACACCGAGGCTCATTCCCAGCCCGCGTGCCGTGTCGGCGGCGCGGGCCATCTCCTCGCGGACCTCGTCTTCGTAGCGTCCCATCAGCCCTCCTGCCGCTCGCGGAAGACCTGCTCGGCCTCGTACTCGCCGCGCGCCGGATCCATGAAGCTGACGTGCTCGTGGCCGAACTCGCACTTCCACGAGCCGTGCTCGTTGACGGTCAGCTTCCCGCCGCACTCGATGATCCGGTACAGGTCTTCGGGGAAGTCGGGCTCGGGGTTGCCGGACGCGACCTGGATCAGCCAGCCGCAGCCGTGCTCCTCCTGCGTGCAGAAGTGCTCGCAGTCCCGGACGTTGATCGTTTCGTACTGTTCGCAGCCGCACGCTGGGCAGTGATCTGAGCCGTGGTATTGCGCGCCGCAGTGGCAGTAGTCGGTGGTGTCGTATCTCTTGGTCATCGTGCTCCCGTCGTCGCGGCGATCCAGGCCTCAGCCTCCTCGCGCGTGTAGCGCGTCGCCTGGAACCAGCCGTCGGAGTCAACGACGATGTAGAACTCGCGGTCCTGTATCACCCGGTAGGTGCGGGTCATGCGGTCGCTCCCTTCGTTTCGACAGCGACGATCTCGCCGAGCGAGCCGACGTACTTGCCGAGCTTCTTGGTCGCGGCGTCGATGCTCGCGGCTTTGATCGAGCGGATCGCGCCGCTGGCGAAGGTCACCTTCACCTTGATCATCTGGCCTCCTCGGTCGGAACATCAGTGGCGAGGGCCTTTCCCTCGCACCAACATCATAGCACAGGTCGTGCGCTAGGCGTTGCCGCCGAACCAGTTGTCACACAGCACGGTGCCGTTGCCGAGGATGCCCGGCGAACCGCCCGTGTAGGTGGTGTCCGTGAACGTCTGGATCGTCGTTCCGTTGAGCGACACGGTGAGCGTCGAGCCGTGCGCCGTCAGCCTCAGCCTGTCGCCGGGGCTCGGCGACGAGGTGTAGCCGGTGCCCAGTTGGGTGTAGTTGGTGTTGTCGCCCCGGTAGAGGTTGATGCTCCCGGAGATCCAGATGACGACGTACATGCTGAGGAGCGGGTCGGTGGTGCTGTTGGAGGAGCCCTGCATGCGCACCGCTGGGCCGATGGCGTTCCCCGTGAACGTCAGGGGCGCGGCGATCTCCGAGAAGTGATCGCTGGCGTAGGACTCGCCGGTGCGCAGAAGGCCCGAGTCGTACCCGCCGAGGGTCTGCGAAAGCTGAAGCTGGTTGCTGACGATGGTGCCCTTGGGCTGCTGGGTGAGCCAGTTGGTCCAAGCAGAACCTGGGTCGCCGTCGGCACGGTTGAAGTTGTCGGAGTAGACGACCGAGGTGTTGAAGTTCTGGAAGATCGCGTTGGCGTCCGTCTCGGTCGAGTAGTGCCCAGACCAGAGCCGCACGAACAGCGAGCCAGTCGGAAACGGGTCGGCGATGCTGAACGCGGTTGTCCAACCGCTCCCGTCCGTTGAGTAGTCCCAGTAGATCGTGCCGCCCGACTCGCGAATCCGGACCCAGCACGGGCTCGCGGGCAGCGTGATCGGCGTCTGCCCGTGCGTCACACCCGCTGTAGTCCAGTAGATCGGCTCTATCTGACGGGTACCGCTCGTCGCAACGAACTGCCACGCTGCCCCGCCTTGAGAGGTGCTGCCTGATGCCACGTCCAGTTCCAGTCCGGTCTGGAACGAGTTGTTGATTCCGGCTGGCGGCGGCGTCACTTGCACGGCCGCGTTTGACCCGGTCAGCGCCCATGCGTGTCGGGAGACGACCGCCGAGTTGGTGGTGCCTGCGAGTAACGCCAGCCCACTGCTCGATTCGCTGACGGTCCCGGACGTTCCCCATTTGGTGGTGTCAACAGACGCGCTCGCGAATGCGTCTTGCAGGTTTGCCATCGGACTCATGGTGACGGTGGCGGTCGCAGCCGACGCGGCCTGCGCCACCGGCGCGAGCGCGACAGTTCCGGGCACCGCGACCGTAGCTGTGGCGCTCGCCGCCGCCCGTGCGGTGGGCGTGAGCGGCACAGGTGTCACGGCGGAGGCGTTGCCGCCCTGCCAGTTGTCGCAGGCAGCGGCACCGTTACCAGCGATGCCTGGAAGGCCACTCGTAAAGCGGGAGTCCGTGGTCGTGATGATCGTGGTGCCGTTCAGCGCCACGGTGAGCGTCGAGCCCAGAACCGTCAGCCTGAGCCTGTCGCCAGGAGTCGGCGTTGAGGCCACGCCGGTACCAAGCTGGGTGCTGCCACCGGTCGAGTCGGTAACGGCAAACAAGCCGATGTTGCCGCCATACCAGATGGCTACGTACATGCCGTTCATCGTGCTCACCATGCGAACCGCTGGACCGATGGCGTTGCCGGTGAAGGTCAAAGGAGCCGCGACCTCGGAGAAGTGATCCGCGCCGTACGTCTCGCCGCCTGCGTTGCGAAGCAGGCCCGAGTCGCTACCGCCAGCATTGGCGAGCACCAGTTGGTTACTGACGATTGACGCGCGAGCCTGGGCGCTCCAGGTTTGCCAGTTCGGACCCGGATCACCGTCAGCGCGGTTGAAGTTGTCGCTGTAGGTGATCGCGGGCACGGTGATCGTCGCCGTGGCGCTCGCCTTCGCTTGCGCAGCGGGCGTGAGCGCCACGATGCCGACCATGCTGCCAACGGCTGGCTCGACCCAGCCTGACTGCCACTCGTGGGTGATGTTCGCCATCGCGCCGAGGGTGTGGGGAACCCCGAGGGAGGTGAGCAGCGCGTCGTAGTTCGTCACGTCCGCCTGGAAGGCGTTGTAGCCCCCGATCCAGATTCGGTTGGAGCCGGTGAGCGGTCCGCTGAGCGCCGTGACGTTCGCGGTCGAAAGCTGGTAGTTGGCGGCGAAGTTGGCCTGGTTGCCGAAAATGTCCGCGCCGTAGTCGTTGTAGTTGACCATGCCCTGGGCGGGGAAGTCCCAGGAGGCTGCCTTGGCGAAGATGTTCGGGAAGCGCAGCAGCAGATCCTGCGCCCCCATGCCTGAGCGCGAGAAGCCGATCAACAGGTTCTTTTCGCCGCCTGATCCGAACGTGCTTTTGACCCACTGGGTCACGTCGCCGACGAGGTAGGTGACGCGCTGGTCGCCGGTGTCCGTGATGCTGTTCCCGTACCAGTTCGCACCCGACAGGTTCGCGGCGATGATCGTCAGGTTGTACTTGTTGGCGAGCGCGAGCGGGACGGCCACGTCGCCCATCGGATCGCCGTAGGTCGCGCTGGGGTAGGCCTCGGTGGTGAGCATGTACAGGAAGTTGTGCGCGAGCCCAGGGTTGGGGGCCGTTGGCTGGAGCACGCGAACGGCGAGCGGGTTGCCGTCGTTGACGATTGGGGTGGTGGCGTTGTAGGTCGCGACGCCGTTGCCGTCCGTGCTCGCGAACAGGAACGAGGCGGGCGGTGCAACCAGCGCTCTCGCTGCCGAGGCTGCGCCTGCGGTCGGAGTCAGCGCCGCCGTGCTGATCTGGGCGGTGACGTTCCCCGCCGCAAAGTTGTCGGCGGTGCATGTCGGGTAAAGCTGATAGCCCGGCTGCCCGGCGGTGCATCGGCTGTCGTTGACCGAGATCAACTCGGTGTTGTTCGCGCGGATCGACAGGCGTGTGCCGTACGCCACCCCCGTGTAGACGGTGTTCGTCGGGTTGGGCGCTCCCGCCCCGCTGTTCTGGCAGTTCACGCTTGCGAGCGCCACCGAGTTTTGTCCGGCCTGGATGAAGTAGATCCGGAAGACCCGGCCCGGCATGAAGTAGCAGTACATGTAGCCGGTGGTCCCGTTCCACCGCAGAATCACACCGATGAACGCGGAGCCTCCCAGCGTCGGCGGGACCGACCCAACACCGATCTGCGCCCACTGGTCGGGGCCGTAGGCTTCGTTGCGCTGCGCGGTGCGGTGACCGCTTGAGCCTGAGATGTTGAGTTCGTTGGCAACGATGGTCCCGTCGGTGCTGACAACGCCCGAGAAGCTGACGGTGACGGGCGTCCACATTGACTGGCCCGCCGAGGCGTTCCCGTTGGCGCGGTTGAAGTTGTCAGAGCCAATCGCCGGGCCGAGCGTCGCGCCCATCGTCGCGTTCCCGCACGCGAAGTTGTCGAGCGTCATCGTCCCGAACGTGGTGATGCCCGGCGAGCCACCGGCGGGGATGTGGTCGTCCACAACCGCCAGTTGTGGGACGCCGTTGATCGACCCGACGAGCACGTCGCCGATCACGTAGAACTGCAGGGCGGTGCCGACCGCGAGCGCCCCGGCCAGTTGCACACCGTCGATCAGGGTGTAGGCCCCGACGTTGGTGCGGTAGTAGAAGTTCAGGACCGGCTGGGAGCCGTTGAAGTAGTAGAGCAGCGCGTATTCGGCGTTGGTGGAGACGTTGTGGCGCAGCGTCAGCCCGACGAAGTCGTTGACGACGTTGTTGACGGACCCAACGGTGCCCTGCGCAAACTGGTCGCCGCTGTAGGTTTCGCCTGAGCGATAGGCCCCCGCAAGCGACGCGCCGACGCCGGACGCTTCGTTGGTGGCGATCACCGCGTTGCCGTCGCCGGTCGCTGTCCACCCGTTCGAGCCGCCGAGCGGCCCGTTGGCACGCTGGAAGTTGTCGGCGAAAAGCTGGTTCAGCGTCAGTTGCGGAAGCAGCGTCGGGAAGCTGACCGTCGCTGTCGCGGCCGACACCGCGCTCGCGTGCGGGCTCAGGTGCGCAGCGCCGGGGATGATCACCGCCAGGGTTGCCTGCGTCACCGCCCGCGCGACGACCGTCAGCGCAACCGGGCCGGGCTGCGGAGGAAGCACGGGGGCGGGAGGTAGCGTTGCCACCGTCGGCTGGGGCGTAAAGAGGACGAACACCCCAGAGCGGTCGATCATGCTGCTCCAGGTAGCGAAAGGTTGCCGAGGATCTGGACTTCGAGGTAGCTGTCGCTCGGGACGCGGGCGTACACCTGATCGTTGATGTCGTAGAGCGCAAACTCCACGTCGTAGATCCCGGCGGTCGCGGTGTCGGCCGGGATCCAGTCGTACTCGCACCAGCCGACGTTCGTGCCGGTGATCGCGTCGCCCTGCTGAAGCACGTTCGCTTCGGCATCGGTGGTCGGTGTCGCCCCACCGCGCTGGCGCATCACAAAGTGAACGTGGTCGGCCTGGCTGAGGTCCACCGGGGTTTTGTCGGCCTGGCTGAGAAGCACCCGGTATGGCGGCGAGGTGGCTCCCTGCTTGATCGTGAACGGGCCGGTCAAGAACGCCATACCCGGCATGCTAAGAGCGACTCGGGACGCTCCCCCACTTAGCTTTCGACGCCCGCGAGCATCCCCGTGTCGATGGTGGGTTGCGCGACGACCTCAAGATCTTCGACGCTGGCGCTGTACCGGCTCAGCAGCACCGTCGTGTACATCCTCAGGTCCACGACGGCGGCACTGGTGACGCTCGCGACCACTGACGCGCTGAGCGGCGGCTGCAGCGTCGTCAGGAGCGGCGCGACCAGGATCAGGGTCGCGCGAGTGGCTGCTGTCGCCGTCGCGAAGATCGAGGTTTGCCCTGCGACCGTCATCCTCGCCTGGGTCGCTGCCTGAGCGACGGGCACGAGCGCGACGACGGTGGGAACCTCGACCGTCGCGCTGGCTCTAGACGCCGCGCTGGCAGCGGGCGCGAGGAAGGCGGCTGTCAAAACACTCGCGGCAGCGGAGGTTTGCGCGCTGGCTGAGAGCACCATCCGCACCCTCACGGCAACGGTCGCGGTCGCGGCAGCGGTGGCTCCCGCGCGTGCGAGCAGCGGCACCGCCCCGGCGGTCGCGAACATCACCGCCTGCGTCTGCGCAAGCGCGTCAGCGGTCAGTGCGACGGGCGCGGTTGTTAGGCTGACCGCCTGCGTCTGCGCCTGGGCGTGCGCCGCGAACTGCACTGGGGCAGTGAGTGCGGCCTGCGCCTGGGTGGCGGCAGCGGCCCTGGGGCTCAGGATGCTGCCGAGGATCACCGCCGCCAGCGCCTGGCTGCTTGCTGTAGCGCTGAGGTTCAGCAGGCTCGCGGCACGTGTCGCCGCCAGCGCCTGGCTGCTTGCCCCGGCGACCGGCGCGATGCTGACAACGTTCGCGACGCCCACGGCCATCGTCGCCTGGGTGGTTGCGGCGGCGCTTGGTGCAAGCTGGACGGCGGGGATGACCGTCGCGGTCGCTTGGGCTGCGGCGCTCGCTGCGGCGCTCAGCCGCATCGGGGCCTGAAGCTGAGCGGTGGCCTGCGTCACAGCACCGGCGGCGGCAGCGAGCTTCGTGGCGGCACTCAGGGGTGCTTGCGCCTGGGTGGCTGCCTGAGCGGTCACGATCAGCGCCGTCGCGGCAGTAAGCGGCGCGAGCGCCTGGGTGCTGGCGGCGGCGCTCAACGTCAGGAACGCGACGCCGGGCACCTGCATCCCGCTTGTCGCCTGCGACGCAGCCGTGGCAGTCAGAGAAAGCTGGACGGTAACGACAACGGTCGCGAGCGCCTGCGTGGAAGCTGCCGCCGTTGGCGCGATTGGCCGGGCGGGAATGACCGTCGCCTGCGCTTGTGATGTCGCCTGGGCGGTTGGGACGAGCAGCGTCGGGGCGTTGAGTACGCCAGTCGCAGCGGTTGCTGCCTGGGCGGTTAGGGCCAGCGCCTGCGCAGCTACCGGGATCGTGATCGTCGCGCTCGCCTGCGTCGCCGCCCCGGCCGTGGCGGTGACAGCCACGGGCGCGGCGTTGATGCTCTGGACGACCGCGTAGGGCACCACGACCGGCGCGGCATTGCCCGGATCGGTCTGGACGTAGAGCCCCACGATGTCGAGCCCCTTGACGTAGGGTGCCCACGCAAGTGGCGACCCTGCCGCCTCTGTCCACGCCACTGCGTCGGGCGAATACTCCATGTGTAGGTAGCCGTCGCCCGACTCCCTGACCCGCAGCCAGATGCTTCGGTCGGCGGCGAACGCGGACGACGGAATCCCGTTGCCCGACCCGCCGGGGCTGCTGAAGCTGGCGCACCACCAGTCGCCACCAGCCTTCGGACCGCCCGCCGCAGCACTCTGGTCGTAGAACTCGAAACCGACGCTGTTGGCGTCCCACGTCTGAATCTGGAAGTACGACCACGGCGGGTTATTCGAGTCGCCTGGTGTGAAGCGCAGGTACACCGCCGAGTTCGTGAGCCGGTACCAGTTCAGCGTCTGCATCCACTCGCCGCTGGTACCGCCCGAGTTCAACTGCACCTGCCCGTTGCCTATCGGAGTCGCGCCATCGCCACTGAAGCTCCACTGGCTCAGGTCGTTGAAGGCATCCCTGAAGCCCGAGATCGGACCGAGGACCGGAAAGACGTGGCACGTCGCCTTCGTCTTTGCTGTCGCGCTCACCGTGAGCGGCTGTGCAACGACCGGGATCGTGACCGTCGCGACTGCCTGCGTGGCTGCTCCTGCCTGCACGATGATCGACGCCGCTCCGGTAACGACCGCGACTGTCAAAGCACTCGACGCGAGCGCGGTCGCTGTCAGCGGCTGCTGAGCGGCGACGAGCCCAGTCGCCTGGGTGCGCGCGGCAGTATTCGCGATCAGCAAGCTCGGCGCGGTGAGCGCGACCGTCGCCTGCGTCGCAGCGTTCGCGACAGCCGTCAGCGGAACGCCGCCGACGGACATGGTCGCCAGCGCGCTCGTCGCTGCGTACGCTGCTACGCCGCCGACGCCCGCCACGGTGCCCGCGCTGTAGTGGGCGAGCACCTGCGTCGGCGTCAACACGTAGTTGTAGATCGCAGCCTCGTCCAGGACGCCGTCGAAGAACTGGGTGGTGCCGGTACCCCCCCAGCCGACCATCAGGTCGTGGCTCTGGTCGGAGACTGTGAGCGTCGTGTCACCAAGCGTCGTCACTGCTGCGCCATCGACGTACATCACGCATCCGTTCGCGACTCCGGACCGGAACGTGAGCACCACATGGTGGGCGTTGCCATCGTTGAGATTCGGCCCGTTGGTGCCGTACCCGCCGCCGCCGCTGTTGAAGAACGCGAACCCGGTCCAGTCGAAAGCGTCGATGTAGCCGTTCGGATTGACGAAAATCCCGAATCCGTACTGCTTTACGATCACCGCCTGCAACTGGCCGCTCGGCGGCGGCGAGGCCAGCTTGAACCAGCCCTCGACAGATCCCGTGGTGAGTTGGAACGCGCTGGGATTGCCGCAATCGACGTAGCCGCTCGTGCCGTCGAACGTCGTTGCCTTGTCGGGGTCCGACGGGAGCAGGCCGGGCTGGCTCTGCGTGTACCCGCCGGTGTATGTACCGGGATCGCCGGAACCCGAGGAATCGACGGCGGTGGTAGTCGTGTCGTCCAGCCGCCAGTAGCCGGTCGGCGCGTCGGACAACACCGTGGCCCGGTAGTTGGCGGTCGGCGCTCCACCCAGCAGGACAGCGGCGGTAGTGAAGCCATGGGCGCTCGTCGTCGCTTGCGCCGAGAGCGAAAGCGTGACCGCCCCGGTAACCACGACCGTCAGAGCGCTCGACGCGCGGGCGGTCGCTGTAAGCGGCTGCGGAGCAGTGACGAACGCGGTCGCCTGGGTGATCGCGACAGCGGTCGCGGTCAGCAGGCTCGAAGCGGTAAGCGTGACCGTCGCCTGCGTCACGGCGTTCGCTACGGCCGTCAGCGGAATGCCGCCGACGGACACGGTTGCGAGCGCCTGCGTAGCCGCTTGCGCGCTCGGAGCCAGCACGCTCGCGGTAGTCAGCGACACGCTCGCGGCCGACGTGGCCCCGGCCGTCAGAGCGAGCTTCACCGCTGCGGTGACCGCAACGGTTGCGCTCGTGGTAGCCCCAGCGCTTGCGCTCAGCGCCGTAGCGGCGCGCAGGACAACAGTCGCCTGGGACGCCGTCGCAGCGGTTGGTGTGAGCAATGACGGCGCGCTCAGAACCGTCGTTGCTTGTGCTGTCGCCCCGGCGGTTGGAGCAAGCGCCTGGGCGGTGATCGTCGTGACCGTGGCAGTGGCCGCACTCGCGGCCTGAGCGGCGGTCGCCGCAACAACATTGCCGCCGGACCAGTTGTCGCCCGTCGCGGTGTTGCTGAAGATGATGATTCCGGGAGCGCCGCCGCTCGGGAACTGGGTGTCGGTCGTCGTCAGCGCCAACGCACCGTTCTGGTACAGCGACAGCGTCGAGCCCACCACGCTCAGCATCAGCGTGGTGCCCGCTGGCAGCGGGGTCGCGCCGAGCACCGTCGTCGCTAGCGTCGAGCCTGTGCCTGACACCCGCTTGCCGATCCGCAGTTCGTAGCTGCCGCCGTTGTTGAAGTAGATGAACCGGTAGAGGTTCTGGCCGGTAGCGAGGTCGGCGCGCACGCAGGTTCCGATCCAGTCGCTGAGCCCAGGCGGCGTTTCGACCTGGATCTGTGACCACTGGTCGTTGCCGTAAGTCTCGCCGCGAAGGATCTCGTGCCAGGTCGCGCTGGTCACGCCTTTGATCTGTTGGGAGACGATCACCGGCGCGGCGTCGAACCCGGTGACCCAGCCACCACCGACAGCGCCGTCGGCACGATTGAAGTCGTCGGAGGCGACTTGCACATTCCCCCCGGCCGCGCCACCGGGTTGCAACCAGACGGGCGCGGTGAGCGGAGCCAGCGCCTGTGTCGCAGCACTCGCTGTCGGCGTCAGTAGCTGAGCGGTCGGCGCAGTAACGGTGGCGGTCGCCTGGCTGGCTGCGCCAGCGGTCGGGGTCAGCCGCGTAGCGGCGAAGACCGTTGCGGTCGCTGCAGACGCAGTCCCGGCGCTCGCTGTGAGCTTCGCTGCGGCGGTTGTGGCAGCGAGCGCCTGGCTGGCCGCACCGGCCACTGGCGCGATTGGTATTGCGGTCGGCGCTGTGACGGTGGCGGTCGCCTGGCTCGCGGCCCTGGCGACCGGGGCCATGTACGGCTGACCCGTACCGATGCCGTAGTGGGTGGCAACCTGCGCCGCGCTCAGCACAACGCCGTAGACAGCAACCTCGTCAATCGAGCCCTGGAAGTTGCTGCCACTGCCGGGGTTGCGGTCGAAGATGCAGAGCGCGCCGTTGGTCGCGATTGAGTTCGCGGTCGCTGCCGCCGTCCCGACCTGTACGCCGTTGATGTAGCACTTCAGCACGGTCGCCGGGTCGTAGGTCATGACGATGTGCTGCGTCACTCCAACCTGCGCGACAGGCGAGTTGACTGCGGTTGTGATTCGCGCCGCAGCGGAGTCGAAGACGTTGAACTCCCAGCGCCCATCACCGGTCTGGTAGTGGCGGATGTACCACAACTGGTCGCTGCCACGAGAGATGACCTGCGGGCTGCCGCTGGCCGGTATCCCCGAGGGCTTGACCCACGCTTCGACGGTCAGCGCGGTGGTCACGTCCAGGCTGGCGCTCGTCGGGATGTTGATGTAGCTGGTGGTGCTGCCGAACGCGGGAGCGTTGCTCGCGGCGGCGTCTGCGCTGTTCGTAATCAAGCCGCCCGCGTTGTAGGCGATGCTCGACCCGACCGTGGTCGATGGGTTGGTGCCCTTTGAGTCCTGGAACTGGCCGGACGTTTCATCGAGCCGCCAGTAGGAGATCAGCCCCGCTTCGGACAGAATCAGGTCGCGGTAGGCGGTGGTCGGGATGATGACGTTCGCCGCCGCCTGGCTGGCCGCCCCGGCGGTAGCGTTCAAAGGCTGCGCTACCGGTGGAACGTTGAAGTTGTCAAAGGTGGCGTTGGTGTCAGTCTCAGCCGCGTAGTACCCCGCCCAAAGCTGCGGGAACATCGCACCGGTCGGGAACGGATCGGCGATGCTGAACTGGTTCGTCCAGTTGACCGCGTCCGTCGAGTAGTCCCAGTAGAGCGTCCCGGCCGACTCGCGGATCCGAACCCAGAGCGTGCTGGCTGGCAGCGTGATCGCGGTCTGCAGGTGCGACGTGCCTCCCGTGTCCCAGTAGACCGGCTGTATCTGCCGCGTGCCGCTGGTCGCGACGAACTCCCACGCCGCGCCGCCCTGGCTGTTCGAGCCCTGTGCAATGTCGATCTCGACACCGGTCTGAAACGAGTTGTTGGTACCAGCCGGTGGCGGCGTCACCTGCGCGAGCATGCTTGAGCCAGTCAGCACCCACGGTCGCTGGGCGATAACCCCCGAGTAGGCGGTCGTCGCGAGCACCGCCAAGGTGCCGCCCGACTCGGTGACGGTGCCGTACGTCGTCCACTTGCCGGTGTCAACAGACGCGCCCGAGAACGTGTCGGTCAGCGTCGCCAGCGGTGCCGCCTGCCAGGTCGGCAGGACAGGGTGCGACGGGTATGTCCTGCCGGTGCGAGCCATCAGCCCAGGTAGACGCCTGCGAACGCGGGACGTTCAGGGAGCCAGAGGCGAGGACGCCACCAGTTGCGCCGCGCGTCGGCTTGCATTCTGCTGGCGGCACGGCCGACCGCCTGGCCGAGGATGACCGGTTGCCCGCTGACCGGGGCGGCCGGGGGGAGCTTGTAGGTGCTGACCACTACCCCGATGTAGTTCGGCGATCCACTAACCGCCAGCGAGTCCGAGGTGGCGGCTGCGTTGCTGGTCGTTATGCCGTAGCCAAAGTTGTAGTGCGCCGTGGTCGAAGTGCTGTTGTTGTTGGTTGACGTAATGGTGACGCCGTTGTTGACCGTGTGCGTGAGCGTGGCGGTCGCGGACATCGAGGCCGTGGACACGCCTGCGACACATACCAGTTCGCCGGGGCCTGTGTCGGCTCCGGTCGCGGTGGCTACGACCGGACTCGTTGTCCCGTTCGTCCCGCCGTCCCTATCGAGTGGCAGTGAGACGTTTGCGTTGCCCGAAAACTCGTAGAGTTGCGCCGTGAGGACACTGCTCGTTATCGCCGCAACGGTCGGAGCGGCATCGGCACCCGCTGCCTCTTTGTTGAATATCACAATGTTGTGACTGATGGCGTCGCCCGTCCCGGGCGCGAAGCTGTTCCAACCCGTAGGGTTGTTCGGCACGGCACTGCCACCGTTAGAGAAGACCACGAGAAGCAGCAAGTTCCCAACCGAGCGGTTCGAGCCGGTGCCCCAGGCTGGCGTGACCGCCGCGCCCGAAGAACCGATTGAAACGACACCCGCCGATCCCACGAGCGCGGGGGGCACCTACACCCTCCAGATCCGGTCGGCGACCGGCTCGGACCAGTCGGGCGCGGGGTCGCTGGAGAACCAGTACGACGCACCGGGTCGCATGCGGCCCATGATCAGCCGGTTGATCTGCTGCTGGTGCTCAAGGTCGAGCGCGAGCCCGTTGCAGTGGACCACGTCGTAGTCCGAGTACGCCGTGAACTCCTCGGCGTTGACGCAGGTCGCGCGCAGCTTGGGGTACAGGCTCAGTGACGCCTCGACGTAGGGCTCGTACCGTTCGATGCCGTCAGCGCCAAACCCCAGGATGTCGGCCAGGAACAGCTTGCTGCCGATCCCGGAGCCCACGTCCAGGAAGCGGTAGCGGCCCTCGCCCAACAGCCGCCGAACACGGTCGATGCCGTCGTAGAACTCCACGACGGCCGAGGGCTGGTAGGAGTACCACACCTGCTCGTCATCCGGAAACGGCGGCGTGAATGCCGTTTCAAGATGCGTGACAAGCTGCTGTGCCGCCTCCTGAAAGATCGGATAGCCGTTCATCTCGCACCGTGGGCTATTCCTCCCATTCGAGGTAGCTGTCGCTGTTCGGCGTGCCGGTCGAGGTGGTCAGCCTGAGGCAAAGCCCCTTGCCCGCCGTCCCAGCGGTGACGATGCCCGTCGTTTCGCGGCCGAGCGGGGACTGTAGGACCAACGGCCCGCCGGGGAGGTTGAAACGCCAGCGTTTGACGCCCGAGGTCGTGAGCACGGTGGGTTCGGCGGTGTAGTTGATGCCAGCCGTGTTCGCGCTCGCCTGGGCGGGCCAGCCGCGCAACTGGTTGGGGGTCGGACTCGTTGTCGGCGTTCCGGCCGTCGCCTGCGTAGACTGGCAAAGCTCGACTAGCAGGTTGCCGCTCGTGCCGTCGCACGAGACGCCAAACTCGATGATTGACGGCTGGTTGGAGGTTCCGGAGATCAGGTCGATCACCGTCTTCGGCGTCGTTCCCACCGGGAAGAAGTTGGCGACGACCGTGTAGGCGTTGCCCGGCACGCTCGCCGACGGCTGTCCGGAGCGCAGCACGTCGCGCAGCATCCGGCCCCACTCGCGCCGCTGGCAGTCGCGCTCACGGCTCAGATCGAACGTCTCCCAGCTACGCAGGAAGTCCGACTCGATCAGATCCTCGGGGACCGGGACGAGCGCGCCTCGTTCGCGGGTCCACCGCATCGAGCCTCAGTTCCGGCCTTCGGTGTCCCCGGCCTCCGTCTTGGCCCAGGTGCCGTCGTCGCGCTGCTCGACCAGGCCCGCTTCCTCCAACTGATCGAGGTGCTTCTGGACGGCCCCCTCCTCGCTGTACTCGACGGCGCTGAACGGGTCCGAAGCCATGTCCTCGGTGATCACCGCGACGGTGTTGCGCGGCCTGCCGAGATGCTCCTCGTCGGTCACGAACGCGAGCACGCGACGGGTGGTGCCGAGCGGATCGAAGTGGGGTTCGTAGCCAGGAACCTGACCTGGGGCAAGCTCCTCGCCCGTGTATTGCGGCGGGTTTGACCAACTGGTGATCTCCCCGGCCTCGTTGCGGTACACGAGCGACCCTTCGGGGATCGGGATCTCCTCGCCGGTGTCCGGGTGGACGTAGACGCTGTCGTCCGGTTCGTCTGCCTTCGCCTTCGCCATTGCCGTTCCTCTCAGGTTCCCGTGACGCTCACAGCCAGCGCACCGGCAGCAATCGTCGGCGGCGTCTGGGTGGTCGAGATGACCGTGCTCGTCAGTGTGCCGTACCACAGCGCGTTGCCCGCGTTGACGGTCGCGGAGTCAGCGACCAGGAACCCGACGAGAGTCGCGGTGCCTGCGGTGCAGTTGCCGAACGTGATCGTGGCGGCGTTCGCGCCGACGGACGGAGTCGCGGCGGTCGCAGCAACCCAGCCCGCGCCCGCGATTGTCTGGCGGGCGTAGCCGGTGTACGCCGCTTCGTTCGCGCCCAGGGCTCCGGTGCTGATTGACGTAGGCGCTGAGTTGATGCCAAGCGCGAGCGCGCAAACGGACGGCATCGTGAACGACGTTTTGCCGTTCAGATGGTCCACGATGTGCGACATCGCGTACTGCGAGATGCCTGAGGTGATCGCAACCGGCACGTTCTCCTCACGGAGAATCCGGTCGATCTCGTCCCACATCCCTGCTTCGTATTCGGCGAGCTTCGCCACGTCGAGCAGCACGCCACGGTAGCGCTCAAGCTCGGTCCACGTGTCGTCCATCCACCGCTTGCCGTACTCGGTTGGCTGCATGGGGCCAGCGGGCTCCAGGAGGACCGCGCCGCGTTCCAGCAACCGCTCGATTTCGTTGTCCACCAGAGCCTCCTTCGCTGAACTCTGCTAGAGCCTAAGCGAGGATGGCGACACTTCCGGATTCGGATTAGTGCTCGGCGATACCGAGCCGCGCGAGGCGCAGCTTTGAGTAGAGCATCGCTATCGCGCTGATCAGCGCATCTATCGTCTCCTCGCCCGACATTTCGGTATCGAGGTAAAGCTGGCCCTGGCGGGTTTTGGTCATCGTGATGCCCTCCACCGTGCTCTCGGCCAGCGCTTCGTTGAGGAACTCCGGTCCGATCTTGAACGACTCGGGCTCGGCCCCTGTTCGCTTGCGTAGTCTCACATCCCCTCCTCTCCCTGCGTCGTGGTTTGCAGTTCCTTGAGCTTCGCCTGGTCGGCCTCCAGCCGGTTGATCAGCCTGGTCAGCCGGTCGATCTGCTCCTGGTAGTAGCGCTTCCAGTCGCCGCTGTCGGCGTGGCTCAGCGAGTCGTTGTAGTCGTTGTAGCTCGCGCGAGCCGCGTCGATCTGCTCGTCCAGCATCGTGGGGTCGAGCCGCCGCAGACGGTCCTGCTCGCGCTCAGCGGCGGTTTTCGTGACCTCGATCTCGGTGGCCTCAGCGTCAGCCTCGACCACCGTGATCGAGCGGAGGTTGGTCACCTGGGTGACCTTCCCGCCGCCGTTGTAGGAGTCCGTCTCGTGCTTCTTGATCGTCGCGCTGCAGGTGACCGTGGTGCCCTGGTCGATCCCGCCAGCACCCCACCAGATGATCCCGTTGCCGTCCCGGTCATAGCCCTTCGTCAGCCACCGGGTGCCGTACTGGCCCTCGAAGCTCTTGACGAACGTGACGGTGAAGGTCAGGCCCTTGATCCGGTCGCCAACGGAGCCGATCCACTCCGAGCCCGCCGTCCGCTTGGCCTCCAGTTGACGCTGCAACTCCCGCTGGTAGGCCCCGATGGCGGAGGCGACGAACCCGTCGCCCTTCTCGCCCAGGTAGTCGGCGCGGCAGTAAGTGGTCAGGTTGTGCTCGAACTCTGAAAGCTCGTCACGCTCGCTCAGGTCATCGCGGACCCAGTCCAGGGCGGTGGTCGCGATCTCGCGATCCTCGTCGGTGGTCGCGACCCGCAGCTTCGCGTTGCGCTCCAGGTAGTTGTCCTTCGCCCGGTCGGCGGTCGCGCCGTAGTTCCGGGTGAAGTCCCCGTAGGAATCGTCCCGCGTCCACCGGGGCGTCCACCCGAACTCGCGAATCATCGCCGCGACGTTCGTCAGGAAGTCCCGTGTGGGGATCGCGATCCGGCCGCCGCCGATCCCGACATCGCCGAACCCGTCGTCGCCGGACTCGAACCCGAGGTCGGCGTACAGCGCCTCCAGCCACTCGGCCCACGCTGCGACACGCTCGGGATTGTGAGCGCCGGTGTAGTCGCCCAAGCAAGTTGACCCAATCTGCCTCAGTTCGCCGGTTGCGACCTCGAACAGGATGTAGGTCTGCTTGCGGCGGCGGTTGAAACCGCAGTGGTCGCAGTCAGGCCCGGCGTGCCGGTAGCTGGTCAGGTCAGCGGCCTCAACGGCCGCAGCGGCCTCCTCACCGATCTTGTTCTTGAGGAACGTTCCGACGGGCGCGCGGCGGATGCCGACACTCTCGTCAGCGCCCTGGTCGGCGTCGTGATCCAAAGTTGCAAGAAAAACCCACCCCCCAATCTGCGGCGTCTCGCCGTTGACGGTGATGAAGGTGAAGTCGATGACCCGCTCGACGTAATCGCGGGTCGTGCCCTCGACCGCCAGCAGCGCCGCCGACACACTGTCGGTGGCGGGGCGCATCTCGCGGCGGACCTCCTGGTCCTTCTCGTCAGAGACGGTCAGCGTGATCTCGCCGGTCCCGAGCTTGACGGCCTTCTTGTTCAGCTTGGTGATCCGCTCGCGAAGCTCGGCCATCTTGGAGTCAACAACGCGGAAGACGCGCCCGCCGACCTCCTCGCGCAGCGCGGCGACCTCGGCGATCAGCCGGTCGGCCTTCGCCTGGGCGGCGATCACGGTGGGGTGCTCGTAAACGTTGACGCGCTCACGGGCGCGAGCGTCAAGGCTCCAGTAGATGTCCTCGTAAGCGACAGACACCTCGGTCCGCGCTTCACGCGCATCCTGCTGGCGCTCGTAAACAGTTCTCAGGTCAGTCATCAGTCTCCTCGGTCTGCGGCTCTCTTACCGCACTAACATCATAGCACAGATCGTGCGCTAGGAGCGCGCCGCCAGGATCGTCTTCAGATCCTCGTCGGAGTTCAGAGCCCCCCACACGTCGTTGCGGCGCAGAATCTCCAACAGCGCCTGCTTCTCGACGGCGATCCCAAAGTATTGGGCGCGCTCCAGCGTCGGATGCTCGCCGTCACGCTCGCCAGTGCCATCGCACCACCGGCACGTCACCCACCAGGTGCTCTCGTCACCCTCGTCGTAGCCGTCGTCGTCTTCGTCAAGCTCGATCTCACCGTTGTCGCAGAAGCCGCACTCGGTGCCGCCGTCGCGCCACGTGACCTCCAGGGCCTTCCCCTCGGCGTTGATGACCCAGGCGTGGTGGATGAGTATCCCCGAGCGGCTGGCGAACCCCTCGACGTAGGTCAACTCGCCGTCGCTGGCGAGCGCGGCGGTCGCGGCGTTCTGGAAGCACTCTCTCAGCTTCCCGTTCGGGGCTGACGCCTCACGGTCAAGCTCGTACACCTGGCCGTGCTCCAGGACTGCTGCCTGGAGGTTCTGTTCGCGCGGAACACCCAGGCGCTCCCAGCCTTCGGCTTCCCAGCGCAGCGTCTCCTCGATGTTCATCGCCGCGCCTCGAACGCCAGTGCGATCATCTCCGCGACGATCTCGTCGGCGCGAGCCCGGTCGGCGCATTCGTAACCCCAGTGCAGCCGCGTGCGCTCGTAGCGCAGTTCGCGCAGACGCCGTTCGGCGGCGGCTCGCTGCTGGTCGGTCATGCTGCCTCCTCGGTCGCTGCGGGGCCTTTCCCCACACCAACATCTTAGCACACGACACGCGCTTGAGAGGACGGCCCGGTGCTGGGTGCAATGACCTTCTTCCCAGTCACCGGCTTACGCGGTGTCCAGTCGACCGCCCTCCACCCTACTGTGGCCGCACCAGCCCCAAAGTCGGGATCAGGCGGCGGACTTCGCTGCCGTCTTCGCGTGCGACGCGGCCTTCTTCGCTTCCCACTCGGCGAGCGCCTTGGCGGCTGCGGCGCGGACCTCGGGGCTGACCTTGCCGCGTCCGCTGGCCCAGTTCTTCATCACCCCGATAGCCATCTGGATCGCCTGAGATTCGGAGTGTCCGGACTTGATGATGCCTTTGGCGACATTCTGGATATATGCCGGGAGTCCTCCGACGCGGGCGACCCAGTTGCTCGTTTTGCTCGTGCTGAACGGTGACGGGGTGACCGAATACCCGGCGGTCTTCTCCGACTCCTCAAGCTGCGTCTCAGTTGGCAGCCACTCCTCGGCTTGCTCATCGAGCGCGGCCCACGCCGCTTCCTGGCTCTCGACGTTGGCTTTCAGCGCACGCAGGTGCGCCATCGCCTTCTCGTGACTGGAGTGGTGTTTGACGACCTCGCCCGTGTCGGAGCGGATCACGTCGTTGCCCTTGCAGGTGTATGGCATAGCCCCGCTCATTTCCGTGCGTTTTCAATGCAGGTGTAGATCTTGACCTTCCCGCCCGGCTGGTTGATCACCAAGATGCCCGGCGAGTAGCCGGTGTAGCACGAGAAGCTGCCAGCCGGACCCTGTACGCCCTGCGGTCCCGTATCGCCCTTCGGACCCTGCGAGCCCGCCGGACCGGTTGCGCCCTGCGGGCCGGTAGCACCAGTCGGGCCTGCTGGCCCCGTTGGACCCGTCCCACCCGTACCGCCGCCACCAGCAGGACCAGTCGCTCCCGTGTCGCCCTTCGGTCCGGCCACGCCCTGTGGTCCCTGTAGCCCGACGCCGCCGGTTACGCCCGCTGGTCCGGTCGCCCCCGTCGCGCCAGTGTGCCCTGCTGGCCCTGCCGGTCCCGTGTGACCTCGCGGGCCTCGCGGACCTGGCGACAGGCTCACCGTCACCGTTCTCGTTGGTGGTGGCGCGGAGCTTGTCACCGCTGCTGCTGTTGCGAGCCCGCCTGCGGACACAAACGCCGCACCTCCGACCACCGTGAACACGCGGCTAGCTTTCATCTGGGGGCTCCACGTCGATGCCCAAGTCGAGCTTCAGGTCGTTCAACTCCATCTTCACCTTGTGCAGTTCCACCGAGTATTCCTCGGCCTCAGCGCGAGCTTCCCTCAGATGCTCCAAACACGCTTCGTGATCTTCGCTGCGGCTCCTGCGTAACGCCATGATGGTCGATGCGATACCGCCGGTGGCGGTCACGAGGGCTGCGAGCCCCAGCAGCGTCGGCTGGTCGATTGCGGCGATGGCCCAGACCATGCACCAACATCACATCAGGCGGTAGCGGTGGCCCAGCCCGCCGGGAGCTTGCCGGTCAACCCGAGCGCCTTCGCGCGCTTGATGATGAACGCCTTGATCGCACCCTTGTCATCGGGGTTGCCACGCCCGAACGCCTGGATCGCGTTCGCCAGGTCGGCGGGCGTTTCGATTGGGTAGCGCCCGCCGGGCATCGCGTGACCCTTCTTCTCCAGCGCCGCGCGCCTCTTGGTGGTGAACAGCCGCTCCTCCAACTGGCGGCGAAGCACCCGCTCGCGTGCGTACGCGCGGACGAACTCCTGCGAACTTGCAGCCGTCTTGCGCAGGTGGGTGGCTTCCTCAAGCTGATACCACGGGTGCGCTGCTACGGGTGCTTCTTCGAGCACGGTCATGTCTACCTCCTCGTGCTGGACGCAAGCCCTACGGTCAGCTTGCCTGTCAGGTCGCCGCGCCGCTGCTGGATGGCCTGAACCTTCTGGCGCTCCTCATTGGTCGCGCCGCTGCCCGGCTGCAGGCGTTTCTGTAGCTGCGCGCCACCGAGATCCTCCAGATGCACCAGGTGAATCGGAACGTGCGTCAGCCCGCGCTCCTGCGCGACCTGGAACGTGGAGTTGCCGTCGAGGATCCGCATCGTCCCGTCAGGCTCACGGCGGACCATCAGCGGCTTGCGTTTATCCATCTCTCCGCGCTTGGCCTTGTCCATGAACCCTGCCGCTTTCGCGACGTGCTCGGCGGTGTCCTGTCGCGACGGGGTGAGATCGCGGACACGCACCAAGTCGTGCGGCTTGCGCAGGTCGAAGTAGTCGGATGCCATCTCCGCTCCGTGCGCTGCGCTACCACCCCCGCTCGGTTTTAGGCGGTTGAACACCTCCGACCATTTCCCGCCGCGCCCCCTCGGGTGCAGGCGAGCGTTCCAGAACGCCTCAGCCAGCCTGGCGCGGAGCACACGTTCGCGAGCAAGGGCGCGAGTGAACTCCGTGCCGTTGGCGGCTGCCTTCCGGGCGATGATCGCCTCGGCCAGCGCCGTCACCGCTGGCGCGAGATCACGCCCATCCAGGATCGTCGTGTCCGCCGGTGGCGGTGGCTGCTCGGCACGCCCGTCCGGGATCGTGAGGTCCGGCAGGTCACGAACACCGGTCCGGGTCCAGATCGGCAGGTCGCAGTCGGGTGTCTGCTCGCGCCCGTCGGGGATCGACATTGACGGGTCGCCGCCGTAACCGAACGCGACGGTTGTTTCCTCCAGGTCCGGTTGCTGGGCTGGGATCTGCGCGGAGGTCGCAACCTGCACCTTCCCCGTCCGGTGCGGAGTTGCCCCACCTTTCTTCGGCGCGGTGAGCTTCATCTTCGGCCCGCCGCCGCCGCTGGGTTTGTGCGCCTTCCCGCGTTCGAGCACCGCGACCTCGCCCGGCAGCGGAGCTTGTGCTCGCGCGATCTTCGCGGCCTCCTGCTTCGCTAGCTGTTTCTTGAGTGCCTTCACGGCCCTGAGTGCTCCTCTCGCGTTCTTCTGGGCGGTTCTCGCGGTACGTGCCGCTGCTTGCGCGTCCCTGTGCGCGATGGCGCTGCCGCCGACGGCGGCGGCTTTGGCTTCCTTCGCGAGCTTCTCGGCGTTCGCGGCAGCGGTCTGTGCCTGCGCGGCGTCGTGGCGTGCCCACATCAGGTTTGTGTCGTGTCCCGTCTGACGCGCTTCCTTGGACGTTTGCTGCCCGGCGGCGATGGCGGCTTTCGTTTCACCGGAGACGGTCGTGTTCGCCTGCGCCTGCGCGGGAGTGATCTTCGCGACGGACGCTCTCGACGTGCTCGACTTCGAGGTGGACCTGCTGGTGGACCTGGACTTCTTGGGGGCGTACGGGCCGATGCCCCGCATGCGCTGCACCTGATCGAGCGTCTGCGGCGGCGGGTTCTGCAGCAGCGTCATCGTCGCGGCGTCCACGCCCATGCTCGGACTCAGCCCGTAGCGCTTCTGGAACGTCTGCACCGCCTGGGTGGTCGCCGGACCGTACTGGCCGTCCACCGGCACCTTGAACCCAAGCTCGTTCAGGCGCTGCTGCAGTTGCGCGGTCGTCTGATCAGGGCCGCTGGCGGTGTACCCGTCGCCGTGTTTGACGATCCACTGCCCACCACGCCCGCGTGGGTGAAGCTGATTGAAGTTCCCACCGGCCGTCCCACCGGTGCGGCTCTGCGGTTTGGTCTGCGGTTTGGGTGGCGGAGGCGGCTTCGGTGAGATCAGCGGCACACCCGGAAGCGTATGGCCGCCGGGAAGCTATCCGTCAGGCGGATTGCGTTCCTCCCAGGCTCGCATCAGGAGCGCGACGCCAAGGACTGCAAGGATGGCGGTGAACTCCCACGCCTTGCGTGTCGCGAAGATCCCGGCGAGCAGCAGGCTCGGGATCGACAGGACCAGCCAGAGAAGCGATCTACGTCGCACTCACGCCTCGCGGGGTCTAACCCAGATGATGCACGCGCGCATCATTTGCGGTTCTAATCAGATGGTGCCGAGTCCGCGCGTGAAGTCCGGGAGCGGACGTTTGGTCAAGCAGTGCCAGGCGTGCGCGACCTCGGCGATGTTGACGTGTTCCTCCATCGGGGGGATCACGACGATCCCGAGCGCGTTCGGGCCGCAGACCTCGTGGAACACGTCGCGCGTCTGTTCCCACGTCGGCATCTTGTCATCGTCGCGGGATAGCGACACGTGCTCCCAGACCTCGCCGTCCTGCTCGACCGCGATGGAGTGGATCAGGTGCAGCCTGCGCGGCCCGTGTCGCCACGCACCGAGCCCGTCCCCGCCCTTGGTGACCTGCTTCCAGCGGTTGCGCTGCAGGTGTGCGCTGGCTGCCCGCAGGCGATCCTGCAGCGCGGCGACATCGACCATCACCGCACCCTCATCGAGCGTTGCCACTGCCTCCGCAGGGCGTTGCGGATCTCCGGGGCGGTCGCGCTTCCGGCGTCACCCAGTTCGCGAGTCAGCCGCAGACGCTGCGCGGGGTTCAGCTTTGAGAGCGCGTTCTCGACGGTCTTCGACAGGTCCGGATTGTCGAGCAGCGCGTTGCCCATCGCCGTCAACCGCCACCGTTGCGTCCACACCCACGTCCCGTCAGTCTGCTCGATCCGCTCGCGCTCACCGCGTTCGATCCACCCGTACCGGCGCAGCCACGCGAGGCGCGGGCCGACGCCGGACTTGCGGTCTGACTGGTCCATCTTCTCGCCCAGTTGGACGCGCACGGCGTAGGTCGAGGTCCACCCGTTCTCGTCAGCGAGGTCGTCCAGGATTCCGAGGATCTCGGAGTCGGAGATCCCGAATAGGCTCGCGTCAACGCGACCGTTTCGTGAGGCGCTCATGCGTTCAGAGCCTCACGGGTCAGGCGGTAGAACTTCGAGTTGCCCTCGATCCGGGATACGCGCAGCACGTTGCGCTGGCGAAGCTCCTCGAACGCGAGCGCGCTCATCCCGGAGGTCATCGTCCCGCCGGACGGCAACTGGCTGTACGCGGCCCGGAGGTCAACCTGGCGGAACTCCTCGTGGTCGGCGGCGTACTCGCGGACCAGCGTTTCGATCTCACCGATGCGTTCCTCGCTCAGCTTCGACGGCTTCGTGCGCTCGCCCGACTGGCCTTGCTTCGGCCTCCCGGCTTTCTTCGGCTCCCCGGTGAGCGCTGCCAGCGCTTTCTCGTAGGTGCGTAGCTCGGTGACGATCTTGTCGCGCACGAGGTCGTGTTTCGCGAGCGCGTTCTCCCGGTCGGTGACCAGCGCGTGTAGTTGCAAAGCGATCTCGCTCGCCTGCGGCAGCGCGGGAGCGTCGCCGTTCTCATCGGACATCTGGGGTTCCTCTCGGTCGGGCATACAGACACTCGCGAGTATAAACGCCCGACGTGAGCTACGCGGTCCTGCGTGTCAGCGCGTCGGACCCGATTCGCAGCAGCCGCTCCCTGACGTTCCCGGCGAGGATCACGACACGCTTGGCGTCGAAGTCCGCAGCGAACACCTCGGGCACCAGTTCGCGCAGCCGCGCCGGGCTGCCGTCGTACTCGTCGCCCGCGAGATCCTCCACGATGGCCTGAGCGCTCGTGTGCGGCCCCGTGCCGCCGTAGCCGAACTCGAACTGGCCGTCTTCGCCGGGCGCGAGGTCGCGGCGCTCACCGTCGGCGTCAACGTGGTACAGCCGTACCTCGGTTTGCTTGGGTCCGTCGGCGTTGAACTTCTCGGCCTGCTCGCGCTCCCAACCGTACACGTTCACCCACCGCTCGACGGTGATCGGCTCGCGGACGATCTCGAAGTGCTCACCGAGGGGTTTCAGCCAACCGGCGGCGTACACGTACCCGTATGACGCCTGGGTCGAGCCGACGATGATCCCCTGCTCATCCTCGTAGAGCACCAGTTCCTGATCGAAGTCCTGCCGAAACATCCAGTAGTTCTCGCCGAGCCACTCGCGCATCTTCGCGATAGCGCCGGTGCCCTCCGGTGAGCCGTTCAGCCACGCGACCAACTTGCTCTTGGCCTCGTCGTTCTCGGCGACGAGATCCTGACGGTCCCAGACGAGGTCGCTCGGGGCGATCAGCCGCGCGCCCCACGCCGTTTTGATGTCTTTCGGAACGCCGGTCCGGCGTCCGTAGGCCAGGTCATCCATGCTTCCTCCTCGGTCGTTTCTCTACATCCAGCTTAGCACACAACGCGCGTTAGAAGCAGGTGTCGCAGGTGCAGTGTGGCTGCTTGCCGCTTCTGCAGGTCGCCATCGCTTTGTGCCTCGGCATGAACGGGTCGAGCAGCGGGTGCTCAACGATCTCGCGACACTGCTCGCAGTTGGGGTCGTAGATGCCGAGCTTCTCCCAGCGCGCGAGGCGCTCCTCGCGGGTTTCGCTGGCCCCGAACGGCGAGATCGCGAACACGGTCTGGTTGCCGTTCTCGTCAAAGCGCTCGACGCTGCGGTCAATCAGCGGTTGTCCCATCAGTCCTGCCACCTCCTGGTTCCGGCTTCCTCGAACTCCTCGCGGGTGATCTCCTGCACCTCGGCGAGCGGCACGAACCCCGGCTCGCCACGCGGCTCCATCACCGAGTAGCACCACGCACAGAAGCTCTCGCGCATCGACCAGGCGTAGCGGGCGGAGTCGGCATCCTCGCCGTACAGACGGATGCTGTACCCGTAGATCGTGATCGCCTTGGCGGGTGCCATCGAGACGTACACGATCCCGTCGCGCTCGAACGGCTCCTGCGGGTTGCCGCCCCAGCGGCGTTTGAAGTAGAGCGGCTGGCCGTCGAGCGCGAACGGCGCGTCCGGCTCGGCCTGGTAGTCGAAGGTCGTGCTCATGCGTTCGCGAGATCGTCGTGCATCCGCCCGATCTCGGTCGCCCGGCGGATCTCGCGCAGGTCCGCCTGATCCTCCAGGTAGCGGGCGTTGAGTCGCATCGCGGCGATCTCCGCGTCAGCGAGCGACGGGTAGGTCTTCGCGTTCTGGGTGCTGTTCGGGTAGCGCTGGTCGATCACCTTGAAAAACGGCGTGTTCAGCGCGTAGGTGGTGGTCGCCTCGTATGGCAGGTTCATCTAGCCCTCCTCGGTCGTGGTTTGCAGCCGGTCGATCAGCGCGTCGATCCGCGCGTCCATGAGATCGCCCAACGTGGGATCCCTGTAGCGCCACGTGGCGAGATCGAAGTCGAAGTCGTAGAAGGCGATCAGCGCCCGCTGCGCACGGTCAAGACGCTGGAACGCTCGGGTCGCGTGCGACCGGTTCGCGGGGCTGCGCCCGTCCTTGACCGCCACCACCTGGAACGTCGCGTCGGCTTCGAGCACCGTGCGCACGAGCGCTAGCTCGCGCCGGTAGAGCTTCGCGTCGTCACCGTCGGCGCGGAACATCCGGCGCTGCTCGGCGGCGATCAGCTTGACCTTCGACTGCTGCTCGGCGCTGTACGCGCGAGCCCAGGCGACCTTGCGTTTCATCAGCTTGCTCACGCGGCGGTCTGCTCCTCGTAGAACCCCTGCGCGCGCTCCTGTGTGGAGAAGCGGTGAACCTGGATCGCCGCGCCCTGCTTGATCGTCACGATCCAGTCGGGCGTCCGTTTGGTGGTCGCGGTTCGGTGGTCGATGTACGGAGCGGTGACGGTCCGCTCAGAAGTGGTGCTCATCATGGCTCCTCGGTCGGTGCGGCCTCATCACCGCACCTACATCATAACACACGATGCGTGTTAGGACAAGTCCGCCATGCAGGTCGAGAGCATCTCGCGCACGATGTCGCGCTGCTCGTCACGATCCAACCCCACCCAGGCGTACAACCAGAGCGCGCTCTTGGCCTCGGCGTGCAGCCGCGTCTGCTCGATCCGATCCTCGATGGTGCCGAACTCGATCCCCTCGGCGAGCATCACGTCGATGTGCTCAGGGTCCATTGCAGGCGCAGTCTCGCACCTCCCAACCCTGAAAACTAGAGCGTCTGACGTGAGCTTTCCTCGCAATTAGCGGGATTCGGCAAGCTCGCGCGTCTCGATCCCCTCGCGCTCGATCAGCGACTTCGCGAACGAGATCGCCTGGCGCGCTCTGTTGCGCCGGAAGCAGTAGCTCTCCGCCCCCTCCAACTCATCGCAGTCGAGCCAGCCGGTGAACACGTCGCTGCCCATCCACTCCTCGATCTGCTCGTCGGTCGTGAGCCCGTTGATGTCGAGCGCCCGGCCGTCCGGCAGGGCGACGTAGACGTGGTCAAGCTCGCCGTCGCGCCAGGCTCCCATCAGTTCCGCGCCGGGGATCAGTTCGCACAGCGCGAGCGCAAGGCTGTGGCAGTGGCCGCGTGAGAACACGTCATGCGCGTTCTCGTCCAGGACGCCGGGTTCAAGCTCAATCTCTGTGTCGCGCCCGAACCATCCGTTGTAGGTCCAGGTGGACAATTTCTACCTCCTCGGTCGGTTGGAGGGGGAGCGTTTCCCACTAACATCCTAGCACAAAACGTGCGCTAGCGGAAACTATTCATGCTTGAATAGTTTGCTGCAGCTACGAGAAGCGGCCGTTGACCAGAACCAAGCAGATCGCGTACGTCGCAAAGACGCAGAGGAAGTACAGGAAGGTGCGGCTGGTCAAACCGCCCGGATGGTACGGCTCAGGCTCGGCAGAGCCCCAGATACGTTGCCGCCGCCGCGATCACGGTCGGCAACCCGATCCAGAAGATCAGCGGGTCCACCGTCACCGCGAGAATCGAGAGGATCGGAACGGCGACCCAGCGCGCGAGCCCCCACACGGCGCGAGCCTCGGCTCCGTGGTCGCGCAGGCGTTCGGCCAGTTCCTGCGGCCCCGGTTCTGGGGCGCGCAGACGTTGGCGTTCGGCCTGCTCCTCCAGACGCCGCCGTTCGGCTCTGCGCCCGCTCGCTCTGCCGAGTAGGAGCCAGCCAAGCATCAGCGGGAGGGCACCTCGCCGTCGAGCGGCACCCCGAAGCGCTGCAGGATGACCATCACGCCCCACAGCACCTTCAGCAGGTCAACCTCAGCGTCCGCGACAGGCCCAACGGCGGTGTAGTCACCAGTCGAGGCCTCCAGGTCGTACGCGCGTTTCCACGCTCTCGCGAACGTGTTGTCGTCCATGTGCGCAAGCGCGCTCGACACGTCCTTGCCTCGGTACTCGCACTCGGCGCAGTGGTCGTGAAGGATCTGCCGGGCGTCGAACCCGTCGAGCCCGTCGTGGTAGCTATGCGTCACGGTTCTCCCCCTCGGTCGGCTTGTCGGGAAAACGCTGCAAATACTGCGGCGAAGCGATCAGCTTCGCCCCCTGGTTCAGCACCTCGGTAACGGAATGCCACGAGTCGTACAGGTACACGGGAACGTCCACCGTCAGCGCTTCGCCGAGCCCCAGCGTCAGCGCATCGTCACCGAGATCAACCTTCAACTGCTTGGTGAACCACAGGTGCGCAGCGCAGCGGTAGAGCGGGTCATCGCGCATCAGATTCTGGGCCAGGATCCGAAAGACGGCGATGCCCTTCGGGTCAAGCTGAGGGATCACCTCCAGCGGAAGCTGCTTCTCGTAGCCGTGCTCTCTGCCCAGCGCGTACACCGTGAACACGCCCTGCAGATCGACTGCTTTGGCGTCGTCAAGCACGTGGCGTCCTGTCCGGCATGCGCTGGATGAACTCGCGCTCGCGCAGCGCCGGGTAGATGCTCGGCGCGTGCTCGCGCCTGCCGTTGCGCCGCCCATCCTCGTAGGCGGGCGAGCGGTCAAACTCGGGGTCGTCGCTGTGACGCTGGTAGAGCTTGGTCGCGAACTCTGGGGCACCGAACGCGAGCGTCAACGCTGGCTGGTCGCGCGTGAAGTTCTCCAGCGCGTCAGCCATCCCGTCAGCGAACCCCTGCCCGTACGGGATCAGGTCTTCGTTCAGCAGCGGATCGTTGGGGTGGGGTTCGCGCTGCTGCTGGTAGCGCATCGCGGCGAACGCGGCGTTTGGTGCGGTGTAGCCAAGCTGCAGCTTCTCGCGGTCGCCGCGCATCAGCGCAGCGGTCGTTTCGCGCAGCGACATCTCATACGGTTCAGCCATCCGGCTCTCCTCGGTCGGGTAGACCAAGGGTAGCACACGACAGGAGCTACGGGAAACGCATGTCGCTGTGATGCTTGGTGCTTGACCGACGCGCCGTGAGCCTCACCTCGAAGATCACCAAGGCGCTCATGTCCACCACCCACACCCGGCCCTCGTACGCGGCGCGGTACGCGGGCTCTGCCCACTGGATCGTACGCTTCCACTCGTGGCGCTCATCGCGGTCATGCGGCCAGCGGATCCGGGCGACCGCCCACGGCCACACCCGGCTCCAGTCGGTAATCCCCTGCATCTTCTTGCGGCCCAGCAGCACACGAATCTGCTCCGCCGGGGTCATCGCCCGACCCGTGAACTCGTCGGGATGCCCGCGCGGCAGACTAGCCTGCAGCGGCTCCAGTATCGCCCCCACTTCCTCCGGTCCTTTCATCGTCGGACTGCAAGTCACGCGGAACCCCGAAGTCGGCAGCCAGTTGCGGGTCGATGGGAGGTGCCCCTTGATCCCACCCCGGCGGCGGTGTCCACGTTTGCTTGCCCGCACCCTTGCGATAGCGCAGCGGTTCCGGGGAGCCCGCCTCGAACGGCACGTCGATTCGCATCCCGGCGTCACGAATCTGCGTTTCGGTCATCCCCCCGGCCGGTAGCTCACTGGCCTGCGGGGGGTTCGGCAGGTCGCTGCTTGAGTCCGCTTCGCTCAACTGGTTCAAGTCCTGCAGCCACTGCGGGTCGTCGCCCGCGAAGTCCTCGTCCACCGGTCCTTCGGGCTCGGCGACGCCCTGCACCGGCTCGGTCAGACGGTGCCTGCCGCCGACCATCCCGGCGATCTCCTCGGCGCTGGACGGCCACAGGTCATCCTGCGCCTGGGGGTTGGTCATCCACCCGTTGTCGTTCTCAGAGAACGTGTCGCCGTCACCCGGTCCTGTCTGGCGGTACGGTGTCGTCCCGTCACGCAGCCAGTAGGTGTAGTCGCCGCCTTCGTAGTCCGATCTTGGTGGTCCCGGCAGCGGGCGTTGCGGCAGTGTTTGCGACGGGTCCGTTTCGCGGTTGACCGTCCCGCCTGGATCGACTGGTGCGAGCGGGTCGCGGGCCTCGTCCAACTCGTCGGCCATCACGCCACCCTCGGGCGCAGCACCCCGGTGAGCCGATTGCCCCGACGGGCGCGGTTACCTGTTGGTTCCTGGGTGCCTGCCAGGATCGCGTTGGTGCGCGCGGTCAGGCCCTTCAGTTCTCTGGCGGCAGCGCGCTGCTCGTCGCGGGTGCCGAGAATCACCTCGTGCGGGTCCGCGACGAGCCCGCCGTGCTGGGACACGCCCCACGCCCGGTCGTAGTACGGCTTCGCGGCTTTCTGCAGGTCCGCGACAACCTGTTTCTCGGCCGGTGTCGGCTCGCGTTTCTGCTGTTTGGCAAGCTCCTCGACCTGGCGTTCCAACTCGTAGTAGTGGTGGCCCGGCCCGATCTCCTTCGTCCACCACAGCGGGTTGGTGTTGACCTGAAGCTCGGTCGTCAGCCCACCGGCGGACTCGGGTGCGCGCAGGATCAGGGTCGTGTCGCCGTACCCGTTCTCCGTCGAGCGGTTCGACCCGTTCGCGTCCACCAGACGGCGTTTCATCCGCTCCACCGTCCAGCCCTTCGCAGCGACCTGCTGGCGGATCGTCGCGAGCGTGTGTTCGAGATCCTGCGCGGTCGGGACGGTCACCGTCGCACGAACCGCGTCGTGCAGGTCAGAGAAGTCGTTCGCGTGACCCAGCGACGCCTGCTTCGCAATCGCTCGCTTCAGGCTCTTGATCGGCGCGACGATCAGGTGCGGCTGGTCCATGTTGTGCTGGATGTCCTGCCCGGTCTGCTGGAAGCTCTTGCCCTGCGAAATGTCGTGCTTGGTCCCGCCAAGCTGGTCGATCACGCCGGTGCCGATGTCGAGGATCTGCTGCAACGCCGGAAGCGTTTTCGACTCGCCTCGCGCGAGAAGCTCCTGCGGGTCGCTGACCGGCTGTTTCTTCTTCTCCCCGTCGCCGGTGATCCCGAACTGGTCGCGCATCGACTGAAACTCCTTCGAGACGTTGCGGCCCACACGACGCTCGACCTCGGGGTTCGTTCGGGTCGTCTGCCCGCCCGTTTTCCAGACGCCGCGCTTCGGGCCTGCCACGTCACGCACGCCAGGTAGCTGCTCGTGCGCCTTGGCGAGCACCTGCGCGTACGCGCGGTCGGCAGGGATCGCGTAGTCCGAACCGTCGAGCTTCTTGTCCTCCGCGCCCGACGGGAAGCTGATCTTGCCGTCCGGCAGCGCTTGGGCTACGAGCCTCGGTGGGTTCGGTCGGCCGGACGCTTCGTCCAACCCCTGGTTGGTGTCGTACACGTGGACTCGCGCGCCCATCTGCGCCGCCTTGTCCATCACGCCGGGGATCGTCGCGGACACGTCGCGGTGGACCGCGCGCATGATCACGTCGGGGATCATGCGACCGCCCGCCTCGGCGTTCGCACGCGCCTTCTCGGCACGGTCCTTCGCGCGGCTGATCGCGTCGTTCGTCGGCGTGCTGACGTAGGAGATGCGCGGGTTGACGTACCCCGCGTCGGTGAACGACTTGACGCGCTTGGCGACCTCGTCGGCGTTCGTGTTCGTGATCCCGTCCACGATCACGTTCAGCTTGCGCTTCTGCGCCTCCGCCATCACGTGCTGCGCGATGTCCCACGCCTCGGCGTACACCCGCAGGTTCGCCTCCGGGTCATCCGCCGAGCTTGCCTGAAACTCGGGTAGCTCCGCCTTGATCAGGTCCGGGTCGAGGAGCAGCGCGTTCTGAGGCAGCGCATCCGGGTCGTCAGGGTGCTTCTGGCTGAGCATGTGCAACAGCCCGCCCTTCCCGGCCGCGTACCCACCGCCGGTGAACATCACGGTCGGCTTGCCGGACGGCGCTTTCAGATACGAGTTCGTTTTGCTGAGCCCCCGGTCGTTGCCCTTCGCGTCCAGGTTGTGCTCGCGCAGCATCATGTCGATGATCCGCGCGTGCAGCTTCGCGCGGGACTGGTCCCACGTGCCGTCCGGGTTGCGGTACATCTCAGCGGTCGTCGGCCTGGTGGTCGCATCCTCCGCGTACGCCAACAGCGTTTTCTGGGACACGCGGCCCGCATCGTTGAAGTGAACCTCCGCTTGGCTCAGATCATGCTCACCGCGAACCTGCCCAGCGGCCGGGGTTGAGCGTGACAGCCCGACGCGACGCACCCGGCGGCCGATCCGCTTCTCCAGCGACTTGGTGCGCCGTTCGTACAGCGCCGACTGGCCGTGCGCGAGCGTCTGCTTACGGTCGTGGATCGCGTTGGTGTGCGCCTGCTCCTTCGCGAAGTGCTCCGCCGCCGCCGCGTGGTCACCACGTTTCGCTGCCGCGTTGCCCGCCTTGCGTTCCTGGGTCGCGAGCCGCTCCAGGCGCTGGCGTCCAGCGAGGTGAACCTTCTGCGCGTCGGTGGCCTCCTGTTTGAACTGGCGCAGGCTCATCGCCTCCGGGAGCGTGCCGCCAGTCTGCACCGCCTTACCCGCAGGATGCGGTTCGGGGGTCGCGAACACGGGAAACTTCCCGCCTCTGACGCCAGCCCGGCGGCCCTTCAGCACCTTGATCTCGCCCGGCATCCGCTCCGTCGGTGGGCGCTGGATCGTTTTCAGACGCGGGCCTGAGTGAACCGCTTTCGCGATCCGGTTCTGCGGCACGACCTCGTGGGAGCGGAGCTTCGCGTCGGCAAACGCGCCGCCGAGCTTGTCGATCCACTTCCCGCCACGGCCGCGCGGGTGCAGCACCTCGGTCCAGTCAACCTCCTGCAGGCCGGTGAGCGCCAGGTCGAGCACGCCTGCCTGCTCCCACAGGTCAAGTTCGGTGTGCGACACCCAGCCGATCCGGTCCAGATCGTCGGTGGTGGCGAGCCCCCGGCGCAAGAACTCCTCTCGGAGGGTGGCGTTCTCGCGCGCAATGGTGGCAGCCTCCATTTGGGCGGCAATGCTAACGCCGCTGCAGGCGGTTACCTCAGACGAACGGTGAGCGCTCCTGCGGGCGCGTCAACCGCCACCACTTCCGTGCCTGCTCCACTTTCTGTCTGATCGCGGGTCGCTGGTCCTCGTAGATGCAGTGGTCGCACACCGCTTCGAACTGCAGCAGCCGCTCTTTCGCGAACCGGCCGCAACACCGGCAGCGACACTGGTGCAGCGCATGTCGTTGGCTGGCCTCGCGGCGGTCGTCGTCCACATCCTGCGGTGAGACGAACAGTCGCAGGCTGCTTCGGTCGGGCATGCGCGGACTCTATCGTGCGCTTGCGACCCACTCTCGATAGAGGCTCATCACCTCATCCGGCGCGTAGCTGCGCGCGTCCAGGTCAAGCCACTCCAGGAACCGTAGTGCGCGGTCCTCCGAGGACTCGCCATCTTCGCCTTCCTCGAACACCGGTCCGAACGCGATCCCGGTCACGCTGTCGTACAGCACCGCGACCTCGCGGGAGTCGCCCGTCTCAAACCCGATGATGATCCTGACGCTCACGTTGATCCTGCGACCCCCAGGACTTGGTGGTCCACCGTTGTCCTGGGGGTCGGTAGGTCAGGCGATCAGGTCGCCTGAATCCGGACGTGCATCGCCTTGCGGTTCAGCACGACGCGGACCTGGTGCCCGTTGCGGATCAGACGGCGCAGAACGCCGCATGTCTGGCCCTTCCCATTCAGTTCGCGAATGAGAACCTCACATGAGGTCTTCGAGCCCTTCGAGTTGAGCCACAGCACGTTGCGATGACCCTTGCGCAGGTAGCTCACTCGCTCGCCAACGAGGCAGCGCAGCACCGGCGGCTTGCTACCAGTGGGGGCCACGTACGGAGGCGGCGTGTCAACGACAGGCATCGGGTAGACGCCCGGCATCGTCGGGGTCGTGACCGGCACGACAGTCGGCGCTGGGGTTGTCGCCCCGGTGCCTGAGCCCGTCCCTGAGCCCGTGCCCGTAGCGGGCGGGATGACCGGCAGCGGCGGGGTGCCAGCAGTGGCGTTCGTGAACGTCACCTCGGTCACACCAGCGCTGATCGTGGCTGTGATCGTCCCTGCGGACAGGCTGTCCGAGACGAAGTCGGCCGATGGGTCAACCGCTTCGCCGATGACCGACAGTCCGGTCGTGGGCGTTTCGGTGATCGTCTCGGTCGCGCTGAGCGGGAACGAGCCCGCGATGGCGCAGAAGCCAGCCGGGACGCTCAGCGTCTGGCCGCCGATGGTGAACTTGAACACCTGGCCGACGGTGACGCCGGTACCCGCGTTCTTGCAGACCTTCAGCAGACCCGGTGCGGCCGGGACGTTGGTGTAGAACACGTCCGTCTCGCCGGACCCGAGCGTCACGCTGACGTTCCCGCCATTGAGGTCGGTCGAGCCTGGCACCGCGCGGTTGTCGGTCACGTTGATCGCGCTGACAGCCGTGCCTGGGACGGCGGTTTCGTGGATGTTCAGAACGGTCCCGCCTGGGTACGGAGTCGGGATCAGCACACAGCTACCTGGGAACGGTTCGGCAACGGCGGTGTACGTGTTGCCGCCGACCGTGAACGAGTAGATCGTCCCGTTCAGGCTGGACGCCCCCGCGATCTTGCAGATCTTCAGCCGCGAGGTTGAGTTGACGAACGTCTCGATGACTTCGTTGTTGACATCGGTGCCCTGCGGGACGTTGACCTCGGTCGTGTCAGCGGCGAGGTTGTCGGACAGCAGGTCGGTCGAGGGGATCGTGGAGACGGCCACCAGGTCGGTGTTGTTCGACCCGATCTCGTTGACCTGATCCGTTCCGGCTGGCACCCGGAACGAGTCCGAGCAAGCGCCGACCGGCACGCCCGAGACGACCTTGTCGAAGCCCATCGGCCCCTTGACCTCGAACGTGAACGTGCCCGTCAACCCGGAGCCCTGCGCTGCTGATTTGCAGATCTCCAGAGTGCCGAACATCTCTTTGTTCGTGTATTCGACCGTGGTCGCGGTCGAGATGTCGCCCGCCGCGACCGTGACCACATCCGTGCGTGTGCTCAGGTTCGAGGACACGAGGTCGGCCTGCGGGATCGTGTCGGTCGCCGTCTCAGCCGTGAAGGTGTTCGACGCCTCCACGACCGTGTGGTTGCCAGCAGGCACCTGCAGCGGTGCCGAACACTGCCCGGTGAGCACAACTACCTGGTGCCCATCGACCGTGAACGTGAACGGCCCCGTCACCGGCGCGGTGGAGTCTGAGTGCTTGCAGATCTCCAGGAATCCGGTTGGTACGGCGGTCGGTACGGACGCGCTCGCGAGCGCCGGTACGACCAGGGCGGCGACAGCGACAGCTACCGCCACCAGAATGACTTTCTTCATGCGAAGAACTCTCCCGTCACAAGATTTACAGAGAAACAGTTGATCCGTTGTGTCTCGTTTCTGCTAATTGCCCCCTCCCGAGCCCAGCGTCTGCGCAGCGGTTAGCTGCTCCACTTACACAGACAGTGGACTTAGATCAGCTTTACCAGGTGCCACGGTGCCATCGCGGCGGGGGGATCTTACTCCCTGTGACGAACCCAACCAGGGTTTTTCTGGTGATCGTCTGTGGTCACCTCTCGCGCTCCCGATAGCCGCAGCCGCAGCACACGCGGTAGATCCGCCACGGCAGCCAGCCACGCACCCGAATGAAGTTGTGCCCCAACTCGCCCCACTTCGGACAGACGCTCATGGCGGCGTGCGGTTCGCGTCGGGGTGAGCGGCAAGCCAGTTCCGGTGAAGTTCTGGCGTAAGCCTTGGATCGGGTTCCTTCGTCGCCCACAGGCGACCCCGATGCGCGTTCCCTCGCGGCGTATGACAGCGCTCGCCGACGCCTGCGCCGCAACTAGGACAGCCAATCGCAAGCGCATACCGTTCTGCCTGCTCGCTCAAATCACCACAGCCCTTCGGCAGCCGTGCGGAGGTCGGCGATGAACTCCTCAACCTCGTCGCGCGAGTACAAGGCCGGTCCTTCGCTGTCGGCTGTCCCACCGTTCGCGCGGTACACGACCAGCACGCGGCGTTGGCGTTCGCGTGTCCCGTCGCCCCAGACCTGCTCGGCGATCACCCAGCCCTTGTCCTCGTCAACCACCCTGTCCCCCGTTCGTGAGCGGGGCTCGCCCGAACAGGATGCAGATCGCCTCGGAGGCAAGCGTGTCGCAACCCGCCTCGCAGATCTCCCACGGCTCCGTGTGACCCAGCGCATCGTGCAGCCGCATCGACAGGCCCCAGTGGCGCTCAATCGGGATGTGCTCAAAGTCGAGCGTGCCGCCAGGCTCGGCCATCAGTTCCACGGCGCGGCTCGGCGCATGTCGGCAAAGTGATCGTCGGGGGTGATCTCCGGGTGCATCCACTTCCAGATCTCCCAGCGCCCAAGAGCGAACACGAAGCCGATGCCGACGCCGACCGCGACCCCTTCCAGCGGCGTCACCGACACGAGCGTCAGGACGCCGAACACGACGGCGGCGCTGAGCAACGCGTTCGGCCAGTAGCGCGGTGTCCACGCCCGGCGGGTGCGACTGTAAAACCTACTCATCGCCCACGATCCCGCGTCGTCGGCATTCGCGTTCAAGCTCCGCCATCAGCGACCGTTCGGGCTCGATCCCACGCTTGAACTGGTGGCGGCGATCAAGCTCCTGGAGGATGTCCAGCAGGCAGTAGGCCTCGGCGTCGCTGAACCCGTCCCAGCGCTTGCGGCGGTCGCGGCGACGCAGGCGGCGCGGCTGTCTCGGCACGTCGGACAGCGTGGCATCCATCTGCGGCATCCGGAAGACCGTGGTGTCGTCAGCGTCGGCCATACGGCCCACCCGCGCGGTTGACCGCGTCGATCAGGTCCGGCATCGCGTTGAGAGCCGCCTGCCGGGAGATCGCCCGCATCCTGACCACGTCGCACGCGGCCTCCTCGATGTCGAGCAACTGCTCCAGCCGCTCTGTGCGCCAGCACGCCCTGAAACGCTCCCAGCGGGTTTTGGCCTGGTGGTAGCGACAGTAGGTGCCGCGCCCCGATTTCAGGATCGCGATGTGGTGGGTGCGGGTGCAACGGCCCACGTAATGCTTGCCCAGGCGCATGCGGCGGACAGCGGGGCGGGCTTCACCGCGAGAGCGGTCAGCCTTCATCTCGGTCCATCACCCTAACCCCGCCTACCGGGTTCCTATCCCGGAATCGGCCTGCTGACCGGCCGATACCTTGAGCAATTCCAGCAACTCCATCGCGCGGTCGTGCGTGTTGTTGAAGTCCTCCTCGTCGCCGTCCGGCGTGACCCATTCTTTGTACTGGTGCTCAGCGTCGGCGTAGACGCCGTCGATCTGTTTGTGACCCGCGACCCAGCGCACAAACTGGTTCAGCCACACGGCCTCGGTTTTCAGCCGCTCGTTCTCGACGGTCAACTGCTCGATCACGCGCTCGGCCGCTCGCATCGCTGGCGGTTGAGGCATCAGTCAGTCGGCCTGCTGCTCGGCCGATGTCTCTGAGGTCTTCGTGCGCTTGGCGTTAGCGCGACTGATCGCCACCTGCTCGCGCACACGCAGGTCGGGGTTGCCCTCGTTCGCGTCGGCGTAAGCGCCGGGACCGATCACCTCGTCGCAGACCTGCCGGGCGATGTCCCACATGTGATCTCCTCTCGGTCGGGAACCGGTTTGGAGCATAACGCACGACGGGTGATAGAGTCCCGCGCTTCCTTACCGGTCGTTTAGCCACCAACGAAAGGAGCCGCACCACACGACCAACTAGCTGAGCCCCCGGAACGTAAGCGAGTACGGGAACAGGCTCGGCGTGCTGATCAGTGACCTCAGACCGTCAGGAGGAGTCTTTGAAACGCTTGACTCTCGCGGCCAGCATCTTTGCGCTGGCCGTTGCTCTACCTGGAGCCGCCGACGCGCGGTTATCCGACGCGCAGTACCACGCCTACTACCACGCCTACGCGCACGTGGTTCAGCAGTTCGGCCTACGCGCCGCCGGTTGCAAGCTGATGGGTGCGGACCGCACCTGCCACGAACAGCCAACCGACCAGCGGGTGCTGGCCTCGACGGACGTGCTGCACAGGATCGTCGGGCCTGTCGCGTACCCAGCAGCGGCGCACCAGTCGCATCACTTCCGTCCGAACCTGCCCGCGAGCACGCCGTCGGTGCCGACCCCGGCGATGAACGGACCGGTGCTCGCGTCCTACTACGACCTCTCCGGTGATGGTGCGTGCGGCGCACCGGCGCAGTCGGGCTACCAGTTCGCTTCGCTGATCCTGCCGTGCGGGACGCGGATCGTGATCTGCAACGGCTCGACGTGCGTGACCGCGACGATGAACGACCACGGCCCCTACGTCGCTGGGCGCACGTTCGACCTGAATGTGGCGTTGAAGGATGCGCTGGGCTGCGGCGGGCTCTGTGAGGTGACCTGGCGACCAGCCTAGGATGTGTGCTGCGCCGCTCTCCCGTGCCCTTTCGAGCGGGACGCTCGTCGGGAGAGCGGCGCGAACGAATCTGTGGCGCAGCCGCCCGGCGGCCGGATCATCTGGCGGGTGCTCGCGTTCATGATCCGCGTTGACGGTGGGGTGGAGATCTCCGGGAACGTTCGCGACCTCGCCGACCTGATCGGCTGGATCGCGGTCGCGGTCAAGCACGGTGAGGCGACCGCCGCGTACGTGACCGACGAGACGCTCACGAGACTGCGAATCGAACTGCTGGACTAGTCGATCAGCAGTCGCTGGCCCATGCCCATCCCCAGGCCGCGTCCGAACCTTTCAAAGCACGGAACGCATTGATACGCCCACGGTCCCATCGTGGTCGCGGCATCGTACGCTGCCGGTCGTTCCTTGCAGATGTCGCAGGTCGGTCGTTCGCTGAGCACGTCGGTGGCGGTGTCGTCGTACAGCACGCGGCATTCCTCTCGGTCGGTGTCCCACCACCAGCATAGCGCACGTCGTGCGTTAGCGCAATGGTTTGCGCGACACGCCTACGACGCGAGGTCCAGCGACCCCTGGCCCGTCAACCCGCGCTTCATCTTCTGCACACAGTCGTCGTGCGCGAACACGTCGAGGTAGCGGTACACAACCCGGTCGGACATGTCGCGGCGGTTACCTGACGCGCGCAGCCGCTTGCGGGCGGTGAAGCACGACGTGGCCTGCCACACCTGCAGCCCATCCGGGTCAATCGGCTTCTTGCAGAAGAAACAGTTCATGGCTCTCCTCGGTCGCGGGACATCCCGTCGCGAAATGTACGCGCAGCCGCAGACACCGCCCTTCCAAGACGCACGAACCAGGCTCCCAGGCGTTTGCAGGCTCCCTGAGCCCACCTCAGCGCCGTGGCGGCGATCCCAGCGACCCACACGGCCCCTGCAGCGACCAGCGCGCCGAGCGCCAGCACAGCCGCCCAGAGGCGCATCAGCACCGTCGGCCGCTCCAGTTGGATCCTCGGCGGTCCTGTCTGCCACTCCGGTTTGAAGCCGCTGACCCACATCGTTTCGGACCGGTGGCAGCGTTCGCACACGCGCGTCCTTGTCGGCAGGTCCGAGCCGTTGCGCCAGTCGGAGAACTCGTGGCCGTACAGCGCGCAGCGAACCCTGCCGGTCAGAGATACTCGCGGTTGGCGATCACCTGGTCGCGGTATTTCGGTGGCAGTGTCTCGCACAGAAGCAGCCGGTCGGACGATTCGCGCGCCTGCTCGATCTCACCGAGATGCCAGGCGGCGATGGATAGCTCAAATTCGCAGCCCCATTCGTACACCCAGCGGTGGACGAACAGCGCGTCTTCGGACATCGGGATCCGCGTGCCACGCTCAGCGACAACGTGCGCGGCGGCCCAGAACGCACGGTGACGCATCCGCCACGCGATCTCGTACAGCGGCTCGGCTCTGCTCGGGCGAAAGCTCCACGCTGCCAGCAGCCGCTCGATGTCGCCGGTCAGCTTGCCGATCTCGTACAGCGCGCAGAAGTGCTCCTCGGTCCAGCCGCCGAGCGCGGCGCGGTGCTCGTAGACGCTGAGCGCCTCGTCGCGACGGCCGAGGTCGCGCAGCGTGTTCGCGAGGTAGAAGACGGTGCGCGGGTCGTTGGGGTGGCGCTCGTTCTCGTCGGACAGGAGCTTCAGGTCACGCTCGAACTTCTCCGGGCGATGCCCACCATCGCCGCTGTGCAGCACCGTGATCGACCGCAGACGCTGCGGCGGGATCTCCGCCTCGTTCGTCGCGATGTACTCGTGCGTCGGCCCCACGAAAAACCAGTGTTTGTGACCTGACACCAATCGTTTGATCCAATACTCCGGGTCACCCTCATGGCGCAGCATGTAACTATCCACCGCAAGGTTCAGTTCGACCTCGTCGTATGTGACAGTGTGGTCGGCGTCGAGCAGCAGCAGCCAGTCAGCTTTCCCGTACGCCAACTCCATCAGTTCGGTGCGGTTGTGACCAAAGTTCACCCATTCGCGTTCGTGCAGTTCACCGGGTATTCCGCTGCTTTCGATCAGGCGTTGGGTGCCGTCCTGGCTGCCGGTGTCAACGACCACAAACCTGTCCACCAGGCGGCGAACAGACTCCAGGCAGCGAACAATCGTGCTCGCCTCATCCCGAACGATCATCGCCAGCGCGATGCTCAGGACCGCCCCCGCCTTCGGCTCTCGCGTGCCATCGGTAGCAGGATCAGCAGCAGGTATGCGACACAGCCCACCTGCAACCCCGAACCGGCCATCAGGCGTCGCCCCACCATTCCTCGTCCTGGGTTTCGGTGTACCAGCGCGAGCCGTGCTGAGGCATTGGTCGTGCGCTCCGTCCGTGCGGGCCGGGGAGCGCCCCGGCTGCCCACGCTGTGCCACTGGGCGGGCATGACTGGCTACCCCGCAGGTGGACCGGGTCAGGGGTGGTGCAAGCATCGGCGATGGCGTCGAGGCGACGCAGAGCGTGCTCGCGAGCGAGGTCGTGCGTGAAGGTCATCCGCCGCTCCGAAGCGGCTGTCGGTGGGCCATCCGTACAGCCTCTTTCCACCGAGCCCATGTCCCCGACGGCGGCTCACCTTCGCGCCCTGGGAACTCGACCACCTTCTTGCAAATGGTGCAGACCGCGACACCATCGGGGTATCGCGTGAGGTCGTGAACCGGCTGGCCTGGTCGGCATACCTTCCGGACTCCTGAGCCGCCGCACGTCGGGCATGTATCGACCGGCGGGTCGTCCAGCCACTCGGGTCTGTGGCTCACGCCCGTGCCATCGCAGTCGGAGCATTGCATCAGCGTCTCCACCCGATCACGAGCGCGCGCTGGGACAGGTACTCGCCCCACTCGTTGCGACGCCACGGGCGCAGGATGATCGCCTTGCTCGCATACCGGTTGCCCTCGCGGTCCAGCGTTGTGGCCTCGTCCACGATCCGGTAGCAGGTGCCCTGAATGCAGGTCGTGACGATCAGCCGCCCGAAGCGCTGGGCACGGAAGCGGTAGCGTCGCTCGGGTTCACGGCCCGCGCTCCTGCTCGCATAGTCGTTCATGCCTGCGACCGCCACGACGACGCCCACATGAACGGGAACCCAGCGAGCTTCGCGCACTGCTCATCCTCAGGCCGGTCGCCGACGAACAGTCCCAGATGCGGCGGGTACATCTCGTCGTAGCGGTGGGCGATGTCGAGCGCCGCTTCGATCAGCAGCCCCGGCGATGGTTTGCGACACCAGCACCACGCCATCTCGGGGTCATCAGCGTGGGGGTGATGGGAGCACCACGCGAGCTTGTCGAACAGCTTGTCGGCCTGGTTGTACGTCTCGGTCATCGCAGCCTGCACCAGGCCGTAGCTGACGAGCCCAAGCGCGATCCCGCCCTGGTTCGAGACGCCGATGATCCTGCCGCCCTGGCGTTTCCAGACGCGCATCCGCTCCACGGCTTCGGGGAACACGACCACGTCCTCGGGGCCGTTCACGAACCGGCCGAGCGGGTCGTCCTTGCCTTGGCGGACGGTGCCGTCGATGTCGAGCACGAGCAGCGGCACGCGCTTCTCGACAGCAAACTCGCTGGCCCGTGCTGCGGCTTGGCTTTGGCTCATAGCCATCCCATTCGCTTCGCGGTGTTGTACAGCAACAGCCGGACCTCCGGGCCGTAGTCAAACCGTGTCGAGTTCTGCACGATGCTGCGACCCAGGTCACCGTCGGCGTGGCGGAGCGTCGCGGCTTTCCAGTCGGCGAGCATCTCCAGCACCTGGATCAGGTCCATGTCCCGCATCCCGTTCTCGAAATGCTCGGGGTGATGGTCGTTCTGGCGGTAGTGGTGTTTCAGCCCCTCGCCCATCCCGAGCAGGAAACGCTTGTACTCCTCAGAGCCGTAGGTGCTGTCTCGCAGCTTCGGGGTGTACTCGTTGAAAACCGCCAGTTCGGGCTCGACCATCTTTGACTCGTCGTGGTGCTCAGCGCGGATCTGCAGGTCCACGATCACGGCTGCCAGCAGTTGCCGAACCTCGACTATGTGATCGAGCGTGTCCCGGCGGCTGTCGTAGCTCGTTGCCTCAGCCACGCGCGTAGCCCTCGATACCGAACTCGGCGAGGAGCGCGATCACGCCCTCGCTGATCTCACGGTCGGGCATCACCACGTCGGGAGCTTCGCGCATCACCGCGCCCGAGCCCGCACCGGCCGCCTGGAACGCGATCTCGCGGACACGGTCATCGAACCCGCGTTTGCGCTCGGTGCGGACGCCCTCGTCGTAGCCGGACATGATCGCGTTCGCGAACCAGCCGATCATCGTGCCCTCGTCCGTCGGGATTCCGGGGTTCAAGCGGACGATCCGGGCGAACTCCTGCGCCCACGTCTGCGCGTCGGTGTTGCCGACTAGCTCCATCTCAACGTTGCTCACGGCATCTCCCTCGTGTGAGGCTTGGGCCTTCAGGTATCGGTAGCGCCGCTCGGCCACGCGGCCCGGTTCATCGTTACTCACGCTCACGGAAGCTCCTTCATTCGGTGATCCACACACTCCTGGAACTCCGCTGCGAACCTACCGCCGCCACGAGCCGCCAGGCCGAATATCTGCGTCACGATCCCCGCTGCGCCATCAGGGCCGAACAGGTACATCTGCTTGACGCGGTCGGTGGCGTAGTTGATCCGGCCCTCCATGATCAGCGCCATCGACGGGGCCTCGTCGCGTTTGGAGTCCACCAGGATCACCTCGTTGTAGTCGAGCAGCACCGCGCCGCGCATGTCGAGCAGCGAGTCGCCCCGGCCGTACGGGGAGCCGCCGACGCTGTCACCGCCGCTGCGAGCCGGATCGTGAAGTTGTTCGGCGTGCTCGCGCATCACCGCGCGCAGGCGTTCCACCTCACGCGCAAGGTCGGCTTTCGGCCAGTCCATCAGACGGGCGGGAGGCGGTCCGCTCACACTGTTTCCGGCAGCGCCAGCAGCGGCGCTTCTAGCTCGATCCGGCCGTCGTGAGCAAGCTCCTCGTAGACGGTCCTGTTGGTGCGCGGGTTGATCAGGTGCGGCAGGAACGCCTGCTCGAAGCTCTCCAGACCCTCGTCCACGGCCACCATCCGGGCCTTGAGGTTCCACGCCAAGACACGCCAGATCCGCCGCTCCTCCTGCGCGTACATCTCGTTGCGAATCTGGGCGACGGTTTTGACGTGCGCGCGCACCGCTTTGGCTCGCACGTCGTGCTCGTTGACGAGCGTCAGCGGCACGCGCATGCGCACGGTGTGAGCCTTGATCGTGAACGTGATCGCTGCCCACCGCCAGTTGCCTTCGCGCTCCTCACCGAACGCGAGCCGGTCAGCGCCGTGGTCTTGCAGCAGCTTGCGGATCTCCGCCTGCGAGCGTTCAACTGCGACGGTAGTGGTTGCGTATGCGGTCATGTCGCACTTGGCCCCCGGCTCGTGGCTTCGGATAGCGCTCGTCGCGTTTCGGCTTCGATCTCCTCAAGCCATGCCGACGTTTGGAGCGCCTGAGCGCTGTCGGCAGGGAGCATTTTGGCTTGGTTCATGTGCTCGACCGTGGCCCGTAAGAACACGGCGGCAGCGAAAGACAGGGTGACCGTGACTGACGCTTCGCTTCGGCCCATCAGGATTCGGACTCGGCGCACATCGGGCAGCGGTAGCGCTCGGCAAACTCGCGCCACAGGGATTCGGTCATCCCGACCTTGGCGGCTGCCGGTGGGATGTCCGGCAGGAAGTCGAGCAGCGTGCCGGTGCCGAGTGGTTGGTCGCAGGCGACGCATCGTGGGGGTTGGGCACGCACGACGCCTTGTGTTTCGTAGCTGCTCATACGCTCAGGTCGATGGCGTTGCGGTGATACCCGGAGTCGGGGTCGGCTTCGTGCTCGGCTAGCAGCCGCATCACCCGGTCGGTCACGAGCGGCTGTAGATCCTCGGGGACGCTGTCGTAGAAGGCCTCCAGCGGGATGCCCTGAAAGAACCCGCCGTCGCGGATGATCTCCTCGTCGGAGGGTTGCTTGGCGAACTCTTGCCAGAACGCCCCGTTGCATGGGTGGTCGTATCCAACGACAACTCGTTCCTGGCCGGTTGGGTATCTGCTCAGGATGATTCGGCTCACGGCATTGCTCCTCGGTCGGTGGGTAGAAAACCAACCCTAGCGTACGCACCTGACGTGTGTTAGGTTTCCCGCAACGAGCGGTCCTGAGTACGGCAGGGGAGCCGCCTCAAGCCAGCCTGTCGCCCCCGGCAGGCTCGCAGCGAACAGGAGCCCCGGTTCTGAGCACAATCAGCCGGGGCTCCTGTTTTGACATTTCGCGGCGCAACGCTCCTTCTAGGTAGGTATGGGCTACTACACGTTCGCGACTACCAACCACGCGCCGCGCTGCCAGCGGCAGATCGAGCCGGTGCTCGTCCGCCTCACCAAGGCTCGCTACAACCTTGCGCCGCTTCAGACGGTGCGTTTCACGCCTCGGTACTTCGAGCCGGTGTCGTGCACCCGGCCGATGGTTTACGGCGTCGGAGGTGTCTCGCCGCGCATTCGCATGCGCCGCCAGGATCAGCTTGGGGTGCGCCGGATGCCGACGGATCGTTACGAGCCGATTGGGTAGAAAGAAGGTGCCCTCCGGACAACGGCGTCCTTGGCCGGTGAAGCGGGGCAGGGGTGGTGGGAAGTGCTCTGGCAACCACCACCAGATGAATGCAACTGCATACCCGGTGGTGGACGCCAGCCGTGGCCGGGGGGTTCGGCTGACGCCCACCTCCTGGTTGGGAGGAGGGGCGTCGGCGCTTCGGGAGCGACCGGATTTGTTAGTAGCCGCCGACGCCGCTTGCAATGGTGCGGCCTGGTGCTTTTCGGCAGGTGAAGTTTTCGGTGCTTTGGACGGATAGGCAGGCGCGTCGGACTGTCTGGCAGGGGGGCGACAGCCGACGCGCCTAACGATTCAACGTAGGCGACCGGGCCGGACTTTGGGCTACAACGCGTGAATCGGGCGGAGGTCCACCGGCTGGCCGCACTTCTCGCAACGCACATCGGCGGCCCCGTCGTTCAGCGCGTCGAAGCTTGCGACCTGTAGCGCCTGCTCCAGGACGGCGTGCGCGCCTCCCTCCGGGCAGTCAAGTCCGTCGGGGGCGAACACCCCAAGTTCGCGCAGCGAGGCGTTCAGTGGCTTGCTCACGCGGTCGTGGGGGCGGTTGCGGGCGGGTTGGCTGCTGCCGCGTTGATGCAGGTGGGGCACACGACTTTGATGGCTTGCGGGTAGCCGGGTTCGCATTTCACGCCCTTGCCACAGATGATGCAGGGACGGATTGACCACATAGTGGTTCTGACACTCATGAATGCCGCCTTTCGGCATGCGGCGTTCAGGCCGCTTTGAGTCCTTGCGCGGCGTCGCCGAGGATCAGGTCGAGCGTTTCGATGCCGCGTTCGAGTGCTTGGGCTTGGGGACCGGTGATGCTGCCTTGACCGTGGAGCGGTCCTTGGTGTTGGGTGGCGCTTATGTCGAGCAGCCACTGGCGTAGCTCAGGCAGGGACATTGGGGGCATGCGTCCTCCTCGGTCGTAGGGATCCGGGGATGCTACGCCTCTGAGCGCGGTCGCGGAAGTGTTTTCGAGCGGGCCGTGGATCTTGCAGTCGCGGCCTGCGTGGTGTTCAGCGCAGGCGTCGAGCGGGTTCATGCGGCGTCCAGTTCGAACGGGATTTCGTCGGCGACGTTGGCGGGGGTGATTTGGATCGTCGCGTGAACGTGGACGATCTCGACACCGTTGTCGTGTTCGATGTCCACGTCGTCAAGGCTGAAGCCGGTCAGCGCGCAGCCTTGTTCGCGGGCGATGCGACGCGCCATCCGGATTGCTATTTCGGTGAAGGACTCCATAGGGCCGGTAGATACCCCATCGGTCGGACGTGCTCACACGGTCAGTTCGGGGAAGTTGCGCTCCTGGCGCTTGGCTCCGCTGGCGGCAGCGGTCAGCGCAACAGCGAGCGTTTTGCCCTGGCCGGTGTTCGTTTTGACCCACCGGCCGTACTTCTTGTCTTGGCGGCGCAGGTCGCAGAACCACGATCCACCGAGGGTGCCGGGCTGGTGGCGAACGTCTATCGCCCAGCGCGGGTAGTCGTCGTTCATCGTCTCGATGTGCGCTCGGCGTGCTCGGCGGTGAACTGGTCGGCTTCGGGGCAGTCGGCGAAGTGGTTGAGGTGCAGCGGCAGGCTGTGTTTGCGGGCGAGGTCGAGGCTGATGCCGCTGAGTGTGATCGCGAGCTTCTGTCCAAGGTCGCGGGGCGCGAGGATCAGCACGTTGCCGTTGTCGGACGGGTTGGTGTTGATCGGCGCGGTTTTCCCGGCGGCGGTCAGCGCCCACGTCAGCGCCTGGCCGCACGCGGAGCAGTGGTTGAGGTTGTTCATCCTTGGCCCATCGTTTCGATAGGGATGATCTGCAGTTCTTTGCCGTTGGCTTTGAACAGGGCGGTGAGGTGGACGAGCAGGTCAGCCATCGCGTCCACGTCATTGTTGTAGCCGTGGAGGCTGATACCGCCGTGTTGGCCGTCGTCCAGGAAGATGATCGCCTTGTCGCCGAGTCTGGTTTCGGGGTGGGCGTCCATCGCTTTGCCCATCGCGTCGCAGATTCGGGTCAGGCGGTCGTGCGGTTTGCCCTGGGTGCGTTTGAGGTGGTTGTTGTTGGCGCTCATGGCTCGGCGCGCGCTCGGATCAGCCCGGCGATTTCGATGGCGTGAACGGGGGTGACCCCGGCGCGGTTGCGTTGGAGGTCTTCGATTTGTTGGGCGGCGCGCATCAGGTTCGCCCACGTGATTTGTAGGGTTTGTTCTTCTCCAGCCGCATCTTGCCGTGCTGCGGACATTTGGGTGCTGGGTCGCCTTCTCGCTGGAAGATGCGCAGCGGTGTTTTGGCCTTGTAGCAGGCGTCACAGACATAGGCGCGGCGTTCAGACACGGCTCCGTCTCCATTGCGTGGGGTCGCGCAACCAGTCGCGCAGGGCTTCGATGGCGCGGTCACGTCTCTGTTCGGCTCGGATGTACACGCCGACGCCGTCCACGTTCGTTGCGGCCTGCGCGTCAACGACTTCTTGTGCCAGTCTCACAAGCGTTTCGGTTGGCGTTTCAGGCACTGTCGCGGACGGGGATGTGCGGGCCTTCGTGGCCTTTGGGGAGGCGGCAGTGTCCGTCTTCTGACTGGTGCCAGCACGCTTCGTAGCCGTAGATGGTTTGGTCGGGGTCTGGGCCTTCGGCTACGGCGATGCGGATGATGTCGTTGCCGCACACGGCGCACTCAATCGTGAGGGTTCCGGAGACGGCGTTGTAGACGGCCCAGGTGGGTTCTGAGGGGTGGCAGTTGCCGTGGAGGTACAGGCCGTCGTGGGCGGTGTGGTCGCAATCTGGTTCGTCGCAGCTAACGCGGTCGAGTTCTTGGCGGGTGAGGGTTCGGTCTACGGTCATGGCTGTCGCCCTTCGAGCAGCACGGTGACTTCTTCGCGGATCACTTCGCGGATGCCTGCCCAGAACGCGCGCTCGCGTGTTTCGGAGGCGAGGATCGCTGCGCCCTGGTCATGGCCGAGGTATTGCGCGGGGAGCGTGTGGATGTGGCGGATGGCTCGCACGGCTTCGGGGATCGGGTCGTCGGTCATGGCTCGATCAGCCCGCGTTCGAACTGCTTCTGGAACGAGTTGTCTGGGTCGAACTCGAAGCGGTAGGGCTCGGCTCGGAACGGAACGTCGTCGCTGTCTGGGGTGCCGTAGACGGGTTGGAGGTCGTCGGTGTCTACGGGGATGTCGGTGTCCTGGGTGTGTGCTTGGCGGACGCTCGGGTTCTCGCGCGGGGTGCTTGAGCCGCTGGTGCCGGTGCGGGGCATGATCGCGTCGGCGACTACGTCTATCGCTTCGCGCTTGTTGCCGTCTTTCTCCCATTCACGCCAGCGGAGTCGGCCGGTGACCGCGAGCCCGTCGCCTTTCTTGAGGTTGCCTGCTACCCATTCGCCCATGCCTTTCCAGATGGTGATGTTGAAGTAGCCGGGTTTGTCGATCCAGTTGTCGCCGTCTTTGGTGCGGTCGTTGACGGCGAGGCGGAGGTCGCAGACGGTGGTGCCGGATGGGAGTGTGCGGAGTTCTGGATCTCTGGTGAGGTTGCCGCTCAAAGCGACGTGGTTCAAAGTGAATCCGGGCACGTCAGTTCTCCTCGGTCGGGGGTTTGGTGGTTGGTGGGTTGATGGGGCTGAGTGCGGTGATGGCGTAGCTGAGCGGGCGGCTGTGTTCTCTGGCTTCTTGTTCGGTGATGGTGGGGAGGCGGTGTGCCGCGCGGTGGGCGCGGATCAGGTGGATGGCGGTCGGGATCAGGACGGCGAGGATGACGATAGCTACCACGGCGATGTAGACGGTTGTCACAAGTTGTGTGTTTGGGGGGGTTTGGCGGATGGGTTAGACGCGGGCGCGGGGGCGTCTGTAGTTGCACAGGCGGCAGATGCCTTCTCGGAGGATGCCCTGTTCGCAGCGTGGGCAGAGTTCGAGTGGTTGGGCGGGTAGCTCGGCGTTGGCGAGCGGGACGGCGAGGTACTCGGCGAGTGCTTGTTCCACGATGCTGGAGATTGATCGGCGTTTGCCTCGGGGAGTGAGTTCGGTTTGCGCTTGTGCTTGGAGGCGTTTGACGAGTTCGGGGTGCAGCGTCCAGTTGACGCACACGCGGATTCGGCGGTCAGTTCTGCGGGCCATCGGTCAGCAGGTAGCGCTCGAACGCAGCGGTCGCGAGTTCGCGGTCCTGGTGGGTGGAGAGCACCTCGCCGTCGGGGGCGACGAGCGCCCACCCGTCGTCGCTTGGTAGGACTCTGGTTTGGCGGCGTTGGTGGTGGCGGCAGTGGGCGCACTGGGTGGGGCAGCGCGGTCGTTTCGGGATCGCTTCGGGCATCGCGCAGTGAAAGGGGGTCTGTGAGCTTGCCTGCGGCTCGCTGACGCCCTCCGCGCTGGTCGGCGAGGGGTCGGGTTCTGGTTCGCTCACACGGCGTTAGGGGGCGTTGGTTGCCTGTTCTGCGAGTGACCGGCCGAGTTCGACCTGCAGCACCTGCCAGTGCGCGGCGACGGCGTAGCGGAGCGCGTCGAGTTCGGAGTCGAACACGACCGCGTCGAAGCTGCCGTCGTCGTTGTCCGGGTTGTAGCCGAACGCCATCCACAGGTCGCTGACTCGTTTGTCGCGCACGACATCGCGCTCGCGGGCGACGGTGAGCAGCGGGTCGGGCTCGGCGACCTCGACGGGTTCGTCGGCGACCTCGTAGCTCGCTTCGTCCACCGGGTCGATGGGTTCTTCGCCGTCGGCGAGGCGTGGAAGTCCCATCTCCAGCGCGCGTGGGCAGTCCCCGGCGTGGCGTTCGAGCGCGTCGAGGACACCGCATTCGCGGCAAGGTTCAGCGACGGCCATCGACTACCGCTGTTTGGATCCGGACGATCAGTTCGGAGGACTCGACGGCGGTCAGCCCGTCGGAGCGGACGATGTCGCGGGCTAGCTGCCCGAGGCGGCGTTCTTTGTCCTCGTCGGACTCTTGTATCTGGAGTGCTTCGGTCACCAGCGCGGCCCATTCCTCAAGCTCGCTCATTGTCTGTGCAAGCTACCACCGCAGGCTCACGGAAGGCGCTATGAAATGCCGCTGTTTGCGGGAAGTTCCCCCCGTACACGCTCACGTTGTGTGCTATGTTCTTAGTGCGGGTGTGGGAGCCCGCGAGAAGGCCCCGGCGGGACGCACAAAGGCCTCCCAGCCCAATGGCTCGCCGGGTCGCCCCGATGGGATTCCCTTCGGAGTGGAGATCCGCCGCGACGCTCATCCGCGAGCGGCGCAGCAGATCCCGGAGGGTCCGGACTCGGCTTCCGGACGGGGCACCGCAGAAGTGTGTGACGTGGGCATCCTTCAGGCGTGGAGAGCCGAGGATTGTGCCCGGAACGCCAGCGTCCGGTGTATCGAGGGGTTGATCTCCCTTGACGGGACGCAGCGACCACGGACGAATTGCCAGGAGGAGGGATCCTCGTTGTGCTGGTGAGTGAGGGCCGGTGGGTGTCCGCGTCGAGATCTTGCCGCTGTCGTCTAGCAGGTCAGGACGCCGCCCTCTCAAGGCGGAAGCACGGGTTCGAATCCCGTTGGCGGTGCTCTTACAGCGTTGCGCCTGCTGTCGCGAGGATGTTGCGCAGCGTGCCTGTCGGGATCGAGCCGGTGTGCGTTGGGACGATCACGCGCCTGCCGCCGTCGGGGTGTTCGAACACGGCGTGGCTGCCTTTCTGGCCGACTCGTTTGAACCCGGCTTTGCGGAGCATGCGGTGGATCTGCTTGGCTGTCATCGCTGGCAGCTTCGAGGGTGGGTGCGCTGCGTGGATCACGCCTGAGAGCGTGAACTCGCCGCTGCGGTTACGCGGGTGCAGGATCTCGTCCCACGCGAAGTGCGACGGGTCGCGACGTTCGAGGATCAGGGTCGCGGCGCGCATCGCTACCGGTCGGCTCAGGCCGCGCGCTTCGTGGATCGCGACCTGGTCCCAGTAGCCGGGCATGGCCGGATCGTAAGGTGGTCTGGCGACCCGGTCACAGATCGAACCGGGTCGCCTGGTTTTTGCGGAGGCTCTGGCGGGATCTGTCCCTCAGGTTGGGTCGCCGCCCTCCTCGTGCTCTACGTCTCTAACCGTGCTCGCGGGCTCGGGTGTGACATCCACCTCGTAACGTCTGACGTGTGTTGTAGGTTCCCGCGTGGCACGGCTGGTCTGAGCGCCCTCGCTGAAAATGCGGGGGCGCTGCCTTATGCGGTCTGGAAGTCGATGTGGTCGATGTCGGCCGGGTCGTACACGGTCAGCGTCGGCGTACCGCTCTCGTCGGTGGTGGTCACGTGAACGTTGCCGTCGCCGACGATCCCGATGTGGGTCACGTCGATGGGGGTGTCGGGGTCTGCGGCGAGGAACACGCGGCCGGGCGTGTCGGTGGGCCGGTACGCCATCACGGTGCTGGGGCGAACGGGATCAGGCTCGCGACCTTACCCTTGTCGCTCCCGTTCCAGGCTGTCTCGCCCTTCGGCTGCCACGTGTAGACGGTCGAGCCGTCGGTCAGGGTGACGAACACGTGCAGCACGCCCTGGGCGTTGGTCGAAGCGGAGATGCCTCGGATCTCACTGGGCGCGTCGGCGAGCTTCACGAGCTTCGCGACCTGTTTGCCAGCGGCTCCGCCGTTCCAGGCTGACTCGCCTTTCTTCTGCCACGTGTACCAGACGGCTTTGCGTTGCGGTCCGACCACGAACGTGTGCAGGCTGCCGTTGTCCGCGACGGCGGATGCGATCATCTCTATCTCCTCAGGCTTGGGCGGTGTCGGTTCGGGCGAGCTTCCGCTGGCGTGTTGTCGGGCGGCTGCCAGGATCGCCTGGAGCGGGAAACCGGGGCCGCAATCGCTGTGCCCGCCTCCTGCTGCGCCTAGCTGCTTGTGCTCGCAAACCCCGGCGCTGGCACCCTGTGCTTGGGCGTCGGACAGCGCGACTATCGGAATGCCGAAGTACGTGGCCTCCTCGGCGATCCAACGAGCTACGTTGTCGAGCATGGCGGGGTGGGCGTTCCATTCCTCCCGGCTCCAGTGCGCAAAAGCACAGATTTCCATGTTCATGCTCGGCGGGTTGTAGGCGGCACAGGTCCAGGCCTTGTCGGGCCGTCGCACGTACTCGCCGATCACCCCTGGGGTGGAGTCGATGCCGACGTGCGAGCTTGCTTGGACGTTGCCCCTGAAGTACGCCCCGAGCGCCTGAAACGTCAAGGCCCCTTCAGCGGTGTGGCAAACCAGGAGCCTTACCCGCGCGCCTCCGCGCGAGGAGTAGTTAGGGCTCGGGATCAGGGTTCGTTTCAGCGGCGGTGTCGGCATGTGGGATCTCCTCCGGGTGCGACGGTTCTTCGTCGGGCTCGGGGTTGGGCTCCGGCCAGTCTGGGTCGTTCTCCTGGTCGTAGATCGTGTGCTCGTAGTCCTCCTGGTCTGTCACTTCGTGCCTCCTGCGGCTTGCTTGGGCTGTTCGATCTGCACTGGCTCTGGGACGGGCGTGGCGGCGATCCCCTTCTGCACCTTCTGCTCCCACGCAATCCAGCCTCGCAGCCAGGACTGCTGGCCGAGCCAGACGAGCAGGCTGGTGAGCCCGAACACGAGCGCTTGGGTCAGCCACTTGGTGATCGAGGATGCGTTGGTGTGCCAGTTGGTGAGGAAGTGCAGATGGACGAATAACCAATCCACCACGGCCCCCGAGAGGATCGCGATATACGGACCGGCGAACGCGACGATCCGGTTGAGTGGCACGTTACTCATGAATACCTCACTTCTTGCGCTTGTACTTGTCGCGCAGCAGCTTGATCGTTTGCGGTCCGACAACGCCGTCGGCGGTGAGCTTGTTCTTCTTCTGGAAGTTCTGCACCGCCTTGGTCGTGCGGGCTCCGTAGTCGCCGTCGATGGCCGGTGGGATCTTCTTCGCCTTGTCGCCCTTCGGTAGGTAGCCGCCGCGCAGCAGGTAGGTCTGGACCTCTTTCACGTCGTTGCCGGTGTCGCCCTGGCGGAGCGTGCGGTCAGGGAGCTTGCCGGTCTTGCCAGGCACCACGGCGTCGCCGAGCGCGCTGGCTCGCGCGTAGCGTTGCTGGCGGTCTGTGAGCCCGTTGGTACCGCCGTTGATCCGCCGGGTCGCGGCGTTCACGTCGCGCTGGTCAGCGATGGGGTTCAGCCCGTGCTGCCACCACCACCAGGCGCTGATCCGGAAGGCGTTGCGCGGCTGTGCGGCTAGTTCCGGGTGGTTGATCAGGTCAAGGCCGAGCGCTTTGCCTGCGGCGGCGTAGTTCGTGCGGCCGGTCAGTTGGATCGGGCCGCGTCCCTTGTACCGTCGGCCGTCGCCAGGTTGGGTGTTGCCGAGATCGGCGCGGCCTTGGTACGCGGCCCCGGAGGCGATCTCCTCCATGTACTTGAGGCTGCCGCTTTCGTGTCCCACCTGGCTTAGCCACATTTGCGCGCGTTCGGGGGTGTTGATCTGGAACTCGTTCATCGCCTGTTCCATGAACGGGAGGTACGCCTGGGCGGTGTGGCGCGGTAGGCCGGGCATCGCTTTCATCAGCGTTTCGACGTTCACGCGGGCTCGTCTTCGGTGGGGTGCGCGGGTGTTTCGGACGGCTCATCGGGTGCGATGGGCACGCCGTCGTCGTCGGTGTCGGGCACGTCGGCGTCGTCCAGTTCGGTGGGGTCGTCCGGCAGGTCAGTCACGCGGCGCTCCTCGCGGTTGGGTGTGTGCCGCCGACTGTACGCCCGCGCCCGGCGCGGACCGCAATCAGGCTTCGATCTGCGCCTGCGGTCTGTGTGGCAGCAGGCGCTCGCCGGACGGTAGCTCGCGGTGCGTCATGTCGATGGGCACGAGGTTGACGATGATCACGATCCCGCCGGGTTCGAACGTCGCCGAGTGCCCGCGCTCCACCCTGATCGGCGTCAGGTCCAGTCGGCCCCACTCGCCGCGAACCTGCATCGCGCCACGGGTGATCCAGCCAACGTCCTTGATGTCCCACGTCACCGGGTCGAGGTTGCGAACTGTCAGGTCCGCGTAAAGCGCGAGCGCGATCAGCTTCGGTGGTGCCCAGACCTCGTCGGTGCCGACGGTGACGAGCGCGTGGGCGGTCACGCCGTGTCGGGCGACTGGTCTTCGGACAGGCCCGAGCGGTCCATGTCAAGCAGGTAGGTTCCGACCCGGTCGGACAGGTTCTCCCTGTCGGTCGTGTCGAGGTCGGTGTCCGCGTTCAGTTGCTGGCGGATCTGCTTGAGCCCTTCCCGGTCGGGGAAGCGGCGCTCGATCTCGTCCGCGTATGCGTTTGCGTCCATAGCGCTCATCTTAGGCTAATCCCTCGGTTTTGAATGTCCGGTCCAGGTCGCTGACGTTGATGCCCTTCTCGGCCAGCGGGCCTAGTGATGCTGCGTCTCGCAGCCGTGCCAGATACGCCTGTGCCGGGGAGATCTTCATCACTCCCAGCGCGTTGGACACGTCCCGGTGGATCCGGTCGATCTGCTCAGCCGGAATGTTTTGGCCCTGCATCCACCTGTCGGCGACTGTCATCGCGTGGTGATGCTCAGCGCTGCGCACTCTTGGCGCTTCCGCTGTCACCGGTCGCGGGGTCGGCGCTGACGGTTGGTCGATCTGGTCGCCCGCGACCCACAGGCGTCCGCCGTCTTTGAGCACGACCAGCGCGTTGTTCTCGTTCACGTCGAAGACCGTGCCGTCCAGTTGCCGTCCTGAGCCTGCCAGCGCGAACTTGACCTGGTCGCCCGCCTGCACCTTGCGTCCGCTGGCGGTGGTGACGGTCGGCATCTCCGTTTTGATGTCGGACAGGTCGGGTGTGACGACGGGGTCAAACGTGCTGTGCGTGATTTGCTTCGCGTCGGGGTGAAGGAGCGCGCCTCGTAGCGTCTTGACTCCTGGTCGTGACTGTTGCGCGAGCGCGATCAACTCCTGGTGCTGGTCGGCGGTGGCGCGCTGGAACTTCAGTTCGCGGAGCTTGGAGCGGCGCTGCTCGTCGCTCAGGCCCGCGCTGCGCATGATCGCCCCAACCTGCGCACGGTATTTCGGGTAGGTGCCGCGCACGCGGTAATCCATCGGGTGGCGTTTGACGGCTTCGAGCACGTCGGTCATCCCGTAGCTGCGTAGCCAGTCGGCGACCTCCAGGTGTCCTGTCTCCTCGGTCAGCGCCTCCTCAACGTTGACGCCGAACCCCTTGTAGTCCTGTGCCTGGATGCCGCCGAGCACGCCGACGCCGTGGTTGATCTCGTGCTGGAGGATCTCCAGGTCGTTGTAGAAGTTCAGCCGCTCGTTGTCGGTCTGCTGCTTACCTTCGGCGCGGGTGGTGAGGAAGTCGCTGGCGTTGTCGAGGTAGCGCTGCTTGATCCCTATCGACCCGTTCCAGCGGTGGATGCCAGCGGCGTTGCGGGGGATCCGCTCGGCGTCCACGTGCTTGACGTTCTGCTCGGTTTCGTAGCGCTTGGCGAGTTCGTCCGCGCGGCCGAGTACGTCGGTCAGCAGTTCGTCCAGGTTCTTCGGCGCTTGGCCGTGTGGCAGCCGGGTGCGGTTCTGCGGGACGATCTCGACCTTCGAGATGTTCGGAGCGCGTCTGAGCGCGCCCCCGATGTACTGCGGCTCGACGGTGAGTCTCACGGTCGAGCGGTCGGGCAGGACCAGCTTGCTGGAGAGCGTCGGCGTGGTGCCGGGCTCCTGGGGTAGCTTCACGGCCCCGAGACGTTCCAGTAGCTGCGTCGCGCTGTACACGTCCATGTTTCCTAGCTCGTGCAGCAGCGCCTTGTTGTCACGGCCGACCAGCGCCGCTTTGATCGCCTCGTCCTTCTGCACGGCCTCCTCGCGCTTGCGCTTGATCTCGTCCTGAGCCTCCTGCCAGACGCGCACGTCGTCGGCGCGCTGCTCGGGCGTCACGATCATGTGGTCCCAAACCATCGAGCCGTGGCCCGCGTTGACGACCTCCAGCGGACGTTGGTACTCGGGGTCTGAGGGGTTGCCGCCTCGGCGCATGTGCAGCACGAGCGAGTCGGGCGGCTGGCCGGGGCCGACCTCCTTGTCGAACCGGGTGACGCCCTCCACGCCTTCGGGGAGGCTGCCTGCGGATAGCTCGCCACGGTTCTGGGACACCTTCATCCGCCAGCCCGAGTCGATGGTGTGCAGCGCGTTGACGACAGTGTTGGCGTTGTCGCCCGGTTTGACGTGGGCGAACGGGTTCTCCTGGATCGCGGCGAGCTTCGCGCTCGCGACCTCGCTGTCGGTTGGGCGAAACGCGGTGACCTTGCCGACCTGCACGCCGCCGGGGGTGTCGTCCACACGCAGCGCACGGCCCTGCCCGTTGGGGTGAACGAACTCCATCCAGTCGTCGCCGTTTTCGTTGACGACCTTCGGGCGGCTGTAGCCCGCACCGCGCATCGAGTTGCGAACGGTCTGCGGGTCGCCGTGGGTCAGCAGCGCGGCGACCGGGTCGCTGTTCGGGATCGGGGGGTGCAGTTCGGCGCTGGCGTCGGCGACGGTGCCGCCTGGTGCTTCGCCGAACCCTGGTCCCTTGAGCGTCAGGTGCAGGTCCGCTCCCTGCGTGTGCGAACGGAAGACCTGTTTGCGGTTGTCGCCGCTGACGTAGTGGAAGTCAAGCGGCATCGGGTGCCCGCCGCGAGCGGCGGTTTCGAGCGACATCGAGCCGCTGCGGATCTCGCTCATCGTCTGGCCGATCAGCCCGGCGGCGAGGTCGTGCGACGGGTGTGTCTCATCGAGGATCGCGGGCGGGCGCTCCAGCGTTTCGATCCACTTGCCGCCGCGTCCTCGCGGGTGCTCAAACGCTTTGAAGTCCGCTTCGCTGATCTCGCCGTACAGCGACTGTTCGATCTCGCGGTCGATCTGCTCAAGCTCGGCGCGGTCCTGTGCGCTCATCTGATCCCAGTTGCGCCGGGCCTGTTCGATCTCCTGCTCGGTGGGTTCCTCAGCCCCGACCTGGCCGTCGGTGATCTTCAGCGGTTCGGGGTTCACGTCTTCCTCCGCTTCGCTGCGGCGGCGGCTCTGCGTGCCGTCTCGGCTTCCACGTCGGCGTCCTGGCGGCGCTGCTGTTCAGTCCAGACGACGGCCTGTAGCTCGTGCGGTTTGAGCCCCACCCTGTCGGCGACGGCGTGCACACGGTTCGCGGTCCACAGGTAGCCGCTGTTCTTGGCGGTGGGTTTACCTGAGCCGATCACGATCTCGCCCGCCTTGTCGTAGTCGGCACGGGCGGTTTCGCCGAGCAGCGCGCGGGCCATCAGCGTGTCCACGGTGACGGTCGTCGGCTGGTCGGGGAACGCGAGGTTGTTGTAGAAGCTGCGGGTCTTCGGGTAGCTCAGCACCGCGTCGGGGTTCTCGCCTCGGTACAGGCGCAGCGCGGCTTTCAGCGAGTTGCGCATCATCGTCGGGCGCTCCAGCCTGGCAGCGAGCGCGTTCGGGTCTTCGTTGGGATGCGCCCTGGCGATCTTCATCGCGCGCAGCGCCGCTTCGAGGTTCTCGTACTTGCCCGCTTTCGGGCCGGTCTGCCACTGCCAGCGCATGCGCGGTGAGGTCGCGGCAACCATCGCGGTCAGCACCGCCGGGTCCACGTTGTTCTTTGCGGCGACCTGCCCGATCAGGTTGTGCGCGTCGGCGTACCAGCGCGCGTCGTGCTCGCCGTGACCGGTGCTCATCGCCTGGCGGTACATCTCCTCGAAGCGAGCCTCCGCCTGGGCGTCGGTTAGCTCCACGCGGCTGTGTTCGTGTCCGCGCTGCTCCAGCGGCGTGACGCGGCCGAGGTCGCCCTGTTCCTGGGCGGTCGGTTCGCGGGTGTGCTTGTCCCACTCCTCGGGGAGTCCCAGCCCGATGCCCTTCTTGCCGGGCGCGGTGTAGACGGTGACGTGCGGCGGCGGCACGGGGATCTTCTCGCCCGCCTGTTCGGAGAGCTTGTCGTACAGATCGGAGGCACCCTCGACTTTTGCGGGGATCACGAGCGAACGTCGATCACCCTTCTCGGCGATACGCCACGGCGGTCCGATGTGCGTGACGCTCACCGGCGCGTTCTGCACCTGGTTGGCCATCTGCTTCAGCGTCGCCTCGTCGGTGATGGAGGTCGCGCGCTTGACCCGCCGGGAGTCGAACATCGTGACGTGCGGGTTTCGCACCTTCTCCCAGCGCTCACCGCCGACGGTGATCGTTTGCGGCAGGTCGGGCAGCTTGACCTCCAGCCCCCGGTAGTGCTCGCCCTTGTGCAGCGAGGAGGTGATCCACTTGCCCCCACGTCCGCGCGGGTGCTCCAGGTCATCCCAGACGCTTTCGGTTAGCTCGCTGTCGCCGTTGCCCGCGAGCGCCTGCACCTGCTGCCAGAACTCCCAGTCGTCGTCGTGGGTCGCGTCGTCCGGTGGGAGCGACAGGTCGGGCCAGCGGTCGCTGACAGTCGCAGCGGCTTGCGCCCAGTCTGGGCCGCCGCGTTTGACGACCTGCAGATCGCCGGGTTTCCAGGCGAAGCGGTCGGTGGGGTCGGGTTCCTCGACGGCCATTCTACCTATTTTAGCGCACATCCTGTGCTTGCGGCGGCAGGGCTTCCAGGATCACGCTGCGGTTGCCCCACTGGTCCTCGTTGACCTCCGCGACGCGGAACGTCGTGTTGCGGGGCAGCAGCACCTCGGACTCGGGTAGTCCCGAGCCGCCGCCGATGTGCAGTCCTTCCTCGAACGCGAAGGCGTGGATGCCAGCCGGTAGCCGGATCGAGGTCACCTCGTCGCCGGGTCTGGCGGCTATCGGGCTGCGCAGTGACGTGGACACGAACGCGGGATCGCGGACCTCGTCGCCGACGTGCAGGTTCGCGAACTGGCCGACCGGGCCGCCTCGGTAGACGGTGACGTTCTCCTTCAGGGTGGACTTGCCGATGGCGGAGTCGAGCCGGTCGATCATCTGTCCGACGGTCGCGCCGCTCGGGGGTGTCGAGTACCACGCCGACGGCGAGTCGCGGGTGACCTCGGGGTTGAGGTTGCGCAGGAACTCGTTGACGTGCACGAACCCGGACGCCTGGTAGGACGACAGCGCCCACTGTTCGTCGGTTGTCGTGCCGCTGCTGGTGAACGCCTTGTTCGCGAACTCGCGGGCGGATTGCATCTGGGTTTTGAACTCGCCCTCGTCGGATGGTTCGCGAGCACCGAACCCCTGCGTCTGCCACGACTCGGGCTCGGGCCACTTCGCAGGCTCAGGCTCTGGCGGCTGCTCGCGCAGGTCAAGCTCGCCTTTCCAGTGGGAGCCGATCATCAGTTCCTTGCCCGGCCAGTTGCGCGTCTTGGGCGGGCCGGTGCCGGTCGAGTAGTCGTGACGTTCGGGTGGGGTTTCCCACCACCAGTGATCGAGCCCCCATCCGGCTAGCTCCGCTTCGGAGCCGAACTCCCCGGCGGTCAGCTTGCGCTCCAGTTCGGTCATCGTCTGCTCGGTGGCGCGGCTGGCGATCTGTTTCCAGCGGCCGTCCTTCTTGGCGTCGGCGAGGATCTGTTTCTGCACCGCCTGCTTGTTGCCGGTCCAGACGAACCCGCGTCTCGCCCAGGCGTAACCGCCGACGGACACCGCTTCCACATCGGCCTTGTCCACCCCGGCGTCGCGCAGCGTGCCGAGGAAGTGGTTGGTGAACGCCGCCCCGAACCCGTTGCCCTGCTCGGAGCCGCGCAGGTAGATGTTCGACAGTTCGGCATGCCGTTCGCCACGGAGGTTCGGTGGCTTCAGCGTGACGCGAGCGAGCCCCACCGGTTCGATCTCCCCGACCTTCTGGAGGTTGAGCCACACCTCCCCGTACAGGTTCTGGGTTTTGGTGCGACCGGAGCGGACAGCGACGATCCCGGCGTGCTGGAACCCGTCCATCGCTTTGGCGAAGTCCTCGCCGGTGAAGCTCTCCCCGACACGTGGCGCTGCGGGTTTCGCGACACCTGGCTCGGGCGCAGATGTGTGGTGGTGGATGCCGCTGGTGATCCACTCGCCGCCCCGACCGCGTGGGTGTAGCCACTCGATGAAGTGCGCTTCCTGTAGCTCCTCGCCGTCGTTGTCGGTTGGCACGTCCACGGTCGCGAGCAGGCGTGCGACCTCGTCTTCGGGTACGCCGAGGAACAACGCAGTCGGAACGGTCATTCCGGTTTGACTCCGTTCATCCAGTCACCGATCTGCCGCACCCAGCCGGGCCACTCCACCGCTTTGTAGTACGGGCCTGTCACGAGCGATGCCGCCTCCGCGAACGTTTCGGTCGCGTAGCCCCCGGCAATGTTCGAGTACGGCCCGGTGGCGCGTCGCTGCGCCGCTCCCTCGTAGTCGGGGTTGCCCGCCGCGTACTGGCTGAGCCCCTTCGCGACCGCGCTCCAGTCGATCTCACCGTTGTGCTTTGGCAGCATGTCGATGAACTGCTGGCGCTGGGTGTCGCTCAGCGCTTCCCACAGCCCGTGGCCCCACTCGTGGCGCAGCACGCCCGCCGGGTCATTGGTGGACGTGAACTGGTCGCCAGGTTTCGATGGCTTCGGGCCGTAACGGTCAGGGAACTCGTCGGCGAGCCGCTGGCCGACAGACATCGCGGGAGCGTTGATCGAGGTGAGGTTCTGAGGCACGTTGCGGCTGGCGGTCACGAACACGTCCCGGACGCCTCCGGGGGCACGGCCATAGCCCTTTTCGGAGATCAGGATCTGGTTGTCCTCGACGGCGGGCCAGCGGTCACGCAACGCCGCGAAGCGCGGCAGCGCATCGTTCGCGGCGTTCGCCGCACGCACCGCTCGGTACGCGCGTTTGCCGTCCTCGCCAGTGTCGGCTGCGACCGCGCCACGGTAGTTCTTGCGCTGCGACGCGAGCGTCGTCGCTCTGAACTTGTCGGTCAGATCCTGCGCTGAGTTGGTGATCGTCTCGACGGCGTTCGGGTCGCTCAGGAACGCGCCCTTGCCGATCCGCTCGGGGTACTCCAACAGCTTCGAGTTGACGGTCGCGCGCAGTTCGCCGGTGTCCCACATCGACACGAACACATCGACCGTGCCCATGTCGAGTTGGTCGTTCGCCTTCGCGTTGGCGAGGAAGTCGGGAAGCTGTGCCAGCCCCGTCTCCAGGTCGCGCTGTGCCCGGTCGGCGTAGCCACTCGCGGCCATCTGCGCCGCTTCGGCGTAGCTGCCAGCGAGCCTGGTCGGCGTGCGCCTGGTCGGCGGTGGCGACGGCGGCGGGTTCAGCAGGTGGCTGATCGCCTGCACGGTCTGCTCGGGCGTCTGCTGCGAGGAGTCAACGATGTGAGTCGCGCCGCTTCTCGCCGCGTCGATTCGGGGAGCGTCAAGCTGGTCGCGTTCGGTGATTGCCGCGTGCGCCTGCGGGACGGTCAGCCCGCGCGACTCCGCCCGGCGCTGCGCACGGACGTGCGGGTCGGCGGTCAGGAAGATCCGGTCGTGCGCGTTCAGCGCGCTGCCAGCGTCGCGGCCGTCGGCAACGAACAGTCCGCCTTCGGCGATGCGCTGGTGGATCGCCGAGTCCACAGCGCTGCGAACCTCCGTCTCGCCGCCGAGCGCGGACGCGGCACGGTCCACGTTGGTGTTGCGGATCTGCTGGGAGATGTCACGGCCGTCAAGCGTGACAGTCGAACCGTCAGCGCGGATCCGTCCGGCGCGGAGCGCTCTGACAGGGTCGATTCCCATCGTCTTCGCGAGCCCTGCCGCGCGGTAGTGAGCGCCGGTATCGACGTACGTCCCGCCGAGCCGTTGCGCGAGCCTGCGAGCGACGGTGCTTTTGCCGGACGCGGCCGGGCCGTCGATGGCGATCACGTGCGCGGTGCCGAGCTTGTCGATCCATTCGCCGCCGCGCCCACGCGGGTGCTGTAGCTCCGTCCAGACGCTTTCCTGTATGCCCTGTAGCTGGGCGAGTGCTCGCGCCACGCTGGGGCGCACCTCCAGCCCGCTGAGCCACTGCTCGACCTCCCCTGGGTCTGCGACCACCCTGATCGCTTCCTCCAGCGCCAGAGCCGCCCTGGCGTCTCTGGCGGCCTGTGCCGGTTCGGGCACCGTGTCACCCGGCCCGAGCGGTTTCAGCCAGCAGCCGCAGCCGGTGTGGATCGGCGGTGGGATCGCGTCGAGCACGCCCCACGGCCACGCTTTGCCCGCGAGCGCGAGGCAGCCTCGGGTGTGGTTCTTGCGGTCGCCGAGCATCCACTTCGCACCGAGCGGCGACCGTGCTTTGACGAGCGCGTTCTCGACGTGCGCGGTGGCTCTCGCCATCATCGCCTGTTGGCGCAGCTTGGAGTAGTGCTGCTCGCGGCTGATGATCGCGTTGATCCGCGCCTGCTGTTTGCTGTCGGGAAGCTGCCCTGCAGCGTTCAGGTCGTCCTGGACGCGCGCCAACGCTTTCTGCTGAAACAGCCGCTCGTATTGCATCTCCCTGGCGACAGCTTCGCGGATCACGGCCGGGTCGGCGTTCGGGTAGCGGCTGCGCAGTTGCTTGGTCAGCCAGTCGGCCGAGTCAGCGTGGTGGCGGCGGAACAGCGCACGCAGGATGCGCAGCGCGACGGCGATCTTCAGGCCGGTGACCGCAATCCCAACCGGCACCTTCGCGGCAGCGACAGCGGCCTGGGCTGGCAGCGTGACGGTGACCGCCGGTATCGCCGCCACGCCGACGGCGACCTTAGCGGCCTGCCCTGCAGCAGCGGCTTTCAGGATCTGCTGGACCGACGACGACTGCGGCGGCTGTTGGGGTTGCTGCCCCTGGTCGGGAACGGCCACAGCCGAAGCCTACGGGCGAACCGGGTGGTTAGCTCAAACCGTTACCGTTGCGCCGCAGGATCGTGTTCTGCACTTCGCCCTCGGGCGTGCAGGCCCACACGATGATCTCGACCCCAGCGTCACCCAGACGGCGCTCGCTCGTGCGGTACACCAGCGGCGGGTCGTAGCGGACGTGCTTGGTTCCGCCCTCCGCCATCTCGTTCAGCCGGGGCAGAACACAGTCGCGCGGCTTGCCCATCTGCTTGGCTAGCTCGGTGCCGGTGAGACGCTTCCCGCTCAGCGCCAGCAACGTCTGCGCACGCGACTTCTCGTAGTCCAGCTTGGGATTGACCGCCGCGTCCTTGGCCGTATCAGGATCGGTGCGCCGGGCCATTGCGTCACCGGAGAGGTCGGCCTCCTTCGCGCTGAGGACGGCGATGTCGTCCCCGTAGTCGATGCCCTCGGCCTCGTACGCCTGCTTCATCTTTGCCAGGAAGACGCGGACCTCCTCGGGGGTCGCATCTTCTGCTGGGCGCGAGACGATCTGCATCCCGCCACCCTATCGCGTTAGCGCACGGTCAGTGCTTGCCGTTGCCGTTGGCTGCCGCTTCGGCGAGCATCTGGTCCACGACCTCGCCGATCTCCTCGTCCCAGAAGCGCATGATCTCCTCGACACGTTCGGGGCTCAGGCCCTCGTCGGCTGCGGCCTGCTGCATCTGCTGTCCCTGTCCCTGGTTGCCCTGGTACTGAGACGAGAAGCCCTGAGCGCCGTACGGGTTCATCTCGCCGTCGGGGCCTTGCCCCGGCACCATCGCCTGCGGCGCGAACGGATTCGGCCCGGACGGAATCAACGGTGGTGCTGGCCCTCCGCCGCCGCCGGGTTGCGCGTCGGTGGGGGGAGGTCCGGCCATCTGCTGGGCCATCAGCGGATCGACATACCCCTCAGGAAGGATTCGCTCGACGGCGGCGGCCGGGTCGGCGAGTTCGAGCCCCTGGCCGAGCGCGACAGCGAGCAGCGTCCGGCTTAGCTCAAGGTTGGTGTTGTTCGGATCGAACGTGCGCGCCAGGTTCGCGATGCTGGTTATCAGGTCGGACATCTGCCGCTTGAGCGGCGAGGGCATCGAGAACTCGTAGCTGAGGTTGCGTTCCGTGTCCTCCTCATCCTCCGTCTGGCCGTGGTAGGCCTCAGTCAGGCCCTGCGCGCCGTAGACGGCGGTATCCATCGGCTCGGTCATCGAGGACGGCGGCTCTGTCTGTGCGGGTGACGGTGGCGTCGCGCCCTCCCCGCCGGGCACCTGCTCGCCGGGCTGCTTGGACTTCAGCTTCGCGCGTTCCTCCGGGGTCAGTTGCGTCGGGAGCGTCCCGGCGTCCACCGCCTTCTGGATCACCCGGTCTGTGAACGTGCGAAACAGGCCCTCGAACAGTTCCTGGAACGCCTCGACCTTCTTCATCACCGGCAACTCCAGCGACGCAGCGGTCGCAAGGTTCGCGTTTGACTGGTCGCCGAGATAGTGCTGCGGCCACGTTCCGGCGGAGATCTGGGAGCGGATCATCTGCGCGTCCTGGGACGCTTGCGCCGCCTGGGTGGAGACGGAGAACGGTTCGGTCGTGACGCCCGCTGATTCGTTCAGCATCGACGCCGGTCGCGGCCCTGGTGTGATCACCCCCGCGTCCGGCGAGTCAATCGACGTGGCAGCGAGCGTCGAGGTGCGCGACAGTGCCTGCGCGGCGATAGCCGCGACCTGCTGCGGAGAGCCCTTGACAGTTCTCCTCATGATGAACGCTGCCGCTGCCTGGGTCATGTCCACCCGTGCGGCCATGAAGTCGTTCAGCGCCGCCATCCACTTGACCATTCGGCGCATCGCGGGGATGCCGAACACCTGCTCGGTGCCCCGGTTGATCGCGATGTGGTAGACGAGCCCTTCGCCGAGCTTCTCCGGTGGGCACGGCGGATCTTCGGTCAGCAGCAACCCTGTTTCGGAGTCGGTCGCGGCGAGCGACTGGTAATACTGGACGACGGGCTGACCGCCCTGCTGCAGGCTCGCCGCCGACTTCAGGCTGACGCGGTCCATCGTGTAGTCCCACTGGTATTCACGTCTGCGGGCGACGTAGTAGAGGACGCGCAGGCGGTTCTGGGAATCGCGGACGGCGTCCTCCACGAGATCGTGGTTGAGCATCCCGAGCTTGACCTTCCCGTCGTCGCCGTTCTCGAAGAACAGGATGAACAGGTTCGACTGAAGCACCAGGTCGGTGCAGAGCGCCACCTGGGCGGGGAACGTCGTCAGCGCCGCCATGTTGTCCGGATCCGACCACGCCTCGTCCACGACTTCCTGCACCTTCTCGTCCACGCACTTGGGCTTCGGGACACCGCGACCAAAGATGAACTGGCAGGAGATGTCCACGTTCGCCCCGGCGACGGGATCCTGAATCCAGACCATCCGGGCCTGCGCGGCCATCTTCCGGCGCTCGATAGCCTTGACCTCCTGCGGCTGCCCGCCGATCTGGTCAAGGACGTAGTAGCCGAGCATGTCGAGTTCCTTCTGCATCGCCCGGCGCTCGACATCGCTGGCCTCAAGCAGTTGCAGGCGGTCCTGGTCAACGACCGTCTTGCCGGTGCGCTGCTCGACGGCCTCCTGGAGCTTGCCGATCAGGCCGCTACTTCCCCGCGCCATCTGGGACCACCACCCTCCACCCTTCGAGGCGCGCGCTGGGCACGCACTCGATCTCGCAGTTGAGCGCGTCCTCGATCACGGCCTGGCCGCTTTCTGGTAGATCGAGGACGTACACGAGTTGGCGCTCGTTGGTCAGATACAGCCGCTCGGTTAGCGGTCGTGTTCTCGGTCCGTTAGCCACCGGTCGCGCTCCTGGGCCTCTGCGGCGAGCGCCAGCGCGTCGTTGCGCTCACGATCTTCAGGGTGCCCGGCGGTCAGGTCGCCGTGGCGGTTCAGTAGTGGGCGGACGGTCTTGGAGGCAATGTAGGCCTCGCGGTCTTTGCGCCATGTCGGGCAGGTCTGGTAGCCCTCGGCGTTGAAGCAGTACGCCGCTAGCGTCGAGGGGTCGTGGCGGCTGTCGATCACGTCTGAGGTGATCCGGCAAGCGCACCCCGTGCCACCTGCTGCCTCAGCCACGAGAGAGCCTGCGGGGCACGGGGGTTCGTTCGGATGGGGAACGACGATGCGCTCGTACTCCATGCGGCCACCTTACCGCCGCTCAGAGCATCTTCCTCAGAGGAAAATCTCTCCCCGGTCGCGAGCGGCATCGTGTTTCGCCGGGGAGCCGGTACGGGCCGCGATGCCCGCCCTGCGAGTGTGACGCATTGCCTGCTCGCGGGAATTTGCGCCCGCCTCCAGGTTGCTCCGCTCTCACTGTGCAAGCTCAGCCTAACACATCACGTGCGATAGCGGTCGAGTGCTTCGGCGGCGATCTCAGCGAACCGCTCCAGCGCGACGCGGTAGTGCTCGCGCTCGACGCTGAGCCTGAGGATCTCGGCGGCGAGGCGCTTCGCGTCGGTGAGCGCTTCCCCGGAGTCGCAGTAGGCGTCGGTGCCGGGGGGACCGTCGGAGTAGAACTCCACCCGCGCGATCACGTCATCGACCGACTCGTCCCTGCGCCCCGGTTCAGAGTCAGGCATCCTCCACAGTGTCGCGCCTCAGCTTGGTGATGACCTCATCGAATGTTCGGTGCAGACGGTCGTCCCATCCAGGCGGCATCTCCAGTTCCTCGGGTCGCATCGCCTCGCGCATCAGCTTCAGGCGGATCGCGATGCTGTCCCAGCCGTAGCGCCACAGCCAGCCGACGCACACGACCTCCTTCTCGGCCTGCGACTGGTGGCAGGCGAAGACCGGAGCCCCGAACTGGTCGTCGGTGGTTCGCACGAGTTCTTCAGCGAGGTCCAGCGAGAAGTTGGGGATCTCGTCGGCGTGCTGGTCGATGCGCCACGGACACGATGGGCAGGGCTGCCGCTCGCTCATTTCGATTGCCTCGCATGCTGCCAGCAGTAGTCGCTGTCGTTGGCTTGGGTCCGCTCGCACCGAATGCCAGCCTTGGTGGTCGCTTTGCAGCGCACGTCCTGTGCCAGGTCGTAGGTGCTCCTACCCCACTGGCGCTGGCGTGCCGGGACGACCTTGAGCGGGCCGGGGTTGATGTTGAATCGACCGGCGCTTTGACCCACTGTCGCGCTCGTTGTCGCCTCGGTCGCCGCCGCGCAGGACGAGCACATCTGCACGCTGATCAGTCCGGGAATCGAACTGGCGATCCGCAGCGACGTGGTGGCCTCGGCCGTGCAGCAGCCGACGACGGTCGGGTGGTTGACCGAACACAGGCAATGGCAGCCCATCAGCCCGGTGTCCTTACGTGGGTCTTGCCGGTGCGCTCACGCACGCGGCGGATCTCGCGGTCGCGGATCTTGATCGTCGGGCACCAGCGGTCATCGACCCGCCAACCCCAGCGCGCTTTGCGGACCTGGATCACGCCACTCTGGCCCATCAGTGGAACTCCACGAGCCCGTCGTCGGCTGCTAGCTCGAACGCCCGCCGCCAGGTGACGTACTCCTCGTAGTAGCTCCCTGGCGCGTTGTCGTCGCGCGCCTGCTCGTCATGCTCGGCGAATGCCTGAGCGATTCGTTTGGCCGGACCGGGTCCGATGATCCCCTCGTTGTCGGCGAAGTGGATCAGTTCGAAGAACGGCTTGTCGGCGTACTCCTCGGGGTTGTTCCAGGCCGTGCTGGCCGGGACGCCGAGCGCCACATGGCTGAGCCAGTCGCGGAAGGCGTTGTAGCTGCTGTAGCTGCCCGCCGGGAAGTCGAACCGCTGCTCGTAGGAGTAGTACCCCGCCTTGCAGCCGTCGGCGCGGTCGGCGAAGTCGCGGTTGGGGTAGGCGTACTCGTACCCCTGGTCGAGCATGTCGTCGTAGTTGTAGCCGTCGCCCTCGGCAGTCATGAACCTGGCCTTGCTCAGCGCGGTCACATCCAAACCCATCAGAGGATCCCCTCTCGTTCTCGTGCGTAGCTGATCAGTGCGTCTCGCGCCTCGGCATACGCGGTGATCCGCCGGTTGATCTCATGGGCGGCTTGTTCACGGGCGTCCGGCTCGCGCGTGTCCACGCCGAGCTTGCCCTGGAGCCCGTCGATCATCGCTTCGGCGGCGGTCATGTAGGCGGTGGTCAGGCCCAGGAGCGTCAGCCACTCCTGGACCATCGGGTCGCTCACCTCAGGCATCGTCCCGCCTCGCGCACCGCGAACAGGTGATCGCCCCCTCGGTCTTCTCGTACAGGGACGAGCGTCGCAGCAGCGCTCCGCACACCAGCCGGGTCGCCCCGTCGATCTGGGCAGCGAGGTGGACGTTCGTCCCCTGTCGTCCGTAGAGCTTGATCCGGAACGTGTCGGTGGCGGCGTCGAGCGCGGCGCGCTTGGCGGCTTTGCGCTCGCGCTCACGCTGCTCCCACCGTGCCGACTCGGGGTCTTGAAACGCGACGTGCCCGTAGAAGTTCACGTCGAAGTAGTCCACCTGGACCTCTGAGCCGTCGTGGTTGTAGGCGTTGTGGATCCGTTCCAGGGTCATCTTCGCGACGGCGGCCTCATCGGTCAGGATGCTGTGCGCGGTCGCTCCCTCACGCGCGTCGCCACGCGCGGCGCACCACATGTTCGGGCAGCCGGTCGCGACGGAGCTTCCGTCTTCGAACGTGCGGCGGCTGCCGGGGACGATCCCCTCGCACTCGGTCCAGGCGTCGGCGCAGTCCTTGACGCGCACGTTGATCGAGCTTCCCCCGGAGAAGCTCTCGCTGACGACGCTGTACTTCCAGCGCTCCGGGAGCATCCCGTCCCTGATCGCGCGTTTGATGTCAGCGCGGATCAGCTTCGCGATGTCGGTGGTCGAGAGCCCTTTCTGCTGCTCGTATTTGTAGCCGTAGCTGCGTTCGTACATCAGTGTCTCCTCGGTCGTGCGACCTTCTCTGGCCGCACCTACATCATAGCACACGTCGTGCGTCACTGGGTGGTCACGATCAGCGCCGCGACCACCATCAGGAAAGCGACAGCGAACGCGCAGTACGCGAGTGCGTAGGCCACCGTGTCGGAGGTCAGGAACCAGTCGATGAAACGGTGGAAGCGTTCCATCAGAATTGCGGCCCTTCCGCGACGGCGTCGTTCGCGGCGTCGTTCGCGGCGTCGCGGCGCTCCTGGCGCTTCTCCTCCAGGAACTCCTGCCACTCGTCGGCGTCGGTCGGCTCGCCCTTCTCGTCAACCTCGCCCTCGTACTCATCGGCGAACTCCGACTCGTCGGCGTCGGGGTCGTCCATGCCCTCGATCTCATCGGCCATCGACTCGATCTCGTCGGCGGCGGACTCGCACGCCTCGGCCTTCTCGCGGATCTCCTCGCTCTGCTGCGTCTCGTGCCCGAAGCCGTCTTCCATGTTGTCGGCCGATTCGGTGTAGCTCTCGCTGGCCTCGCGCACGCCGTTCGCGTACTCGCGGACGATCTCGGCCAGGTCGGTCAGGGTCGCTTCGGGCACCTGCGCGAGCGCGTCTTCGGCGGCTTCCTGCGCGGCGTAGATCGTCTGCAGGTGCGGGCTGGTGGTCTGGTCGGACGGGCGGATCCGGCAGTTGGCGCAGAAGTTCTTGCGCTGGCTGTAGCGGCCGATCCGGTTCGCGAACCACTTATACGGCTGGCCTGGCAGGATCTCGGTGCCGCACTTGATGCAGCGGCGGCTGTGGCCGTCCTTGCGCCCCTTGGCGCTCTTGACGTATGTGACTCGGGCCATCGTTCTCCTCTGGTGGTCAGTCGCCGTCGTTGCCCCTCAGGGCCTCGGACAGCGAACGGGTGAGCATCTCCTCGGCGCGCGCCGCGTCGCCCCGGCGGAGCCAGTAGTCGTGCGACTCGCGTCCCGCCTGCTCCAGGTAGTCCCAGTAGCTCTCGCCGCCGTAGTTGGTGCGCTGCGCGTCGCGAGCAGCCTGGACCTCGTAGGTTTTCATCACGCCTCCCTGGTGATCGCGTCACCGAAGTCGTAGGAACGGAAGCTCGACGCGCGGTAGGCAACCTCGCCGACCTCGTCGGCGTAGACGTTGCGCTGCTCGCCCTTGATCCAGACCTTCGCGCCGCGCTTGAAGACGCGGCGGACGACGTAGGTGTCGTCCCAGTCGAGGTCCACGGTGACGCTGTAGCCAGCGCCGACCTTCAGCGTGACCCCGGTGTCGCGGCGTTCGATCCTTCCGCCGCTGATCGCGAGGATGTTCATCCGCCCGATCTGCACAACGGTTTGTTGCACGTCGCACGAGCGAAACGTTTCGGTTGTCATGGCATCTCCTCGGTCGTTGGAGCGGCTCTCTCACCGCACCTACAGCATAGCACAGGTCGTGTGCTAGCGGATGCGACTGACGCCACGTTGGCGGTCGTCGGACGGCCACGCTCGCCAGCAGACCATCGGGATATCGAGATGAAGCTCGAACGCGGGTTTGCGACCGCGCAGCTTGACGAAGGCGTACGCGCGCACGTGCGGGTGCTCGACCTGCACCTGGTCGATGTGCTCGTGGATCATCACGAACTGGAAGGTGTTGATCCCCTGCGGGTCGAGGCGCTTGACGAGGTGCGGCGGTAGCTGGCGGTTGTAGCCAGCGGCCCTGGCGCGCTGGATCGCGGCCATCAGTTGCTTGTAGTTGCACCAGCGGCCTGCCTGCACGTCGCCGGGGAGCTTCTGGATCAGGTCGGGGTCAGTCATCGGACTAGCTCGAAAACCCTGCGCTTGAAGATCAGCGGCTTGCCGTCCGGACCCTTGACGTACGGGGCGATCCAGATCTGGCGGTAGATCGTGCGCCTGGTCCCGTCGTCGTCGCGCTCGATGTACGGCTGGTTGCGCCAGTGGCCCTGCACCATCCAGCGGTGCGACCACTGAACGTCACGCTCGTCACCCTCGTACTCGGGCGTGTTCTTGGCGCGGCGCAGGGTGAACACGACAACCTCGCGGATGTCCCGCCAGGTCGCCTTGGCGCGTTTCCAGACCGGCCGGGCGGCGCGTTCGCGGAACGGGATCGCGACTTCCTGCTGGCAGAGGCGGAAGAAGACCTTCACGTGCGCGAGCACGTCGCGGATCGTTTCGTCGTCGTCGTAGACCTTGGATGCCTGCTCGAAGCGCATGAACGTCGCGTACTCCAGCACCAGGTCGGACCCTCCGACGCGGCTGTCGTGGTAGACGGCGTCATCCACCGGGTCGCCGTCGCCCCGGTGGGAGTAGAGCGCGATCAGCAGCCCGGTGCGTTCGGGGTTGATGCTCCACTCGAACGCGCGGAACGGCATCTGCAGCCCGCGCGTGTCGGTGACGTACACCGGCTTGGCGAAGTAGGCGAAGCCGTCGGGGACCATCAGGTCGGTCAGGATCAGCGGCTCGGGTCTGAACTTCTCGGCGGCGAAGTCGATCAGTTCGACCAGGTCGCCGCTGACGTAGAACGGGTCACACTCAGGCAGGCTGGTCGTGACGAGGTGCACCAGGTTGGACGCATAGTCGTCCAGGTTCACGTTCGTGAAGTCACCTGTCAGCGGGTCGTACGCGCCCGCGCGGATCAGGGCGCGCACGAACCCGTCAAGGTACTCGCGCCCCTCAAGCGTGCCGAACGAGCGCAGCAGCGATGTCTGCGCGTCGAGCGCTGTGTCCCACCCTTCGTTGCGAACAGTCACGTCAGGTTCCTCGGTCGGTACTGCTTACCTGTCAGTGTACTCAAGCTCGAAGTAGCGCGCGACACGCGGGTCTTCGCGCATCCCGTCCAGTCGTGCGAACACCTCATCGAAGTAGGTGCGCAGCCCCTTCTGGGAGAACCGGGCGACCGGCTCTGAGCGCGTCAGCCCAAGCCCCTCGAACAGGGTGTAACTCTGTGAGGTGCCGATCCGTCGTCCGTCCTGGTAGATCGTCTCCTCGGTGACGCGGCTGATTGACGAGTAGTAGCTCCGGGGGCTGGTGTTGCCGCTGAAGTAGTTGATGCCGCCCTTCGTGTAGCCGACGCGGAAGCTGGCGTACTCGCGGCGCTCCTCGCCGTCGCGTCCGCCGTTGTCGGTGCTGACAAGAAAGTCGGCGGTGATCGTCCGCGCGTTCGTGTTGACGGTGATGCGCGGTTCGGTGGTGGTAGTCATGGTTCTCCTCGGTCGTGTTGGTCAGGCGGTCGCGGCCCGGAAGATCACCCGTAGACGATCTCTCCGAGCAGCGCGACCTGGGCGATCACGTCGGCAGCATCAGCGTCGATGTTCCCGGCGTCGTTCTCAGCGTCGGCGACCATGATCATCGCCCGCAGCCGGTCGTTGATTCCGATCTCGCCGCGCTTGATCTTGCCGAGCCCTCGCGCGACGGCGTCGAAGTCAAGGTCGAGCCCCTCGTCCTTGTAGCCCGTCTCGTCGTCGTTCATCTCGTGCAACGTGGCGCGTGTGTCGTCGCCCTGCCGCTTGCCGGTGTAGACGCTGAGCTTGCCGTCGAAGATCCCGGAGTAGTCGCCATACTGGTACTGGCTCACCTGTGCCCAGTAGCCGGTCCCGCCCTCGACGGCGGTGGTGATGATGTCGGCGAGGAACTGTTTGCGCTCCTCGGTTCTGGCTCGTGTCATCGGTTACCTCCCCAGCTTGTCCAGCGCCACGCTGATCCGCGCGGCGGCTGAGCCGATCCTGGCGCGCTCGCCGAGGGTGGATCCGCGTTCGTCCAGCACCTCGCCGAGGTCCATCACCTCGCTCAGCGCGGTCTTGAGTAGCTCGCGGACGGTGAGTTCGCCGAGCGTTCGTGTTGCTCGTAACGTCTCCTGTCCCATGTGTTCCTCCTCGGTCATTGCGGTCTTCTGACCGCACCTACATCGTAGCACACATCGTGCGTCAGTCGCTGGGAAGGTACAGGCCCTTCGGGTTGCGCGTCGTGGTCATCCCGACGATGTCGATGGGCACGTACCCCTCCATCCCCGACTCGCAGATCGCGTCGATGATCTCTCCCGCAGGCCAGCCCTCGACGGGCGCGTGCGCGAGCGCGATCCACCCCGCCTCGTCCAACGGCCCGAGCATCTCCAGGAACGCGAGCGCCGACGGCGAGAACGGCTCGCGCGGCGTCAGCTTGATCACCGGGCCGGTTGCCGAGTTCGGGCGGCCCCACGCCCAGATCAGGCCCTTGCCGTGCGGACGGTGCCGAACGTTGGCTTTGCCGACCCAGACGCCCTGGACGGTCTGGTCGTAGCTCCAGAGCGTCGGGTCAACGATCACCGCCTTGTCGGCGTAGCAGTCGTCGCCGAGCACCAGCCAGGAGTGCTGGCCGGGTACGCCCTGGCAGAACCCGCGTGCTACACGGCAGGTGCCGAAGCGCCCGGAGCGCATCAGCGCGACGCTCGCGGCGTGGCAGCGGTGTGCCCAGTCGTCCAGTGGCGCGAGTGTCTGTTCAGCCAGGTCGGCTAGGGCGACCCGGAAGGGTTCGTAGGTCACCGCCCGTACAGCGCCTGGGAGCGCCTGTCGCGCGCCTCGGCAGCGAGGTCGCGCACCGGTGCGGTCTTGCCCGTCTTGACGAGCGATGCCAGGCCCACGAGCCCGATGAACTCGCCCTCCAGTGTCTGGACGTAGCACATGCCCATCGTCCCGTTGGCGGGGCAGCCGAACGGCTGGGTCTTCTGCACCTCGCGGCCTGCGTAGGCCATCACGCGAGCGCTTGTCAGGTCGAGCAGCCCTCCCGGCTCAAGCCGGTAGACAGCCTTGTTCTTGGTCTTCGCCATCACGCCACCTCCTCCATTTCGATCTCGGCCTCGTAGAGCGTCTGGCCCAGCCGGTCGGCGCAGCGTGCGCACGACAGGTACCAGTCGAGCACCGGGTGCTTGCACGCGCCCTCTGCGGCCCGGTCGCATTTCGCGAACGCTTGGCAGCGGACGTTGTCGCTGGCCTCCAGTGTCTTCGTCATGTCGCCCTCCTCGGTCGGTTGGTGCGGCCCCTCTGACCGCACCACCAGTATAGCGCACATCGTGTGCTCTAGCTGACGCTGCTGAGGACGCCGTCCACGATCTGGTAGTTGACGGGCTCGTCGCTCTCGACAACGCGCGTGTCGCGGACCAGGGTCCAGCGCATGGACAGGTCGCGAACGTACATCTGCGCCTCGGCCTCGGTCGCGAAGCGCAGCGCGTTCCCGGCCCACGTGCCGCTGTCGTCAGCGATCACCTCTGCTTTGAAGCTCATGTTTCACCTCCCCTCTCCACTAGCTCGACAAGGGTGTCGGGATCGACCCAGCGCAGCGTGGTCCGCAGCCCCTGTGGGGTTACGTCGAGCCGCGCGAGCTTGACCTTGTCGGAGCGCTGGCCGTCGAAGTAGATGACCGTCTCGTACAGCGCCTTACCGCCGACGATGCGGATCCGCTTGTCGCCCTCGTAGCCGATCAGATCCCACGCGCGGACGACGCCCCACCAGTCCACGGTGTTGGTGCAGGTCGTACATTCGACGCGGCCGTCCGGCCGGTTGATCGTGTCGCGGTCTTCGTAGCAGACCGCGCACCACATCAGCGGTCCCCCCTCAGCGATGCGCGCACGGCCTGGCGGCTGCGCTTGTCCTTGCGCACGCGGCCCTTGCCGGACTTGCCCATCGCCCCGGCGCTGTTGCGCTGGTGGGCAGCGACGGCGACCCAGGAGCGAACCTTGGTCTGTTTGGCGCTCATGCCCACAACTCCTCATCGAAGTGGTGCCAGAGCGGCGAGCGGCCGTACTGCGAGTCGGTCCACGGCGCGTCGAGCGCGTTGATCCAGCTTTGGATCCATGCCCTGAGCTTTCTCATCGCTGCCTCCTCGGTCGGTGGGGGCGGGGCCTCTCTCCCGCACCACCAGTATAACACACAACGTGTGTTAGCTGCGTGCCCGGAGAACTGCGCGGCCCTTGTCGGTGATCCGCCAGCGCTCATGCGCGTTGCGCGACACGAGCCCGCGCTCCTCCAGCCGCCAGAGCACGTCGGAGCGGACGCCCAGCCACTTGGCGGTACGTCCGTTGCCGAACTCCAGCGAGCCGAGCACGGTCATCTGTCGGCGCGTCAGCTTCACGAGTCGTCGTCCTGCGCGTAGGGGTCGCGCCAGCCTCTGTCTTCACCGGCTCGCCACGCCGCCCACGAATCGAGTTCGTCTTCGGTATCCATCGCGAGGTCGAGCAGCCGGTCGCGTTCCGCCAACTCGTCGTCAGTCAGCTTGCGCTGGCGCGGCAGCCCCCACCCGTAGTCCTGGCTGTCCCAGGTCATCACGCCTCCAGCGCCCGAGCGAACCCGAACGTGGCCTTGGTCTTGGTGGTCGCGGCCTCGGTCAGCATCACCGCGCCGACGTTGATCGTGATCGTCTCGCCGTCGGTCGTGATGAACTGGCGGATCCCGTCGTCGTCGCCCATCGTCCGGCGCTTCAGCGTCGAGCCGATATCGGCGGCGCGGCCCTTGACGGTCCTGGCGAGCCCGTTTGCGAAGTACAGAGTGGTCGCTGCGTCCATCCTTCAGGCCTCCTCGGTCGGGGGAGATTGCGCCCTTGGGGGCGCACCTAAAGAATAGCACACATCGCGCGCTAGCGCACCCTGCGAGAGTGCCCTTTGATGAAGTGCGTCGGCTGTCCCTTCACGTGTCCCTTCGCGCTGTTCGTCATCTTCGCGATGGACGTTCTCTGACCGCAGCCGCACTCGCACAATCCGGGACCGAAGACCGGTTCTGGACGCTCAACTCGATCCCAGGTGTCCCCTCGTACCGCCATCTGCACGGTCGAGATCGAGACGCCGTATTCGTCGGCGAGAGCACGGCTGCGTTCGCCTGTGTGGTAGCGCTCGCGAATCGCTCGCACGCTCTCCAGGGTTAGCCTGCTCGCCTGCCGCTCGCGGTCGTACATATCGGCGGCGTTGTCGCGCTGGCTTCCGCCAAGCAGATGCGACGGGTTACAGCAAGGCGGGTTGTCGCAGGTGTGTCTGACTGATCGCGGCAGCGTGCCGTGGGTCAACTCGAAGATCAACCGTGTGGCTTGCCGAACTTTTTGGCCTCCCTCCACCACGACCACAAGCTGCCCGTAGCCATGGCTCTGCCTTCCCACCCAGAGCCAGCACTCGTCCGGTCCGCGAACGTCAACCTTCGCCCACAGCCGCTCGATCAGTCGCGAGGTCCACGGCGTCTCAGTACCCGTCGTCGTCGCTGTCGTCGTCGCTGCCGTGGAATCCATTGCTGTCGTCGTAGACGTACGAGCCGTCGTCACGGCCTGGGGAATACTCCATCGAGTCTTCGCGCAGCGTCGAGCGCTGGAACCCCAGTTGTTCCATCTCGTCTATGGACGTGATCTCCTCGCGACCCACCTGTTGCCGTATCCAAAGACATTCCGACGCAACAACAGAGTAGCAAAAGGCTTGCATGTAGTCGTCGGGACCGTCGGCGCGGTAGAGCACCTTGACCTTGCCGAGATCGTCCTGCTCGACAGAGCGGACGTTCGAGCACATCTGCGCGACGAATGCTTCAGGGAGGTCTTGGGGGAGGTGTTCGCGTTGGGCGCGGATGCGTTCCTGGGCAGCGTCTATCGCCTCGGTGCGCCGCACGCTCGCGCGGCGTTGGAGGTCGTTCACGGTCAGCACGTCCTTCTGCTCGCCGGTGGCGTAGTTGACGATGAACACGCGACCGGCGAAGCGGTTCGCAAACGCTGCCGCGAGACGCCCTTCGGGGAGGTGGTCGATGCCTGCCATGTTCACCCGGAAGCGGTCCATCAGCTTCGCGAGATCCTCGAAGCTGTCCACCAGCCCGACGTGCAGCGCGCGGCTCTGGGTGTCGCTCGTGTGCTCGCTGACCCACACGTTCAGCGAGCGGGTGCTCGCGACATCGACGCCCATCGTGACGGGGTTGGCCCCGGTGTACGCCTGCTGCTGGGTGTAGTCGCGCTGGGCGGCAGCGATCATCGCAGCGGTCAGCCTCGCTCCCTCGGCCTCCCACGGCTCCCCGAGATCGCGGTTGTAGAAGACCTGGCGGCGGTAGACCACCTGTTCGCGGGACGCGGCGATCAGCTTCGGAACGATCTCCTCGCTGGGGAGGATCAGCTTTGTCACGTGGTAGCCGCGCACGTCACGGCCGGGGTAGGTCGCGACCCACTCGCCGACGGCGACGTTCAGTGGACCGCGACGACACTGAGAACACACCCTGCCGCCGCGATCCAGGTCTATGTTCTCAGGCCACCGCACCGCCTGCCACAGGCCGCAGAACTCGCAGCGGACAGTCCACTCGCGCTGGTCACTCTTGTCCCACTCCTTGTGGATCCCGTGCTGAGAGATCGTCGGGAAGCCGATCCGGCGGATCAACCCGAGCGAGTCCTGCCCGCCGACACGGCGCTCGGCGATAGGGATGTGCGCCTGGACCAACAGGTCGTGCTCATCGAGGCACAGCGCGTCGGCGTCGATGCTCTCAAGCCCGGCCTCGGCCTCGCTGCCTCGGAAGTAGCAGATCCCGAGCCCCACGGACTTCAGCGTCTTGTTCATCACGCTGGCGGGCGGGACGCGGGTGCGGAGGTACTCGCCGAGAATCAGCGGTTTGATGCGCCCGTCGGAGAAGTCGAGTAGCTGACGTTCGCGTGGGAACAGGTAGAGCACGCGCGCACCGTGCATGTCGGCCCAGCACAACGCCCAGCGCACGAGCCACGCGGAGATCCCAAGCTGGGTCGCTTTCATCACCACAACCTCTTTGTCATCGAACCCCTGCTCGTAGAGTTCGCGCTGGAACGGCCAGCGGCGGAAGTCGAGCGGGCCTTTGGATTCGGGCACCTTGATCGCCCAGTCCAGGAAGCTCGCGCGGCGCTGCTCGGCGGCGTCCAGGTCGGATTGGAGCGCGTCGAGGAAAGCGTCGGTGACGCTCAGCTTGAAGCTGTCACGCGGATCGAGCTTCAGCGGCACGGGTGATCCTTTCGAGGTGGTAGGCGCAGTAGCTCTCGCGCGGCATCGCCTGCTCCGGGCAGCCGGGCGTCTCGCAGCGTTTACTCACCGGCCGTCGGCCTGAGCGCATCCTGGCGACACCGTCTCGTTCCATCGCTCCCGCCACCGCCGCGAACTGGTCACGGTGCTCGACGCAGAAACGCGAGCCCTCAGCCCGATCCGTTGGACACCTGGGGCTGCTGCACCGCATCGGCTCGGAGCGTGTCGAGGATCGCGCGCTTCATCTCCGGGGTGGCTCCCTGCTCTGTGAGGACGGTCACGAGCCGGACGGCGAGCGATTGCACGTCGAGTTCGAGGCGCAGGGTGCCGAGGTCGTGCGGGAGGATGCCGGTCGCTTGCATCAGTTCGGCGGTGCGGGTCAGCGCGTTCATCTGGGCGTTGATCGCGGAGATCTCGGTCGCCTCGGTGGTGGTCGAGTCGGCGACCTCGGCTAGCTGCTCGACCCAGCTTTCGAGCCGGTCGAGCATCCCGTGAACGATGGCGATGGGATCGCGGCCCTGGTAGGTCGCCTGGTTGGCGTCACGCCACTGCCCGTAGATCTCCTTGCACTGGCGCTGGGTGAGGTCGTACTTGGAGGACAGGTACGCCCAGCCCTGGCCGCGCAGCTTGTCGCGGATCAGTTCAGCGTTGCGCGCTTCGCGCTCGCGCTCGGTGAGCCCCGGCTTGCGCCCGTGCTTGCGCCCCTCGGCATCGGCCATGCCCTCAATCGTGCGCTTGTCGGCGGGCTCGTCCGTCACGGCTTCAAGCGTACCGCCGCGCTGGTGCCCTACTGGGACTGGGTATCGACCTGGGCCGGATGCGGCGGCTCGGCCGTCTGCGCTGCCTGGGTCGCAGCGGTGAGTTGGGTCGTGACCGATTGCAGGCTGTCGTGGATCTCGTCTAGCTGGGCCTGGGTGACGGTGCCCGCTTGCATGGTGGTAATGAGGTTCGCGAGCGTTTCCAACTCGTTCGCAGCCGCCGCCTCGGCGTCCTTGAGCGCTGCGATGTCCGCCTGTATCTGCGCGATGTCAGCCATCATCTTCTCCAGTAGATCGGTGAGGGGCCAGAACTGCAGGTACCTGGCGCGGAGTTGCCGTAGGTAATCGAACACGTCGTCCATGCCTGGTAGCGCGCATCCTACGCCAGTGGGATCAGCGCATGCGTTCCGCGAGCCAGGCGTCACGCTTGGCGACACGGTCGCGCTGCTTCTTCTCGCTCTCGGAGCCGAGTTCGACCCCGAGCCCGCAGCGGCGGCACAGGCCGCGTGGCGCGTCGTGGCCGTGCTGTTCGCAGACGAGCGCTGCCGCCTGTGGCTCTGGCATCCCGTCGGAGCGCAGCGACAGGTAGTGGCCGAGCGCGAGGTACTCCTCTACGGCCGTCTCGTCGTAGCCGTGAAAGTCTTTGATCCGGCCGTGTAGCTCGGCGCGCAGATCGACGGGCTCCTGCGACTCAGGCGGTGGGGGGCTCGTCGTCACGGTCGAAGTACCCTGACAGGCGCGCGGGGCCAATCCGAATGTCGATCCCCCACCTGCCTACCTCCACGTAGCACCGTCTGGGTCCGAGGCGAAGCCAGCGCACGTCCTGCTCGTCGCCGCTGCGGTCGTAGCGGGTGTACCACGGTCGGCTGACGAGCGCCATTAGAACGGCTCGACGGGCTCGACCTTCAGTTTCTTGGTGATCTCCTCACGGGTACGAAGCGCTTCGGCCCAGTTACGCATCGGGACTGCGCGCCAGATGCCCTCGCGGCCCTTCGCGACCTCGGTGACAGCGTTGTGGCGGATCGTGGTAGTCGCGCCACCGGCTTCGACCCATGCGACCACGGTGTCGCCGTTGTCGTCTTTGAGTTCGCGCTGTTCCAGCACGACGTACTCGGTCGGCTGCTGGGTGCGGCCGTTCGTCTTGCCGTCTTCTTTGGCTGCCGCTTTGGTCGCCATCAGCTTGCCGCCGCGCGCTTGCGGGTGCGCTTTGGTTTGACCGGCTCTGGTTCCGGCTCGGGTTCGGGGTCACGGTTGCGGCGGTTCGCTTCTACCCAGTCGCTCATGCGCTCGATGTCCTTCCGGTGCCAGATCGGGGTTGCTTGTAGTCTCGCTGCTGTCGGTGGCATCACGCCTCGCTTGATCCAGCGACCGATGCGAGGTCGCTCGACGCCGAGGAGTTCCGCGACCTCTGCGGTGCCGACGACATCGAGTTGCCGGACCTGCTTCGGCTGCTTCGGCCTTGGGGGTATGTGCCCGTTTCTTTCTAGGATTTTGACGCTGCTCATACCCTCCAGCATAACACAAGATTGGCGCTTGGTGCGGTCAGCGTCCCATCCGGCGTCGGATGGCATCGAGGGTCGGGCAGATGTACCCGTTGTAGCGGTGGGTGCAGCCCTCGCCGAGCGCGGCGATCTCCGCCATCGTGGTGCGGGTCGTGATCGGGCACCGGCATCCCCGGTTGCGGTCTAGCTCATCGCGGATGATCGTCTGCAGCTTGGTGCGAGCCTCCTGCTCGCGGTGGCGCTCCGCGCCCTCCTGTAGCCGGTCGCGGTCGCGCTGCCGTTTGCGAGCGGCGCGCTCCTCCTCTAGCGGTGTCGTCATCACAGCCATCGGGTTCTCCTCGGTCGGGTGGTGCCCGACGGCGGGTGACCGCCGGGCACCTGGGGTTAGTTCGGGAAGCGCTGCAGCGGCATTTCGATCTCGCGGTCGGGAGCTTCGCGCAGCGCCTGGATGCACGCTCGATGGATCGAGCCGCGTCCGCTCAGCCGCAGCACCGATTCGGGTAGATGCCCGATTCGGTGTGTGCTGAGCGCCTCTGCAGCCGCGTAGCCGGTGAACAGCCGGTTGTCGATGCTCTCGTCCAGCCAGCCGCCCAGGCCGCGTGCCTTCATTGCTGCCGACACCTGCGCGGGTGTTTGGGTCGGCACGACGGCGCGGTCATGGGCGTCGAGTTCGTCCAGCTTCTCAACGTCGTAGACGCTGTGCGAGTCGAGGTCGCTCAGCCAGTCAGCCAGTTCTTTGTTGGTCATAGTCACCTCCCTTCTGTCCAGTAGCCGTACACGCAGCGGGTGCCGTCACGCGACGGGTCGTGCGTGTCATGGATCACGCCGTCGATCACGGCGGTGACGTGTTTGGACACCGAGACGATCAGTCGCCCGTCGGGCAGTTCGCCGTTTGCGAGGTGCACGGTGCAGCCTGAGCCGATCTGCATCGTCGGCGTCCAGTCCCAGCCGAGGCTGGCGAGATACCGGCGGAGGGTTGGGGACTTCACGCCTGTGCGCGCGTGCGAGCGTCTGCTCCCGCTGCGGGGTCGTTCGCGTTGCGCGACCTGGTTGAGCGCGTCGTAGATCTGCAGGTACGGGATGCCGGTGGCGATGGCTATCGCGCGGGTCACGCAGTCACCTGTCGTGCCTTTGAACCCGGCGGCGGCTCTGCCGCCGTCGTCGTGTACCCACTGCATCAGCGTTCGTCTTCTCTACGGGTCGCGAAGTGGAACCCGTGGCAGAAGCTGCACTCGTAGATGCACTTGCCAGAGACTCTGTAGCGCTCGGCATGTGTGATTGCAGCCTGGCGCGTTTTGAACCTGCGCTTCGGTTTACCGTCTGCGCGGAAGTGTTCACCAACTATCCTGGTCACTGCAGACTCCTCGGTCGATGTGGAGTGACCCGAAGGCCACTCACACATTATAGCATCCGAGGTGTAAGGTCAGTCGATCCGCGACTCACCGTAAGCGGTGATCCCACCCTCGCGCAGCACCTCGGCGACCGCGTAAGCGGCTGCCTCCCACCTGGTCAGTGACTGTGAGCCACGGTCACCGCAGATCTTCCACAGGCTCATGCGCACACCGCCCGCGTAACTGTCAGGTGAGCCGTAGCCCTCCTTGATCAGCCACCGTGCGAATCGTGAGCCGCCCGGCCGGACGCTCACCCAACCGAAGCCGCAGACACCCTCGCGCACTTCGTAGATGTTCTCGTTGGGATCGAACCCGCCGCCGTCGCCGCCCATCAGCGACCCCATCACGTCCTTCGGCGTACCGACGTACATCGTTGTCGGGATCGCTTCCCGGAATGCTTTCTCGCCAGCCTCAGCCGCACGTGCGAGCAGGGACTTCATCTCGGCCGTGCTCAGCTTGGTCGAGCCGCCCCCGCCGCTTGCCTTGTTCCGGCAAGTCGAGCAGATCGCGTACTCGCTCAGGGAGCCAGCGTCCTGACGCTCGATCCGACCGCGACTCCACGAGCCGCGCCGGTCGCCCTTGATCTCGGACACGTCCTTGCCGCAGATCGTGCGACTGGAGTCGGAGTCGGTCGCGTAGTGCCAGCGGGGCTGACGGTACGCGCCCGGATTGGTCTTCCGGATCGCTTCCATTCTTCAAACCTCCTCGGTCGGGGGAAGTCGGGGCTATCACCCCGCACCTACAGAGTAGCACATATCGTGTGCTGGGCGTGCTATGATGTTCGTGCGGGCATGAGCCCGTATGACCGAGGAGGAAGACTTGAGCATCGCACTGACCAGAGCGCAGGCCGTGGCGCTCACCAAGCTGATTGTCGATGACGTGATCGAGAGCGACAGCGGCGATCTGCTGCTGACCCCGCAAGGCAGCGGCAGCATCTACGCAGCGTTCCAGCGCGGGAGTTTCACGATCCTCACTGACGGCACCACCACCGAGGAGGACTTCGGCTGAGATGGCACGGTCCCGTGAGCAGGCGAAGCGTCAGATGGCGCGTAGCTGGCGGCGACTGGCTGCTTCGTCAGCCGCTCGCGTCGATGCGCTGCTGCACGCGATCACCATCGCGCAACTCTCGACGGACCTTGAGGTTGGGAGCTTGCGGAAGGTTCTGACCGCCGAAGTTGAAAGCCACCTGTATCACCAGGCTCGCGCCGACGGCGACGCCCACCCAGCGGCGCTGGAGAAGTCCCGACAGGGTCGCAAGCAGGTGGACGCGCTCGCTGGCTGGAACTAGGAGAGGGGGGCCAGCCTCAGCCGACCCCCCTCTTATTGCGTTTGCGCTCAGTGCGCGTGCAATAAGTTCCCGAGGTGACCGGCCCCCTGGACACCGGGTAAGTGAGGGGGCCGGTCTTTCTCCTCGGTGTAAGTCTGCCCTACTCGTCCTCGTCGGGAGCAGGTTCCGTCCCTGGGTCGGGCTCGACGGGGGTGGGCTCGGGCTCGGCGGGCTCCGTCGGGACTTCAGGCTCTTGGACGCTCACGTCATGCTCCTCGGTTGGGGTTGCCTCAGCCGGTCAACGCTAACTGATCGGAGGGGCTCTGTGCTGCTAGCTCCAGTTGGCCGTCCTCCGCGCAAGCAGACACCACCCAGACCCGGATCTCGGCGCGGGGCGGATCTCCGTAGCGCTTCTCCGCACGGACGGAGACGACCTGGCCGTCGTCGGCGTACAACACGCCTGTGAGCGCGTCGAGGATCGCACGCAGGTACTTGTCCACGTCGGGCCGGACGGCCGGATACGTGGGCGCGGAGGCTTTCAGCAGGTGCGCGTTGCGGCCTGTACCGAAGTGCCCGGAGTTGCGCGACTGGTAGAAGATCACCTCAACGCCAACCGGCTGGTTCGGGGCGATCCGGCCACCCGCCTTCTCGCGAGCTTCCAGCGCACAGCTTGCGACAGCGTGCTCCCACACGCGACCGCGCGCACCGGCAGCGTTGCGGGTGACGACCGCTGGGTTACCGTTCTCGCGTACGACAATCGAGCCGTCCTTGTGCTTAGCCACGAAACTCGAAGTCGAGCCCTTCGTCACCGGCTTACCGATCACCGTGAACTGGATCATGCTGTGAGTCTACGACCCGCCTCAGACGAGCTTTGTTGGGCTCGGGTTTCGGGTACGGCAGCGGCGTCAGCTTGAGCGCACGCCGGGCTCGGCGGGTGCGCGGCTTGACGTAGCGATACTTCGGGATGCCCTCGATCCGCGTCCACCCTCGCTCGGCGGCGACACGCGCCTCGCCCTGGTAGGGCCGCTCGCCGTCTCGGAGTCCCTGCTCGACCGCGATCCGCCACGGCCGCTTCTTGCCGACGCGCGTTTTGCCGTCAGAGTCCAGGTAGTGGTAGGCACTTTTGGTCCGGCCGGTGTAGAGCCACGACGCTGCCTGGTAAAGCCCACCGTGGTTGCGGTATTCGGTGTTGGCGTCGGTGTGGGGATAGGGGTCTGCGTAGGCGACAAGCATCTCGATCTGGGGCGGTAGCTGCGCAACCGTGCGCCTGAGGAACCACGTCCCAGTGTTCGGGTCCAGGCCGTCGATGGTGTAGAAACGGGTTAGCTCGGCGGTGTTGGCGCGGGTGCCGCCGTCCCACAGCGAGGCGGTGACGTTCTCACGGACGGGCGGGGCGAACACGGCAGCGCCGACGAGCAGGCTGGGAGCGAAGCTCAGTTGCCCGGTCGTGGTTGCCGCTGCGTACAGCCCGTAGTTGTGCCCGCCGGTCCAGACGGTTCCGAGGTAGTGCCCCTGTTCGAGCAGGCCGCGTGCCGTGGCGATGTCGATGGGGCGCACCTCGTAGTCGTCCATTCCGTTCAGGTCGATAGCTTCGCTTCGAGTTCGTTGGCTTTGGCGAGGAACTGTGGGATTTCCTCGGGGCGGCGTCCGTTGGTGCTGCGGAGTTTGATTATCAGTTCTCGTGTGTCCTGGTCGCCGCGCATGAGGTCGCACGATGCCAGGATCTCCTCGGCCCAGCTTTTCATTGAGAGGACTTCTTCGTACACCGTCACCAACTCGTCGGCCGGTACGTGCTTCCAGAAGATCATCCCGTCGGCGCACATACGCCTCAGCAGCCCGGCAAGTTCAACGACCCGGCGGCGAGCTTCGATCCAGCGGCTTTGTGACTTTGTGCCGAGTGCGTTTTCGATCCGGCGGTATTCGGCGATTCGGCCCGCTTCGCCCTCCAGCGGCCTGCCAAGCTGGTGGCGGTGTTTTGCGGTTTTCTCGCGTTTGTAGCGGGCAGCTTGCGGTGCGATCTGGCTGTCAGGGGTGATCTCGTAGATGCGAGCCAGGTGTTGCTGTTTGCGGGAGCGGATCAGCCCTTCGGCTTCTAGTTCGATCCGGGGTTTGGTGGGATAGTCGGCGCGGCTCCATTTCCACCGCCGCCCGTCGGCCAGCACACGGTCCTGTTGAAAGAACTTCGTCACCTGCGGCCCGGTTTCCTCCAGCACGGCGTACATCAGCCGTGCCTCGTATGAGACTTGGCCCAGGGCCTGCTCTTTGGTGGTCATCGTTTCCTTTCAGCCCAGGGGAACGGGCGGCCACGTGGCCGCCCGTTCCTCGGAGCTACTTGCTATTCGCCGTTGCCGTTGGCGTCGGCGGGGGCGCGGAACTTGAACGCTCCCTCTGCCTTGTCTTGGGCGGTCTTCATGGCCTTGCTGAGTTCCCGGTTTGCGGGGGCCTTCAGCGCCGGTACCTGCTTGGCCCACAGGCCGATCTTCTCGCCGGTCGCACCGGCGAGACGACCGATCTTGTCGAGTTCCGGCCGGACGGCATCCTGCCGGATGTACTTTTCTTCGGCAGTCAGATAGACCAGGGTCTTGGTCTTGACGAGCATCGTGCCGTCTTCCCGTTCAGCGATGGTGCGCTGGAGCGGGCCGCCGGGGTTCATGTCGAACGCTTTCCAGACCTTCGTGCGTGCAGCTTCCCACGCATCGCGTTCTGCCCCGTCGAGGGCGTCCCAGGCGTTTTCGTCGTCTGGGGTAGCCATGCCGTCGATAACGGCTCCGGTGACCTCGTCGCGGTCGGCGGAGCCGTCGTGCGTGTTCTTGTCCACCACGAGGTCATGCTGGTCAACCTGGTCAAGGACGCGGTCGCGGATCGCGTCGAGATCGAGATTCTCGACAATCCCCCCGTTCTTGTCCCTGCTGAGCTTGGTCAAGCCACGCTCACGGAACAGCCGACGGCTGTTGATCTCAATCAGCCCGCTACTGGAACTGTTGAGTTTGACGGAAGTCTCATACGACTCCGCCGCTGATTTTGCGTCCTCCTCGGTGAACGCATCGGTCGCTGTAGCAACCATTTTGGACTGCTCCTTCCTCCCGTGCCGAAATCCCGGTAGGGGATAGACGGTCGGGGGTCCGGGGTTTACGACGGGGAAGCTAGCGAGTCCGGTTCACGATGTCAAGGGGTCGGTCGTGAAGGGGTACCAGAGGTTATCGTAGGTCATCCTCGGGTATCTAATGTCACCTCAGTTAGCTACCATCCGAATCATGCCGAACGTCACCGAAACCGCTCTCGTAGGAGTCGCCGAAGCTGCCGAGATCCTTGGCGTGTCCCGTGCGCTCGTGGGCCGCTGGCACCGCACGGGGACGGTGGCACTCGCCGACGGACGGCGGGTGCTGTTCCCCAAGCCGGTCGCTCAGCTTCGGGCTACGCCCGTCTGGCGGCAGGCGGACATCGAGCGGCTGCGTGATGCGCGCAACGCCCCGGCCGACATCAGGCCGGTTTAGAGCCCGTTGCGGATCTCGCGGACCTTGGTCACCAGCGCTTCGGCGTCGGCCTGTTCGCCCTCCCGCCGCTGCTCCAGCACCTTCTCGTCGGCGAACTCCATGACGGCGTCGATCACGATCTGGGCCAGCACGTCGGGTGGTAGCGCCTCAAGCTGGGCGGTGTCACCCGAGCCGCCCGCCGCGATCTGCTCGGCCTGCCAGCGCAGTCGTTTGGTGCGCTCGCCGCGCATGCGCAGCGTGTCGGACGGGATGTGCAGCAGTTGCTCGATCACGTTGTGGTCGATGATCTGGTCGATGGTCAGCGCCAGCCGCACGGGCTGGAACAGCCCGAGCCACTCCGTTACCTGCTCTGTCGTCGGCTCCTCGCTCGCGCGTCTCGCTGCGCGCACTCGATCCTGCGCGGCGAACATCTGCGCGTCTTCGGCCAGCGACTGGTAGATGACCGTCCCGTTCGGGTCGTTGTCGCCGACGTGGAGCATCACCGTCGGCTTGTTCTCGGCACGCGAGGCGTCGGCGAGCGCTTTGACGACGGTCAGGCTGGTTTGCCCGCCGCCGGAATGCACTGTGCAGGGGAGGTCGCCGAGCGCGCGTTGAAGCTGGGGCTTTGTGCCTGCCGCTTCGGTCCAGACGATGATCCGGTAGGGCTGGCCCTCCGCTCTGTGGCGGCGGTGGTTTCCGGCGCGCTTTTCGGTGAGCGTCCAGAAGTCGCCTTGGCGGATCTCTACGTCCGTGCGCGGCACGGCCAGACCTTCTACGTCGGCGTCGGTGATGCTCTCGAAGGGGATCAACTCCGCACGTCTTGCGTTCGCGATGTGTCCCACCAGGCTGTCGTAGGCCGCGTCCGATTTGCCGATCACGCCTTTGCCAATCAGCCGGTAGAAGATCTGCCGAACAGTCAGCGGAAGGTAGTTCTCGTACTCGTCCAGGACTGCCTCGACGTGGGCGAGTAGCTGCAGCGTTTCAGGCTTGAATCGGTGATCGGGCTTGTAGCCGCGCACACTCATAGACTTCGTCTCCTCGGTCGGTTGTCCCCTCAGGGTAACACGAGACGTGTGCTATGCTCAGGCAAATTGACCGAGGAGGAGTGATGCCCACCGAGAAGATCGCGTGCGCTCGGTGCCATAGGGTGCTGGCGTTCGAAGTACAAGTCGAGGATCGGGAGTACGACGGCGACTCGCCAGAGGATGTGTTGGTGCGTCTTCCGGAGGGTGTGCTGTCCGCAGTCTGCATCGGTTGCACGACTACGCGCGAGGCGCATCAGCACCTGATGGAACTAGCCTCGCAGATGCTCACAATCAACGAGAGCTATATCGAGGAGATCGAGGGAGTTGGCACGGTCATGCCAGCGCTGCTCGATGATCCGCAGGTGAAGGCCGGTCTGGCGCAAGCACGACAGCGAGCACTGGAGGCCCGTGCCCAGCTTCAGGCACTGAGCGAACTTGAACACGAGATCGAGGGCGAGTGAGCAGCGACTACCTACAGCGCTATCCCAGCCCGTACGGCACGGGCATCGGCGACATCTGGAGCGCCGAGGAATCGGAGATAGGACGACGGATCAAGAACAAGCACGGCGGCGTCCTAATCCACGAGGTGTTCAAAAGCGACAACGGCAAACCCGAGGAGCGCATCTACTGGGTCGAGGAAAACAACCCGGACCCGGCGATGCAGAAGTTGATCGCGCGGGCTCGCGCAGGCACGCCGCTGTGGGTCGAAGCTCAGGCGAGGCGAAACTGATGAGTCGGCGTTATCCAGAGGGCGGAGTAGCAACCGCGACCTGCTCAACCGGTAAGCGGCGCTACCGGACGCAGGACAGCGCGGAGAACGTTTTGCGAAGCATGGCGCGCGGCAAGAAGTGGATCCGCCGTGCGGTGCACGGGCATCACGAACTTCGCGCGTACCGCTGCCCGCGTTGCGACGGCTGGCATCTCACCTCTCAGGTGAAGCGGTGATGGCCTACCTCGACCGGTTCATCCCCAAAGCCCGCGAGGTCATAGCTCGCAGCGACACGCGGATGGATCCCAGCGTCGTGGCGCACATGGATCAGACGATGGCTCGCAACGACGCGGTGGCCCGCGAGGTCGGGAAGCTGATCGGCACCGAACCGATGAAACAGCCGCAGCTTCGAGCGCAGGCGCTGATGATGGCAATCGGCGAAGCCGCCGAGCGTCTGCAACCCAAACCGTGCCCGCACTTCGATTACAGCGTCCCACCGTTCGAGCAGGACATTCACATCCACCTGTCGTTCGGAACAGCGGCGTGCCACGACTGCCTCGGGGAGTTCATCGAAGCTCACGTCGCCAAGCACGGGCTGACGCCGGTCAGCGGACCGGACGACCGCTGCGACCTGTGCGACGCGCCGTCCACCGACTTTCGGGAGATCGGCACGCAGTGGGGTGTCGCTCGCGTGTCGATGAACGTGTGCGACGAGTGCTACGACTGGCTGAATCCGACGGACTACATCCAACGCTTCCCCTCCCAATGACCATTCCGATGCAAGATTCCAGAGCAGGGGTGGCCTATGGCCCACTGGGGGTCACAGGAGCTTGCAGAACATTCCGCCGCTGAGTTCCGAGGCAGGTTTCGCAGGCCCGGT